GCCCATTCGTATGCAGGGCCGTCTTCCCGATGTAGTTGATCGTTAACCCACCATTCTTTTGTGCCATTTGTCCAAATAGTAGCAGGCCCGTCAGTTCGATGATGTTTTCCTTCAAACCACCACTCTTGTGTACCACTTGGCCGTATGACAGCTGGCCCATCGGTTCGATGCAGCTTGCCTTTGTGCCACCATTCTTTTGTACCGTCTGCAAACTCACGGCTACATTTAGGATGTACTGGCCGCTCTACGCTACCAATCTTACCTACTAGTTTTGGTCTACTTTTCATATAATTCCCTATATGTAACACAAGAATGTGTCTACAACAATATTATAGCACTTTTTTGCGGAGGCGTTTAGAATTATTTATTAACATAATGGTTAGCGGATCTGTTATTCGGTCACCGTTTACCCACCACTCTTGAGTTTTGTCTGGCCATGTAACCGCCGGGCCGTTGGTTCTATGTTTTTTGCCGTGTCGGTGCCATACTTCTTGTCCGTCGGTAGTTACAACAGCAGGTCCGTCTGTTCGATGCAGCTTGCCTTTCTGATACCAATACAACGTGCCTTCTCTTCCTATCAGTGCGGGTCCGCCTACTCGATGATATTTACCATGTTTATACCATGTTGTATCACCATTGCTATGTATAATCGCAGGACCATCAGTCCGATGATATTCGTTGTTAAGCAACCATTCTTTTTGCCCGTTTGGCCAAGTAATAGCAGGACCATCAACTCTATGGCGCTCACCATTAAAGTACCATTCTTTTGTGCCATCTGGCCTAACAATCGCAGGCCCATTAGATCGGTGACGCTTACCATTGTACCACCATGATTCGTATCCGTCCTCGCTTGTAACAGCAGGGCCGTTGGATCGATGTCGTTGGCCATCAACCCACCACTCCTGGTTACCATCTGTACGAATAACTGCAGGGCCGTCAGTTCGATGCTGCTTCCCGTTAACGAACCACCCTTGAACACCATTTAGTCCTATAAGTGCAGGGCCATCTAATCGATGCAGTTTGCCGTTGATATACCATCGTTGTTCGCTATTATGTATAACTGCAGGACCATCTAATCGGTGTAGTTGATCGTCAAACCACCATTCTTGAGCGCCATCTGCATACACAGTTGCAGGACCATCTGTTCGATGATGCTTCCCATCAACCCACCATTCTTGATCCCAGTCTGAGTGAATCACCGCAGGTCCATCTGTTCGATGCCGTTCGCCAGATGACGAGGTATATACGATTTGCCCAAAGCCAAGATCGAACGCTATATTCTCATCAACAATAACATCTCTGTCACCGGTTACTTTAACTTTATAAATACTCCCAGAAACGAGCTTATAAGCACTAGATACCTTCTGGCAAACATCACCGTTGGTATCGATAAAGTTTGCACCAATTGCTATTTGTTTAAATGATTTAATCATACCGTTTGTCCTATACGTGCCGTATTTCGCATATATCTTCTAACTGACTGCTTTAACGTTTCTATCTCTAACCATAACGTTTGATGAGGTACATCTAATGTAAAAGTTCGAGATATAGTTCTTCTTTTCTCCCCAATAGCACTATATGTCCAATTATGCGGACATACTGCTTTTAAAAAAGTTTCAACTGCTGGATCAGATCCAAAATAGTGTAGTCCTACTTTTACACTATTCTTAAGAGTATGAACATATGCCATGTGTAAGAACGGTAACTCTATAATTTTACTCCACAGCGTAATAGCTGTACCATTTTTTTCTTCTCGTTGTACGTACCAGTCTGGTGCATATATTTCATAAAACTCTTTGTAGAATTCAATTGATTGTTTGTTGTCCGATACTGTGTTATTATCTTCAAACAATGCAGGTACATATTCGCCAGAGTCTGTCCATTGACTTTTTACAATATGTACGTTCGCATAGCCGCATTTTTTCGGTCGCCGTTCGTATGTTTGCCGAGTTAATGCAAACTCATCTAAAAAATGTTTACCAGCCGAATCGCAAAGTAAAATTGCTCCAATTACATTAGTACCCGATACCTGCAATGCAGTGGCGTATCTAATAGTTTTTGCCGCATGAGTTTGGTCTGCCTTTCCAGTAATGTCTTGATGCTCGTATACTATTGCACAGTTCTTGGCAGTGTACCCAACTACATCAATCGATCCGTTGCTAATACTTACTCCGCTAACAGCTGAATGCACCTGCGGAAGACCAACTAAGTCATTGATTTTATTTAAACTACCAATGTCAGTTGCTAGACTTCGAGTAAATTTAGTTTCGTTGCCCCATTGTTCTTTAAGAGTTCGCATATAATATAATAGGTTAGATAACTAGCAGAAAAAATTTAATAATTGCTGAGTGATAATGTTATACGATCTCTGGTTCCTTGTATGTCATCAACATGCCAGTTAGTATATCGTATGGTTTATCATCGATCCAGTATTCAACTCTCCCGTCGGAACGCTCTACTGCAGGACCATCTGTTCGATGCAATTTACCTCTCCAGTACCACTCACGTGTACCATCGGGCCATGTGCGTGCAGGACCATCTGCTCGATGACGATCGTTGTTGTTTATCCATGCTTCGTATCCGTCGTGATGTATAACTGCAGGACCACCTGTTCGATGACGCGTACCGTTAACCCACCATTCTTGACCACGCACGGTAGTACGTGCAGGGCCGCCGTGTCGGTGATATTTACCATTAAAATACCAGTCTTCAGTGCCGTTGCAACTCACAAGAGCAGGACCATCTTCGCGATGCAGTATGTCGTTGTTGTACCAATGTTGTAATCCAGTTTTACCGCAGATAACTGCCGGACCATCAGTTCGGTGCCGTTTATTATTCTCGTACCACTCTTGAGTACCATCTGCACGTATAATAGCAGGGCCGTCGGTTCTATGACGATTTCCGTGTAAATACCAAGATTGACTACCGTCGTTATAAATAACCGCAGGACCATCAGTTCTGTGAAGCTTCTTAAAACGATCACGATATTGTTTCATGTAAACTCCTTAGTAGTCTAAAACATTGCGTTATAACTGTATTATAACACAACTTCTGCTGAAGTTACTTGACGGCGTAAAAGTAATATTGTTAATTCATCAATTATCTGAACTCCATCAACCCACCACTCTGTTGTGCCATCTGGCCATATGCGTGCGGGGCCGGCTGTGCGGTGTAGCTTTCCGTTGGCCCACCATGATTTATAGCCGCTTAATACGTCAACTGCAGGACCGTCGGTTCGATGACGAACGTTATTAACCCACCACTCGCATGAGTGATCTTCGTGTATAATCGCAGGACCGTCAGTTCGATGACGCTTACCGTGAAAATACCACTCTTGTGTACCATCTGAGTATATAACAGCAGGGCCATCAGTTCGATGTATATCACCTTCATAGAACCACTCTTGTGTACCACTCTCAGTTATCAATGCAGGGCCATCAGTTCGATGTTGCTTGCCGTTAATATACCATCGTTGACTACCATTTGAGTATATAACAGCAGGGCCGTCTTCTCGATGTAGTTTACCGTCAACATACCAATATCGATGACCGTCTGAGTTTATAACTGCTGGGCCGTCAGTTCGATGTAGTACACCATTAACCCGCCATTCTAATGTGCCATCTTCCCATTCGTATGCTGTACTATCTGTTTGATAACTGTGTCTGGATTCGATATTATGGGGTTTCATAAAACTTTCTTAATCTCCTGTTGGAGTAACATAACAGTCAACCGATCAAGTTGATAACCGTTAACCCACCACTCTTGTGTGCCATCTGTGAATTCAGCAGCTGGCCCATCTAGCCGATGTCTTACATCATTATAAAACCACAGTAAGTGGCCTTCTGCAGATGTAATCGCAGGACCGTCGGCTCGGTGCCGATTACCTTCGAACCACCACTCTTCGCGTCCATTGGCCCATATCCGTGCTGGGCCGTCAGCTCGGTGTAGTCTGTTGTTGTTATGCCACTCTTGCATACCATCTGCACGTATGATCGAAGGACCATCAGTTCGATGTCGTTTACCGTGTATGCGCCACTCTTGCGAGCCGTCTGCACGTATGATCGCAGGACCGTCAGTCCGATGTAGTTTGTTGTTAATAAACCACTCCTGAGTTCCGTTGGGCCATATCCGTGCAGGGCCATCTGTTCGATGTAGTTTGCCACGGATATGCCATTCTTCTCTGTTATCTATACGTATGAGTTTAGGACTATTTTTTTGATGCTGTTGTGATGAGTTGCGATCCTCATTTGAAAATTCTTCCATGATACACTATCCTAAATTAATATCAACATCAGCTTATTAAACAGTGCTTACTCTGATACTGTCTGTTGACGATTTCCATTGACCCACCACTCTTGGGTGCCATCTTCGTTGATAACTGCCGGACCATCAGTTCGATGACGATTGCCATTAATGTACCATTCTTGCGAGCCATCTGCGTATATAAGTGCAGGACCATCTGTTCGATGCTGCTTCCCATTGAGCCACCACTCTTGCGAGCCATCTGGGTATGTAATCGCAGGGCCGTCTGTTCGATGAGCTTGTCCATTGCAAAACCATCCTTGCATACCGTCTGCCCATTCGTATGCAGGACCGTCTGTTCGATGCCAGTTGCCATTAATGTACCATTCTTGCGAGCCATCTGTACGTATAACTGCAGGGCCATCAGTTCGATGTAGTTTGCCTTTGAACCACCACTCCTGGTTACCATCTGTACGAATAACTGCAGGGTCGGCAGTTCGATACCATTTGCCACTTTTATACCACTCTTGCGAGCCATCAGTTCTATGTAGTTTGCCATGAAAATACCATCCTTCGCTGTCAGGCCATACTTGTGCAGGACCATCTGTTCGATGGCGTTGTCCATTAAACCACCACTGTTGTGTGCCATCTGCAAGTATAACAGCAGGACCATCAGTTCTATGTAGTTTGCCATGAATGTGCCATTCTTCTCTGTCAGGCCATACTCGTGCCGGACCATCTGTTCGATGAAGTTTACTATCGAGATACCAGTCCACTCCTCCATTAGCATCTACACACGCAGGACCATCTGTTCGATGACGTCGGTTATTAACCCACCAATGTACTGACCCGTCAGCAAACTCGACTGCAGGACCATCTGTTCGATGCTGCTTACCGTTGAACCACCACTCTCGATGGCCGTCTGTGTTTATAACTGCAGGACCATCGGTTCGATGCAGATTGCCTGCAATTGTACGATATTCTGTATTGCCGTCTGTTGTTACAAAAGGCATATTTAACGCCTCTGTAATAATTACATCATCGGGAGTCTTAATGCTATCAGTAGTGCCAGTAGGCTGTCTACGTCGCGCAGTTAATTTCATACACACGACACCATCACTATCAACAAAGACTCCGTATTTAGAAACAGCATTAAATGTTAATATCATATCCGCCCCTTTACTGTAAAATATATTTCATAAATTTGTGGTGTTAGCTCAACAACTATGTATTGCTTACAAGTATTATAACACAACGTCTACTGAATTTGTTTGATGTTGTAAAAGCATTACGGTCAACTGATCAACTCGCTTGCCATTTAAGTACCACTCTTGTTCGCCATCTGCACGTATAACAGCAGGGCCGTCAGTTCGGTGAACTTTTCCGTTAAGCCACCACTCCTGACTACCATCTGTACGTGTAACTGCAGGACCGTCTGTTCGATGCAGTTTGTGATTTTGATACCATACTCTATCACCATCTGCATATATAACTGCAGGGCCGTCTGTTCTATGTCGAGTGTCGTTAATCCACCACTCTTGTGTACCATCGCTATCGATGTATGCAGGACCATCTGTTCGGCCCTTCTTGCCGTTTATATACCAAGCTCGTGTACCATCGTCGTATTCAACAGCAGGACCATCTGTGCGATGATATTTGCCTGCAATTGTACGGTATATTGTTTCGTTCAATCTGTCATTAAACGGTCTGTTTATGGCTTCTGTGATAATCATATCGTCGGGCGTTTTAATTAACCTTTGACCCCCAGTAGGTTGCCGATGTTGCATAGTTGCCTTCTTGCACACGACACCATCACTATCAATAAAGATTCCGTATCTAGAAACATTGCTAAATGTTAATACCATATTAGTCCTTGTTGTTATAACTAAGCAATAACCAAGTTAGCTTATCGTACAATTGACCATCAACCCAGTACTCTTCAGTGCCGTCTGCTCGGATAATTGCAGGACCGTCAGCTCGATGAAGCTGATCATCTTGCCACCACTCTTGGGTGCCATCTTCGTTAATAACTGCGGGGCCGTCATATCGATGACGCTCGCTATTAAAGTACCAATGTTGATCACCGTCTGCATATACAATTGCAGGACCATCTGTTCGATGGCGTGTGTTATTAACCCACCACTCTAGTCTACCATCTGGTTGTATAACAGCAGGGCCATCTATTCGGTGGCGTTTACCATCTTGAAACCATCGTTGACTACCATCTACCTGTATAACAGCAGGGCCATCTAGTCGATGTAGTTTTCCGTTAATCCACCACTCCTCATGACCGTCCGGGTGTGTAACTGCAGGAGCGTCTAGCCGGTGCTTAAGACCGTTAACGAACCAATGCTTAACACCATTAGCCCGCTCAATAGCAGGACCATCTAGCCGATGAAGCTCGCCGTTTAAGTGCCATTCGTTAGTGCCATTTGTGCATACAAGTGCAGGAGCATCAGTTCGATGTTGCAGACCATTAACCCACCACTCTTGTGTGCCATCGCTACGAATCATCGCAGGTCCGTCGGTTCGATGTAGATTGCTTTTAATTGTACCGTGGATAATTGTACCTAATACATCTGCGAACGGTACGCCGTCGGATTCTGTAACAATCATGTCTCTAGGAGTTGCAATGGTAGTAGCCGTACCGGAACGTATCCTAGTGCGTCTAGTTATCTGCATACACACAAAGCCGTCGCTATCAACAAAAATTCCATTGTTTACTACATCTTTAAATTTCAATGTCATATCCGGCTCTCTTCTGAAAATTATCTGTCACTTAACGCAATTTGTAAAGCAATGTCGATATGATCAGATACTCCGCCAAACCTAAGTAGCATAATAGTCAATTCGTCAACTTGCTTACCATTAAGCCACCACTCTTGCGAGCCATCTGGGCGCATAATAGCAGGTCCATCTGCTCGATGTAATTTGTTGTCAATCCACCACTCTTGTTGTCCATTGGACCATATCCGTGCAGGTCCATCTGTTCGATGAAATTTGCCATTGATGTACCATTCTTGTACTAATCCGGGTACTACAACTGCAGGACCATCTGTGCGATGACGCTTACCGTGAAAAAACCACGCGTGGCCACCGTCATCATGCGTAATTGCAGGACCATCTGTTCGATGAAATTGCCCGCGTGTATTTCGATATGTTTTCATGTGGCCCTTAACAGATGTTGTTGACTACACAGTTTAAGAAATCGCAACAACTGGTGTAACAGGTTCACCGTCAGTTTCATTGTCGTCCTCGACTACTCGGGGCATTCCGTGATATCTCGAAAATGCAACATTCACTTTGGCAACTTTGCGTATGCTAGGAGCTACCTCAGTAGCCCAATGATCGCCATAGTTGTATACAAAATGCACCTGTGCATCGCTTGGCATTAACATTAGTTCGGAAATTAAATCATCAACTGTCATATTAGCTCCTGGGTGATAAAAATTAACTTATGCTATATTATAGCACAAAAAAATTAAAGTGCAAATGAACATTGCGACTTTAATTTTTATAGTGATTGTTTTATTCTTCGAGTTGACGTTTTGCGATTTCAATTAAACTAGGATCGGCTTTGGTAAGAACTGCCAGTAGTTCCCGCTTTTCGGGTAGATACACTCGAGCAAAGTTTGCATCGATTATTTCTTTGTTTTTAGTATTCGATATAATGTCGCATACTTTGATAGTTTGTACTTCGGCAGGAGCACTTGCAAGTAAATCGCGAACATGAGCTTTACGGAAAGTACGACTGCCAAATTCAGGACTGGTTAAATCAGTTAACCATTCAACGTAATTAGCTACTGTCTCGCCAAACTCGCTACTAATAAATTCATCAGTTAAGCTAGTATCTTCAACTACATCATGAAGCCAAGCAGCAGCGATCATTTCATCGGTATGTGGCACTGTACTTACAAGGTTAGCAACTTCGGCAGGGTGATTCCAATACGGCTCGTTTGTAAACTTACGATACTGATCAGATGCTGTATGAGCTGTAATGGCACACATTCTAGCTCGTTCGACTAGCATACTAGGAACCTTGACTTCTGTGGGTTCTTTAACTGAGTCCACTGAAATAAATCTTGGCATGTTTCCGGGACTGTGTCCATCGAATACATAGTTGTCGAGGGTTAGCAGTAAATCTTTTAGATCTAATGCAGGCCATCGACCGATCATTGTGCGATCGTCTTCGGTTACTGAAAAGTACAACTTAGTAGTACCTTCATCAATTTGTGATTTAAAGATATGTTCTAAATCATCGATATTCATAATTGGGTCCTTGTGTTAGTAATAGTATTCACTTCTGCAATAATCAATCGCTTGATTCTGTATCGTCGATCGATAGCTCAGATAGCGTGTTGTTATCTGAGTTTTCCGACAGCAAAAACCATTTAGGTGTGCCATCAACAACTCTCATAATGTAGTTGTATTCTTCACGTTGCACATTTAATTTATAGTAATCGATATCGTCATATTGACGAATGTTTAACTTCTCCCCATTCCAGTGTGCATACGCTTGATCTTTAGTTTCGCCAATAGTTTCTCGCAAAGAAGATATATCACCTAAGTGCATCAACTCGAGAACTTTTTCCGGATTCATGTAATGGTTAGTAAGAGTTGTACCCGTGCCAGATATGTAATTGTCATAGTGGCAGTAAATTTGTTGAACAGTACCGTCGCCGAACTCAATTGCAATAGTGCCTCTAGTTGCCATATATACGCTCCTTTAAAAATTAACTTATGCTAGTATTATATACTAAAATTTTTTGTTTGTAAAATGGTAATTTAGAATGTTGATTTTGGAATAATGATGCCCGATTTAGTAACAATACCGTTAGTACTCGGCTGTTCTTTGATGTCGTATGTTAGACCCAATACTAACATCATGCGGTGCTTAACCATTAAGTTAGGACTACGAAACTTTCCAAGATCAGTAAATCCCATCATGACTCCTACTTCGGCTACTGCACCACTACGGCATATCCCGGCATGACAATGTATGACCGTGTTCATGTCATTGTCCAACGCGTGTTGTAATAATTCTACTAACTGCTCGGCTTGTTCATGACTACACTTTAGCGAGTCATTAACACTTGGATCATTGTATTCTGCATCTAAAAACTTAAACTGATGAATTTCTTTAAACTGATCTGCAGGTTTCGGGAAATCAATATCCGGGTCGACTATCTGAATCAGCATTGCATTGTTGCCAGCTTTTCTATATGAATTACCGTTAACAATGCTGATTAGTGATGTATTTTGAATAAATGGCATATGATGATTAATGTGAGGGTTTAAATAATGTTACTCGATGGTAACTGCAGGGTTACGCATAAGGAATAGATACAAGGCATCGACTTGTTTGCCTTCAAACCACCATTCTTGTTCACCGTTTTCCTCTATAACTGCAGGACCATCTAGTCTGTGCAAGACATCGTCCTCGTACCACCATTGAGATCCATCTGCTTCTATACGTGCAGGGCCATTTGTTCGGTGGCGTTTACCGTAACGATACCAATATTGCGATCCATCGTAGTCTATAAATGCAGGCCCGTCTGTTCGGTGCAGCTTTCCGTTAACCCACCACGCTCGTGTACCGTCCTCTTCAATAACTGCAGGTCCGCCCCGTCGATGTCGCTTACCATGAAGCCACCACTCTTGAATAGAATCCGAACGGTCGACAGCAGGGCCATCTTCGCGATGCAGATTTCCGTTAACCCACCATTCACAATAACCATCTGCATACATAAGTGCTGGGCCATCTGTTCGATGACGCTTGCCATTGATATACCACTCTTGCGCACCACGTAGTCCCACAACTGCAGGTCCATCTGTTCGATGAAGCACGCCATCAACATACCACTTCTTCAATCCGTTTTCGTGTTCTACTGCAGGACCATCTGTTCGATGAAGCGTATTATTGACAAACCACAGTTGAGTGTTAAGTTCGTCTATAACAGCAGGGCCACCAATGCGGTGTAATGTATTTGCTGTTGATGTCCACACTGACTTATTAGGACCATCTCTGAACTCTACATTTTCGAGTACAATAACTTGATCAGTAAGTTTTGCTTTAGTTTTGTGGATCGATCCCGACTGTATCTTAAACATTCTCGAAATCTTCTTATATTTAATGTTATCGTATTCAAATATAGTGCCAATTGGAATATTAGCAAATTCTGCATTCATACAAGTACCTCGTTAAATTGTTTGTTGTTTATTATAACACAACAAGTTGTGAATTGTTGATTAGTATAATAGTGAGTTGGTCTGTAATTAACTCGCCATTAAGCCACCACTCTGTTGTACCATCTGCTTCTATACGTGCAGGGCCATCGACTCTATGATACTTATCATTAACAAACCACGCTTGATAACCATTTGATTGTATAACTGCAGGGCCATCTGTTCGATGACGCTTACCGTTAAAATACCACTCCTGATCTCCATTAGGCCAAACCCGTGCAGGGCCATCAGATCGATGGCGTTGGCCATTAACATACCACTCTCGTTCACCATTTGCCCACTCACATGCAGGACCATCAGTTCGGTGGCGTTTACCATAACGCCACCATTCTCGTGAGCCATATTCATTTACAACTGCAGGCCCATCTGTTCGGTGGTGTTTGCCATAACGATACCATTGTTGATTTCCGTCACCTGACTCACATGCAGGACCATCTATTCTGTGATGTTTGCCGTTTCTGAACCACTCTGTTTTACCATTTGCCCACTCACATGCAGGACCACCGTCTCGATGGCGTTTACCATGTTGATACCAAAAGCGGTCGCCATTATTGTACTCAATAGCAGAGGCGTTATCTCTGTGACGTTTTCCATCGATGTACCAACCTACATAGTTATTAACGTAAACTTCGGCAGGCCCATCTGTTCGATGAAGCTTGCCGTGATGATACCACATCTCAACCCCGTTCGATCCTATAATCGCAGGACCATCTGTTCGATGTAGTGTTCCGTTTATATGCCACTCTTGCGAGCCATCTGCATGTATAATAGCAGGCCCATCTGTTCTGTGACTTTCGCCGTTAAGCCACCACTCTTGTTCGCCATCTGGATGCATAACGGCGGGACCGTCATCACGGTGTAGCTGTCCTTGACCGTTGTGCCAAGATACAGTCCGATCGACTATAAATTCTGCAGATAGTGTCGGCTAGACCAATGCGTCTAGCCTCGACTTGCATTTTTTAGAGCTACCACTTTTTTGTTTAAAATGCTTTGAGATCTTCTTAAAAACATCTCCGTTTTCAACAAAATATGTATTTTCTGAGATTAAGTCAAATGGTATCATATAATCAAATAATATTGTTGCGTTGTGCTATTATAACACAAGTTCTCTTGAGTTATTGATGAGCATTATTGTTAAGTTATCGGTAATCTCTTTACCATGCATGTAGTATTCTATTCGATCGGGCCTATTAACGGCAGGTCCATCGCTTCGGTGACGCTTTCCATGTAGGAACCAGTCTTTGCGATTACGTCGTATAACAGCGGGGCCGTCAGTTCTGTGATGTTTGCCGTTAAAAAACCACTCACAATTACCATTTGCATTTGTAATTGCAGGTCCGTCTAGTCGATGAAGCTTGCCATGCTGATGCCATTCTGTACTACCATTTTTAAATATAAGTGCAGGACCATCTGTGCGATGTAGCTGTCCGTTAACCCACCACTCTTGTTCGCCATCTGAGCGTGTAACAGCAGGGCCATCGGTTCGGTGTAGTTCATCATTGGTCCACCAACCGGTATATCCTGTTACGTGCTCGATAGCAGGGCCATCTAGTCTGTGGCGTTTGTCGTGTACATACCACTCTCGGGTCCCGGAAGCTAACTCAACAGCAGGACCGTCTAGTCTGTGACGTTCTCCATTAACATACCACTCTTGCGAGCCATCTGCACGTATAACCGCAGGGCCGTCTAGTCGGTGATTTTTGCCTTTCTGCATCCAGGCTATATACCCCTCGGCTGTTGTAACAGCAGGTCCATCGGTTCGGTGTACTTCTCCCGCATACCACCATTCTTGTGCGCCATTAGCATATATACGTGCTGGGGCATCTGTTCGATGTCGTTCACCGTTCTTATACCATGCCTGGCTTCCACATGACTCAATAAACGGTGTATCTTCTAATACTTCAACTTCTTGAGTAGTATCAGTTACAGTAAGATAGTGATGTGACCCATTAGGGAGCATCAAAAAAGATGAAACTTTTAAGTATACTTCTCCTCTGAGTCTAATCACACTCGGAGCTGCTATATATCGGAATTCAGTTTTCATAATGCATCAATGTGTATGTTGTTGTAATGCTATTATAACACAATATTAATTGGAATTATTATTATTTAAGGCTTTAGTTATTTAAATATGAGCTAACGCTCATATGCGTTTTCGTTCCCACTCAACGCATTTTTTCTTTAAAGACAATATTGTAGCTGCGAAGCAGTGAATTACACTCATCTAGATTGCAGAGTCACACTTAGCCCTAGCGGGCTAAGAAAAAATAAAACGCAGTTCTCATCTGAGTTGCTTTCTATCACATAGTAATAACGCATTACCGAGGCGGTCGTCCTGTACCTCTAGCGCAGTCTTATACGACGGCAGACTATCAACACTTACTATCATGTTAGTAGTCGCGGGTTGTTAACCCTCATTTAGCCTTTTTAAAATATATTCAAACAATGAAATCAGTTGTATGGGAAGGCATGTCTGATCTTCGTCCGGTTAAGGATAGTCATTGAGTACTCATTGTGTCGATGAGAATTCTGTCCCTGCGACCCATAGGTCCAGTTGTCTTAGGCACTCGAAATTAGCCAGTGCAAGCTGTAACACATATCATATCGATCATTTGCTGATGATATATCATTGTAACATACTGCTGATGCAATGTCATTAACTTTGATGTAATAGTCATACTTATTTTTCCTTTTCTTTCGATGACAGCAATAACCAAACAAAGTGATCAACTTGTTTGCCGTGCCACCACCATTCACATTGTCCGTTAGGATATTCGACTGCAGGGCCGTCGGCTCGGTGTCGAACTCCGTTGTGTTTCCACTCGTGGATTGTATAAGTAATGCCGTTGTAAGTGAACTGCATTATTAGTTACCGTACTTTAATATCATCAGTAGTCGATCATGTACAGAAAATCGATCGAGCCATTGATGATGAGGCAGCAGATGACCATCAATCCACCACTCTTTTGTGCCGTCTGTGTTCATAACGGCTGGACCATCTTCGCGATGCAGCTTTCCTTTAACCCACCATGATTGTTTACCAGATGCATGTATAACTGCGGGGCCGTCGTCTCGATGACGCTGCCCATTTACAAACCACTCTTGCCTACCATCTACCTGTATAACAGCAGGGCCATCAGTTCGATGTCGTCTATGATCAAACCACCATTCTTGTTTGCCATCTGGGTGTATAATAGCAGGACCGTCAATCCTATGAAGGTTGTTATGCTGCCACCACTCTTGTGTGCCGTCTATCTTTATATGTGCAGGGCCGTCAGTTCGATGTAGTTCGTCATTTTGATACCACTCTTCATGTCCTCCCCACCTAGTAATTGCAGGGCCGTCAGTTCGATGGCATACTCCGCACACGTACCATTCATGATTACCGTATGCGTCCATAACAGCAGGCCCGTCTTCGCGATGTAATACCCCTTCTAGATACCAGTTAAAAGTACCCTCGGGACGCTCGATTATTTGTATGTTTTCTTGATTAATACTCATATGTTTGCTATTTCTTAAGATCGTTAACAAGGATCCAATGCGTCAATTGATCAACTTCTTTATCGTTTAAAAACCAATAAGGCGTACCGTTAGCTGCTAGAATTGCCGGACCGTCAGTTCGGTGTAACTGTCCGTTGACCCACCATTGTTGTGCGCCATCTATCCAAACAAAAGCCGGGCCGTCTAGCCGATGACGCCCACCATTGGCCCACCACTCTTGCGAGCCATCAAGGTAGTCAATTGCTGGTCCGTCTAGTCGATGCAGCTCCCCCTCAACATACCACATCTGAGTGCCATTATTGAGTATAACAGCAGGCCCATCTGTTCTATGACATTTGCCGTTCACATGCCACTCTGTTATCATAGGTCGAATCATCGCAGGCCCGTCTAGACGGTGACGACCTCCATGTAGGAACCACTCCCGAGTGCCATCTGAGTGTATAAGTGCTGGACCATCTGTGCGATGTCGCTTGCCATTAACCCACCACTCTCGAGTTCCGTCTTCGTATTCGACAGCAGGTCCATCTATTCGATGTAGCTGTCCTTTTTTATTTCTGTGATGTCGAGGATCATTTAGGTTGATGCCTTCGGCATCTAACAGGTGCTCGATATTTTTACTCCAATTGTATGCCATATCAATTACTCATATGCGGGTTGTAAGTCATCATAACATAAATGTTAAAACTACCACAAATCGTGTCTATCTTCAAGTAAGTCTGAATACTTCAATATTAACAATGTTCGATCACTGCCTTTTAATCTTTTATTCTTTAAAAAATCTTGTACAGACGTATAAGGATGTCCCCATCCCCACCACTCTTGTCTACCATCTGCACGTATAACAGCAGGACCATCAATTCGGTGACGGTAATCATTAACCCACCACTCTTGTTGGCCATCTGGGTATATAATAGTAGGACCATCAGTGCGATGTAGCTTGTCATTTTGATACCATTTTTCAACACCATACCTTGTTATAACAGCAGGGCCATCAGTGCGATGTAGCTTGTTATGTTGAAACCATGAGTTCTGACCATCTAGATTTTCTATAGCAGGGCCGTCGATTCGATGACGCTTTCCGTTTACCCACCACTCTCGGCCATGTGACGCATATTCACATGACGGACCATCGTCTCGGTGTTGTTTGCCGTGTTTAAACCAACTCGTGTATTGATCCTTCACATAAATTGCAGGGCCGTCTTCGCGATGCACTTTACCTCTGCAAAACCATTTCTCCATAAACACTTCGGTACACTTCGAAGATGTGTACATTGTATAAGCAGGACCATCTGCACGATGTACTGTTCCGTGATAATACCATTTAACCGACGAATGATTGTGATCAATCACAGCAGGACCGTCATCACGATGTAACCTACCGTACAAAGTATATTTTGTTACGCCTTTTCGCGTAGACACTTCTGTTAATGGGTTCATATATTCCTCTTATTCAGTAGTAGTCGATTGAGTTTGTGTGTCAACGTAATTGCCTTTGCCTGCAATTACATGACGAACCCCTCCGCGCGGGGAAGGTGTGTCGCCTGCAGTTCTAGGAATTAAGTGAATATGCGGATACATAACTGACTGGCCTGCATGAACTCCGTGATTAATTCCAACATTAAAATCAGTGTAATGAGCAGTTCCGTAGTTGTACGCTTCGATAAAACACGAGTGAATGCACTCCGCCGAGTTGTAGGTTGGGACAAACAGCAAGTGCCCTTCAGTTACCGGAAACCCATCTTTAAAAACTACATAGTTGGGCGATTCAGTTACAATGTTTGACTTGCTCCACGGTGCAACACTAGAGTTGAGTGCATTTTCTAAATCGGTCATAATATACTTTTGTTGTTGTTAAAAGTATATTATAACACAACTTTTATTGATTGTCGACTGATTGTTGCAAAGTTAGCAATGTTTCAACTAGGTTTTTAAACTGCTTCATGTGCTCCAATTGAATCGAATGTAGATATACATATAGTTTATCATTATCGGACCAGTCGCGAAGTTGTTCTACTAGAGTAGGATCTACATCACTTTCTAAATTGTACACAAATTGACTCACGTTCATATTTTTTCCTTTACATTAAAAATTAGTTTTTACCCACTACACTGAGTTAACATCAAAATCAAAGTGAATAAAATTAATCCACCTCGTACTAATAGTGGCCAAATTGTTTTTCGCATATACTCGCGATCAGCAGCATCGATTTCCTCTATCGTATTGTATTTTGACGGAAAGTCATTTACATACGGCTTCTTTGCCACCTTCTTCGTTGCCTTCTTATGGGGCCTATCGGCAACGTATGTTAGTCCGTCACCTAGATTAAACGTAGTTCGAGTTCGATCTTTACCAACATTCACAGTTACGTCGTCGCCAACTTTAAATGATGTCGATGCTTTAATACCTTTCGATGACACAGAATAATTAATCCATGCATCTTTACCACTTGTCTTGCCTCTATATCTAAATCCCATAATTGCTCCTTATTTCATTTAATCGTTTTGATACAAATTCCACCGATTATCGTCAAGGACTTTTGCGAATTCAGATCCCAACGGTTCACTATTATTTATTAACCGTGTTGCTGAATTTTTAGCATTGTCACTAGCAAAGTCCACCTTGACAATAATTAGCGGATCATCGTCTGTACACGGAAATTGATCGATGTATTGTTGCGCCAACAGCTCAGTAGCAAATGCTCCGTGAATAGACTCAGTGCCCGTGTAGTAATTTCGCAACACCAAATAAATGTTTTTCATATATGCCTTTATAGTTGCCGTATCAAATCCACTGACCAAGCCATCCAAATCGTCGATTTTTAGTATCACGTTCACACGCAATATGATCGCCGTATTTTTTAAGCCATTGCTCATGTGCCCACGAACCTTTAAATTGTTCGTAACTAACAGCCGCAACACAATTGCCTTCTAACAATTGTTTGTAATACAGTAGCCTTGCGGTATCTCGCATCTTGTGGCTTTTGCCAATTTGTTCTTGAACATCGGTTACAAAGTCTTTAACTGCTCCCATGACTAGCTCCTTTATTTTGCTACTGTTTCAACAATTGGTTCGAGTTTACGTTGCAATTCCTCAGCATCAACAATGCCTTGTGCATCACTTCTGCTGATGCCGTCGGCCATTAGTTCTTGCACTCGAAGCTCGTACAAGTATTCAGTTTGTGTAATTTGCCAAATATGTTTGAAATTGTTTTTCATGATTGCCTTTGTGTGTGTTGCTAATTAAGTTATCGATTCCTGGGCTCAAATAATACACCATCTGGGCCGCAAACGCCAACTCCGTCGGCTATTTGACGTCCAAGTAACTTATCAAACCAGTTAAGAGTGGGCTTCTTCATTCTAGCTATCTCTACTGGTTTAGCCATAGGCTCGTAGAGTGTGATTAAGCTTTCTGCAGGGAACAGTTTTTGGTTATAACATAAAAACTCAGTAACAGTTGAGCTACCAAGTTTACCGAAGTCGGTATCGTGATAGTGTGTTGTATTTCTTCGCACTCGCGAATGCTTACAATCAATACATTTATTCATATTCAAACCTTATAACTAATGAGTGCTTACCAATTTGTTGTAACGGACTTTGTGTTGTCTCTTTAGTATATTATAGCACAACTTTAAAAGGACGTTTTAGAAACTTTTGAATTTGTTTTTTTGCTGTATTGTTACGCTATAATTGCTCATATTTAAAACGTATTAAAACAGCTTTAAACGAGAGTATTCATACAGTGTGCATATATGTATGCACAACAAAAAAACACGCTTAAACGCTGACCGTTCGAACATAAAGAACGAATCTGCAATGTTTGCGACGAAGTCCCGCAACGAGTTACCATTGCGGGATATCACAGGGATAATATAGAATATTACCCCAAGTCAATTAACAGAGGTGATTTCGACCATCTTCGACTAAACAGCTTACGCCAACGCCCTGCGGAATCATCTTAGTCAATTGATGTTTAACTTCTTCAGCCGAAGTCCCTTGCACCATGAATTCATTTGTTTCTTTATTGTACACATACTTAACTCCATTTACTTCTTCAACTCGAATATGCACAATTTGTTGCTCAGGCGTATCAGTCGGACTAGGTGTCGCATACCCCATCACAACATTGTATTGTGAATCGGTTAGCTTCATTTCATCGAACAGTTCCATTGTAGCATCGATGTATTTTTGCTCTAACCACCATCGAGTAATAAAATGCCCTGCAACTGTGCCAGTAGCTGCACCAATTAAACCATAAGTAATTTCATTAATCATAAATTCCAATCATAAGGTAAAGCACGTACAGCCACTCTGTACGTGCTAGTTAAACAACTTGACTATTAAAATGGAATGTCATCAAAGTCAACAGCATCTAACGATTTGTCTTCTACTACAAGCACATCGCTAATGTCAAACGCTGTAGGCTCATCGATCACTTCAGCTTCATCGATCACTTCAGCTTCATCGATCACTTCAGCTTCGTCAATTGCATCGACTACATCAACTTCGTCGTACGATGCAACAGCATCAAGTACAGCTTCGGCATCAGCATCGCTAATCAACGGACGGAACACATTTGCAAGGTCAACTGCTGGGGTATCAACAGTAGCTGTCGTTGTCGCGACTGCTGTCGTTGCTACTGCTTTAGTTACCTTAGTAGCTTTAACTGCCTTAGGTGCCTTAGGTGCAGGGTGTGTTGCTTCGTACAACTCATCACGAGCCATTACGATTGCCGGATTGTTTGCACCGTAGTCGATATCAATTAAGAACTCTGCAATTTCAGCTTTATTCATTGCACTTGGCAAGTCAATAAAGTCGATATCAGTGTGACCATTCTTAATCAGTACCTTAACACGTGTTGCATCATTTGCAAAACGGATCTTTGTCTCGCCTTTAAGTGTTGAAACACCAGCAAGTGTAAAAGTTTTCTCTGTAGACATAGTTGACCTCTTTCTGTGTGTGTGAAAAATTAAAAAATATAACAATTTTTTTGTTATGTAAACAATTATACACTAAACAAAAAAACTTGCAAATGATTATTTAGATTGCGTAAACAATAAAACAATTGTTTGCTTGTTATGTAATAATTATAAAACAAAAAACAAACAATTGCAAATGATTATTTAGAACTCAAATTTTGACTTGGCTAATACAAAGGTAGTAAACGCCGCACCATCATTAAAGTATAATGCTCTGTTACCCGAATCCCATGCCCACTGTGCGTCTGCATCAACTCGGAATGACGCATTGCTCATCCCAAAACGCTCAGTACACCACAATCTCACAATGTCGTAAGTACACCACTTTACACCAGGTAGTCGTTGTCCGTCGCCTGTGATTTGTGCCTTGTACCTAAACTTGTTAGTAGTTAGTCGTTTCGGAGTCGTTTCAATAGTTGTTATTACAATATTAGTTGGCATATTTTATATCCGATGAAATTACAAATGGGTTAAGGTGCATAGCATTACTATGCACCGAGTGTATACTCAATTATGCTAATCTTTTACATCAACATACGTGTCGTAATTGAATTCAAGCACTTCAACTTCAAGGAACGACATTTCAAATTCACTAGCTGTCGATTGCAATGCAACTTCGTAGTCAACACCTAGTGCTACTAGCTGTTTCATTTGATCAACAGCTTTGCTCATGCGTGTTTGTTTCATTTGAGATCCTTTGTGTTATGAATGTCATCAAGTTGCACATCAATGCTAAGTTTAAGTCGATCAGCTGCCGACAAGCAAGTTGCTGAAATTGCTCTCAACACTGCTAGTTGATCAGTAGGACTGCTCGTCTCTAACTGCCTTACTGCTACACTGAGCATTTTAATAATAACCGTATTATCATATTTCATAATGCACCTTTACGTTGTTTAAGTAACTATTATAGCACAGTTTTAACTGACTGCAGACAATTTATTTTGATGCGTTGACTGAGTTCAAATGTGCTAGTACCCGTTCCTCTGATCCCCAAACGTGCATCGGCATACGATTGTACATGAATTTCACAATGCTACCAAGTGCGGCAACATTTTGCATATCGCCACGACCAAATGCGTCAACTAAGTTGTTAGACAATACCGCAGACACAAAGCCGCCGGGTTTGTGTCCTAACTCAACATAGTCAACCAATGTTTGACGAGTGTGTTCTGGAATGTCTTGATAGCTTTCAAAATTTAAACTCATAGTGTCTCCTAGTAAATTAAATACGCAAATTATTCTTGTTCGGTATCATCAACGATACCTAACTTAGCAAACGCCCACTCAATAATTTTGGGGATAACAATCGTTGAGATAGTCCACACTCCAGTTAATACCATTGCTAAGAGGGTAAAAAAGTTGAAGAACGACAGCATTCCTAAAAATACCGCGATTGCGACCACATAAGCAAAAATCAATTTAGTTTCATAAGTCAAATATTTCATTGAGCTCCTTTAAGTTGTTTATTATACAGTCCATAAAATGTTGCTGTATATGCTATTGTAACACAGTTTTTATTGATTGTCACTGGAATATTTTGCAAGCATTACGGTCAACTCGTCCACTGCTACACCGTTAAGCCACCACTCTTGAGTGCCATCGGCTTTTATCGTAGCAGGACCATCTAGTCGATGACGCTCATCGTTAAAATACCAAGCCCGATATCCGTTTATGCCTTCATACGCAGGTCCGTCAACTCTGTGGCGTTTATCGTGTTGGCACCATACTCTATCACCGTTTGGATGTATAATCGCGGGTCCGTCTGTTCGATGAGTTTGCCCATTGTAATACCATCTTTGTTTGCCGTTAGGGTCTATGCATGCGGGACCATCTGTTCGATGCAGTTCACCAAGGCTATACCATCTTACTTCGCCGGATTGTAATATTACCGCAGGACCATCATTGCGATGGAGGGTTTCACCAATATACCATCCCCATCCGGGCTCTCCGTCTACTTGCACAGCTACAGGTAGATTTTTATTTTGGGCAGTTGGCTGATACGAATAGGGTAGTTCTCGATGTGAAGTCGATGTTAGTAATAATACATAAACTAACCAAACTACCATCGCTACCACTAAGAAAGATATAACTATATCCATATCCATAATCCATTGTCGTTCAAAATAAAAAAGGAGAGTAGAATATAAACTCTACTCCCCAAGTCCGTTTTCACGGACGGAGCAACACTACTTAACCAGTTGTTTTCGATCCATGTTCTATGCCATTCTCAATAAAGATCAGCAAGTCATCTTTTTCTTCGTCTTCGCATTCGCGTTGCGAAACTGTAATTTCAAAGAAGTCATTTAGTTCATCAGGTAACATTTCAGTTGCACCATCGGAGTCACCCCAATCTGAGTACTCGTCATGCGAGTCATTAGTGTAAATACCCGCAAACTGCATTCCGGGTTCGTAATAGTATGCCACGATACCGAACCCTTGATTCTGTAAAGCGTCAAGTGCCGCAATCGGCGGACCCCATGCAGTCTCGCACATCACAGTAACTGTGCCATTGTCATTAACTGACACCATCGGATCACTTAAGTCCCACTTAGTGCCCCATTCGTTTGTGCAAAAATCATACCAATTACTGTAGCCGCAACTTGCAAGGCACTCCTCTTCCGAAGCTACTTCGTTTTGCAGTATCTCGGGAACCGGAATAAACTCTTTAAGTATCCCAGTATTAGCTTCAGCTGCTTTAACAACTCGAGCTAACATTTCGGGGTCGTTGTGTTCAAGCGTAATGTTTACACTGCACCAATTTGGCATAATAAAGTCCTTTAAGTAGTTGTTTGCTAAGTGTTTATTATAGCATAATTTTAAAATTATGCTAATGAGTTTTTATTGTTACTGATTTACTTTTTGAATAGATCTAACAACTGATTGTTAATAATAGCCATTTCTTCTGGATACACGTAAAAATCACAAGTAGGATCATAATGTAACCCTGCCACAGGATCATAATATAATACTCGGCCGCCTGCATAATAAAAAGGACCTTCTAATCCTTTTCTGGGTTGCCACCTGGAATCACGTTCGCCTAAAACTATATAAGCCATGCTAACTTTCCTTGATATTAACAATCTACTAGCCGTGTGCACCATCGGTACAGTATGGCTAGCAGCGGGGTCTACTACCGATTAGTAGCGTCGGACTGCATTTGTGCATACAATAACCATCCTGACAGTTGATCCGGTACTCGTATACCCTCGATAAACCATTCTTGGTGCCCGTTTGCCCAAGTAACAGCAGGTCCATCGACTCTATGACGTTTACCGTTAAACCACCACTCCTCGTAGCCATCTGGATGTGATACTGCAGGTCCATTTGTTCGATGTAGCTTGCCGGCAACATACCATGCGCAAGTCCCGTCATTAAAAACAAAAGGATTATCAGGATCAGGATCATACGCAGATGAGTTATCGCAATACCGTATTTGAATTGCCATAAATTATTTTACATCAACGATGTTATCAACTTTAATATTAAACACAATGCTACCATTGCTTTCTTTGCTAAACTCGCTTTTCAAACACGCAATTCGTGCATCTTCATCACTAATAACAACACCGTTTTGTTTGTAAATTGGTGCGCGATAAAAGTTGTTATCGACTGAAGTACAACGAATGTAATACTGATCGTTGTGTTCGATTACATAAGGAAAGTGCAACCATGTACCCCATGGCAGGCCACTATTTTCTGCAGGTAAATCGCCGTTTGCTCGACCTTCTTTCACAACACCGATGTTATCGTAATTAACACCGATTCGACATTGAAATTCGCTTTCTTTGAACACAGGGTCGTGTCCTTTGCGCACCTTCATAGGTCGGATTGTTTTGATAGTAGCAATTTGACCTTTGCGATTTAACAGTTTAGTCAATTGTTCAGTACGGGTGTCAATATCAATTAAAAGTGCGGCTGACATAGTGTGTCCTCTGTGTGTTGTTGCTAAAACATTATTATAACACAACTTTTTACGGTTGTGTTTGAATTATTACATAGTTTTATTGGAACAATGTTTCCTGTAAAATCTAACGTAATCCACTGTGGTGAACTCGTTATCTTTAAATTCGTTTCGGCTTATAGTAATAAGCTCTTTGGCTGTATTTTCAACTGAGGATAACGGCGCGTGTGGGGCAAGTTCGATTAGTTCAGTGAGTAGTTTATCGATCCAGTTAACATTCGCCGAGTCTTCGTTTCCTATCATATAACTAGCAACTGTGCATCGAGAAGCAGTGATGACGTTGGCAGTTTCTGTGGCAGTTGCCGAATAAGCACTCGATAATGCTATACCGAGAAGTGTTGTAACAATTAGTTTTTTCATACAGTCCTTTATGTTGTTGCTGTTAAAACATAATTATAACACAACTTTTTACGGTTGTCATTGAATTAAATTAGGATGCGTCGTCAGTCGAATCAGCATCAACTACTTCGTCAGCTATTGCATTGTAAGCATACTCAGCACCAATTATAAATCCAACCCATCCTATTACACCAATTGCAATAATGTGGATAACTATCTGCATTCCTAAACTCATAATATTTCCTGCTAAGTCGATAAACTTACAATGCTGTTCGTGCAACTAGGGCCGAAGCCCTAGTTGGTTTTACGCTCTTGGAATCCTGTAAATTACCCCTTGCGGGCTAATACACTTTTTAACTCCGTCACCTGCATATTGTTGTTCCAGCAACCGCAAGTTTCTCAAATCTTTAATCGACGGGTGGTCGACTTTGATTGCAATAAACTTTTTACGATAGTTGATGTATACATCATTTGCATATACCATTTCGAGACCAATCTTCATACGTTCGGCCTGCAACTTCTGCGTATCGGAATACGAAAAGCTTTCGTATGAACTACGCTTCGACGCATCTGCCGAAGCAGCCCATTTAGTCGACGATGCAACATATTCAGTTTCGGTTTCTTTCATACAATTCCTTTAGTGGTTAAGGGTGGCACAGTTTGTTGCTGTATATACATTATAGCATAAAATTTAAACTGTGCTGTGAATTGTTTGCCTACAGATAACAATAGTGGAAGGATAGTTGTCGTGATTAATTAGCGATTGCTTAACATATTGTTTATCACAATCGACAGTGAAGAATACTGCATCAATCCAGCGTAACTGCTTATCGGTGCGGGGAACGTATACGTCCCATCGGATAAATCGTTCAGACGGTTCTTTCATATGACTCTCCTATTTAATATTTAATATTAAATGCAGTGTTTCGCTGTTCAGATACCATTCGATATGCAACACGAACTTCTTGTTCGAGATCGTCGTAAGATGCCTCGATTAGTGCTAACGCTTCGTCAAAAGCATCAACGCCTTGTTCGTCGCCGTATGTTTGAACAATAACGATTGCTTCGTTCATTGACATATAAAGAGGTGTACCCATATATTCTCCAAGTGTTTGAATAACTGTAAGTGTATATTATAACACACTTACAGTTGGTTAGTTACGAACTTATGCGGCAGATAACATCGAGGCTGGCACTCTGTAAGATCCCAACGGAGTTCTCACTACAATGTTCTTACGTCCTACAGTAAGCACAGTGCCGATGTGTATTTGTCGATCACGCGATGATGTAAACTTAACTTTGTCTCCTTGTCTAAAAGATTGAACATTAGCCTGGCTAATTAAGCTTCGAGAAAATCTAAGAGCTTCAACTAGCAATGTGATTTCTTCATCAGTAAGGTTAGTGCGTAAAATGCTAGTGCGGATTGCTTCAGCTTCGTTAGAGATCATAGTATAGTACCTTAAGTTTGTTTAACAAGTTTTTATTATAACACAATTTTATGCGAATGTTTGTGATTTTTTTAACAGCAATATGGTTAATTGATCAGTAATATGTTGTCCATTAACCCACCACTGTTGTTCCCCATCGGAGCGTATAATAGCAGGGCCATCAGTTCGATGCCGCTTACCGTGAAAATACCAATGATATGTCCCACTTGTTGTTGACAGAGCAGGGCCATCAGTTCGATGAAATTTGCCATTAAAATACCAGTATTCAGTACCGTCGGTATCTGTAACAGCAGGCCCATCAGTTCGATGGCATACTCCATCACAATGCCACGCCTGGTAACCATCTGCATATACAACAGAAGGACCATCTTCTCGGTGCTTTTTACCATTCACATACCAATGTTTAGTGCCATTCATATATTCAATAGCAGGCCCATCTAGTCGGTGAAAGTTATTATTACTTTTGTACGTTATCGTACCATCTGTGCGAATATATTTACGTGTTGCCATAGTAATCTCGAGTAAACATACCGAGCAAAATGCTAAGTATGCTTTTATTATAGCACAATTTTATACGACTGTTTGTGATTTTTTAAAAGCAAAATAGTTAATTGATCAGTAATGTGTTTCCCATCGATCCACCATTGAGTACTGCCGTCTTCCCAGGTAACAGCTGGGCCATCTAGTCGATGTAGCTGTCCATTAACAAACCATTCTTCATGACCACCCAGTGTCGTAATTGCAGGGCCGCCTATTCGATGTACTTTGCCGTCGATGTACCATCGTGTACCTCCAGTTGCCCACTCGCATGCAGGACCGTCTAGCCTATGACGCACTCCTTCAACAAACCACTCTCGCGTACCATCATCAGATATAACAGCAGGGCCATTAGTTCGATGCGGTTTTCCGTGTTTATACCAGTATTCGCCTCCTTTGGGAGTCATAATAGCAGGTCCATCTAACCGATGTAATCGCTTATTAAGATACCAATTACCGTGTTTATCTTGATGCAGTCCGCTAGTATTAGGATGATCTTCAGTCATAAAGTGTTCGCTAAAGAATACGGATGAATAAGTCAATCCTAGCTACCATTACAACTATTTGATATGGAACTGGATTAACAAGGGGATGAACAAGAGGGGAGTCAGCAGTCACGGTACACTTCAACAACTTCGGGGACGGGTTAGATTTGCCGTGTTGCCAGTTGTATTGGCAGTTGGCTAATTCATCATACTCGCCACCTTGCATAGTTGTTAGGTAATCGACAAAATCCGTAAACGGTAAACCAGCACTACGACACTTCATGAGCGTGCTTACCACTTTACGATTAAATCGTTGTGTATGAGCAAGCTGATGCTTAATCTCGTATGTTGCCGCAGCCTGTACAGAAGGAAGTGACGTGTTGTACTCTCGAGCTAGGGCAGTACAGCTCTTGATAACAACACGCATCGAAGTTAACGCTGAATTATATTGGACATTATCATTCCATAGTGTATCAACCATGGAATTCATAAAGTCTTTATACGTTATAGCTCTGGGTGTATTCATCTATTTACGCATGCCAAATCGGTCTTTAATAGCATTGGCTCTACGATTAAATTCCTCTAAAGCCAAATCACTAGTGTTACACTCTTCAGTCCACAGTTGCTTAATGCACTCACTAACAATAGATTCAGCAAACGCTTGTAACTCGTCCTTTTCAAAGAGAGCAGTGTTCATCCAAGCCTCATTACCGCCTTCAGCTGATGGATATCCTTGTGGCCACCAAACACCGGCTTTTTCAGCTAACTCGTTAAATTCTTTGCTAATTTCCATTTTGATTCCTTTGATTAACTGCTGTATGCATCAACGACAAGCTAACGAGTTGCCAATTCGCTAGCTTGTCTATTATTTAATTTTTTGATTGTTTGTAGCCATCAACTACTGCTTTAAACAGTGAGTCTTTAACTTGTAACTCAATCGGTAGTTGATCAAACGGTACCATACAATTGTGTGTCTTTAACTCAACATTCTTTTCAGGCCCGTATGTCCAGCCTTCGCTAATTTTAACTTTCATCCAGTTTTCGTGTGATTGTTCAGGCGTTAACTCATCTTTTAAGTGTGCTCGAACACCTGCAATAGCACTGTTTCGTTGCCATTCTGGGGCATCGGCCCACACAGGCTGCGAGTTATCGCCCAATGACAAACAATAAGCACGATTAACTGAATGGGCAATACCTGCAATCATTGAAACAACTGAATTTGTATAAATTACGGTCATACTATGGTCTTTCTATAAAATTTAACTGACTAAATTATCGAATCGGAGTAAAAGTGTAAGTTGATACCTTACAACTGTCAGTATCATACTTGCTAAATGTATAAATGATACCTTTTGTCCAGTATTTCCAACTTTCTGAGTAATACTTACTCGAGTTGTACTTGCTTACTTCTTCGGGAGCACCGTATTTTGCACGAGCATCGTCCATTAATGTATCGCATCCGTCATCACTGCCCCCACATGCTGATAATGCCATTGCGATAGCTAATGTACTTAATATGAGTTTCATAGGATAGTTCCTTAATGTTGTTGTTTAAAATGTAATTATAACACAACTTTTTACGGTTGTGTTTGAATTATAATTTACCAGCTGGCTTGGTAGTAAAAATCCCACTCTCTATACTCTTCACTTAACAGTGGCTCGATTTGTGTAATTGTCGAGTCTAAGTCGCCGATGTATGCCTCGCCGTAGTCTGTGCTACCAAAGAAGAACCCATTTGTAGTTGGTAGCAAGTCTGGTGCTCGTTCGGGGAATGCAATAACCTCCATACAAATGCGAACTAACTCTTGAAGTTGATCGTATGATAACGAGACCCGCGAGCAGTCATCGACTCCTTCGTTACAATTTGTAACTATCCAGTTGTGAATAGCATTTGCTTTCCTCCAATATGCTACTTCGGCAGTGATAGTTTTAATTTTGCCCGACATACGCGAGGGCAATGGCAGGGTTGATAGCTGAGCAAGAAGCTGTGCATCGCGACTATCGTATTGTGATACATAACGTTCTGCGTTTAAATACATATCTAAGCCCATAATTTACTCCTAAATTTTAATTACACAAATCGCCAATGGTTAAATTACTTCAAGTAAGTTAGCCGGAACTGAATATAGATTGCCACTACAATTGACAACACTGTTTTTAATACCCATTTTAATAACAGTGCCCCGTTCAACAAGTTTTTTTCGAGGATGAGTAAACCTTACTCGCGTACCGATTTTAATTTCCTTTGCTTTCATTTTAGCAATTACCGATTTTGCATTTTTAATCGCATTGGTAATTTCTGTTAGTTCATCATTTGTGTATGTGCCATCCTTAATAGCATCGACAATTTCTCTGTAATCCATGTATACACCTTTGTGTTGCTGTTGTAACTGTATTATAGCATAATTTTTTACGGCTTGCAATTGAGCAAAAATTGATTAGCCAAACAACATTGAAATCATCAATGCATCATTCGGATCATTGCACGCGACATATATTTTGTCTTCTCCCCACAAAGGTGATTGCACAACACCAGAAATCACAGGATCCCAACTAACTCGATCAATCCCCCATACACAAGTAGTGGCTATTGATCGAGCAGGCCAAAAGTACGGCAGTGCTCGATCATTTAGATCAATTCCGTGTTCTTTGAAAAATTTAGTATAATCGACTGGTATCAAATATGCAAAATGCGAGTACTTATCAGCAATTGAATGACTGTGATGTTTAATTACTGAGTGCTTCCACTTTACAAATCTGTATAGGTCGCGATTGTGCTTCCAATCGCGATACCAGTCGATAATACAATTAATCATCTTCAACTATGAATTGCTGACAACAAGGCTAAGTGTTTAAATAGCAATTCGTTGTATTCAGCAAACGGAGAAGTATCGGTATTAGTTAGTTTATCTACTGTACCTGCTACGATTTGTGAATTCTCTTCGGCAATAAAGTCCGTGAAAGACCAGTTATTTGCTTTGTTATAAAGAAAGGTTGTTGTTTCAAACTCTACTTCGCCGGGGCACACCGATGTGAACAGTTCTTTAAGAAGTTCAGGCTCAATTGAAATACCCAGTTCTTCTTTAGCTTCGCGAATCATAGCGTCAACAGTAGTTTCCCCTTCATTTACTTTGCCTCCGGGTAATCCAATTTTGCTCGCATCATTTTTTCGTGTAACAGACACTAGTGAGTCATCGGCAATCAGTACCAAACATACTGCTTTATTCATATTATTTCCTTTTCGTTAGTTACTTATCATTCAGTCTCATCTTCGTCTTCATATTCCTCATCTTCATCCTCATCATCTTCGTCCTCGTCCTCATCTTCATCCTCGTCATCTTCGAAGCCGTACTTGAAAAGTTCGTGAGCGTATGTGTCAGTAATGTCTTGTTCAATGTCGAGCATAAAAAACTGTAATCTTTGTAACATCGTTGTAAAATCAATATTTGTCGAAGTATGTATAGTTTTAAATTTGTCAAATGCGGCCGCAAACTCACCTAACGAGTCGTACAATTCTTGAAGTGCCTCGCTCACGGTTTCGTAGTCAGGCAGGTGGTTGTCGGGAATAGGAGCTGGAGTTGGTGTTGTAGTATCTGTCATAATGTTTCCTTTTGTTTAAATATCGTCTGAATGTTTAATGTGATTCTCAGCGGCTTCGTACACTACCGCCCATAACTTATCTTCGTCAATAGCAAATTTATCATCAAGAATAATATCACCTATGTTAAATCTAAGTCTACCAATGTCAGATTCGATGCTAAGTGACATTAGTAGTAAGTGTTCTACTATATAGTGAGCATTTTCCCCAATTCCGTTTACAAATACAGAAGGGCATGCCGATTCTATTCCTGCTAGCATCCGTACAGCGCCTGGATATACTGTTTCATACACAGACTCAGTTAGGCTATCTACAGCGTTAAGATATGCTTCGTTATCTTCGTGAGCACGATCTAACGCTAACCAATGGTTATTTAAATTCATAATTTGATTACTCGAGGTCGTTCATTTCTTTGCGTTGTTCAATTTCGGCAATAAGCTCAGCATCTGTGAAATTAGCGTAGCCTTTAAATCCAAGCCATATGTAGTCTCTTAACAATTCAAAATCAAAGTCCGACTGAGTAATGTATTTGATATCGCTGTCCACTAACCATTGCTCTGCTTGCTCTCTATTAAAAGTATCAAGTGTAGTTGATATATTCGCCGTGTTGCCGGTTGTGTTATCAGAATTTGAAGAAGTCATTTTGTTACCTTTATGTTATACTAGCAAAATTGTATTATACACGCATTTTGCTAGGTTGTGTTGATTTAAAAATTAGCTAACTGAATCACGACACTTTAATAGTTCGACTAGTCTAAGAGATTCAGGTAGTGCATCGAGCCAATTATCGTAGCTATAACGGACATTGTGCAAATACCAGTCGCATTCTCCGTGCGCATATTCTACAGCAGGACCATCTTCTCGATGCATCTCTCCATTTATCATCCACGCACTGTGTCGGCCTGGAAAGATACATGCAGGTCCGTCGAGTCGGTGAAGCAGTCCATTTTGCCTCCATTCAATTACTCCGTGTGCCCATTCAACAGCTGGGCCATCGTCGCGATGAATTCGCCCCTCGTCGTTAAACCAAATAGTTGTACCAGAACTGAAAGTCTTCTTAATCATACTACTCCTTTGTTGCTCATAACCCAATGTGTAAATTTGTCAACTTCATGATCGTTAACGTACCACTCTTGTCTACCATCTGCACGTATAACAGCAGGACCATCTGTTCGATGGCGTTCATCATTTTGATACCACTCCTGAGTTCCGTTTGCCCTAATAACAGCAGGCCCATCAGTTCGGTGACGCTTACCATTAACCCACCATTCTTGATTACCATTTGCACTATTTACAGCAGGGCCGTCAAGTCGATGGCGCTTTCCGTTGACCCACCATGCTGTACTGCCATCTGCATACATAGTAGCAGGACTATCGATTCGATGATAAAACCCATTTATCATCCATGCTCGATATCCGCTAGGATCAATAACAGCAGGCTCGTCTAGTCGATGTTGAGATCCGTTAACCCACCATTCTTGAGTACCATCTGCATATACAACAGCAGGGCCGTCTTCTCGATGAAGATGTCCATTGACTCGCCATTCTTGATGTCCGCTAGTATGAACTACTGCAGGGCCGTCAGTTCGATGCTGCTCCCCATTAACCCACCATTCTCTAGCATGAGCACCATGCACTATCGCAGGGCCATCTGTTCGATGTCTCTTACCTTGATAAAACCATTCTTGATCACCGTCTGGGTTTTCAATAGCAGGACCATCTGTTCGATGCTTCTTACCATTAACCCACCAAGCTTTATGTCCTGTTGCGTGCTCTATAGCAGGCCCGTCGTCTCGGTGTCGTACGCCATTTCGATACCACTCTTTTCTGCCTTTGTTGCTTTCTATAGCAGGCCCGTCGTCTCGGTGCAATTTATTAAGACGATACCATTTGTTGATGCCGGTTGCAAATGTAACTGCAGGGCCGTCTTCTCGATGAAGCAGCCCGTTTAAATACCATTCGATGATATTACCTGAGTCTTTTTCTACAACTACCGGTTGCGGAGTTAATTGATTAACTGTATTAGTCATATGCCATACGTTGTATTGTTTACATAACTGTATTATAACATAAAAATTTGTGGTTGCAAAGTGGTTGTAATGTGTTTGCTGTATGCTACACAAAATACAACCAACTTTAAAACGCATTAAAACACGTTTTAAGCGTGAACTGCCATATGCTGTGTATATGTGTATGCACAACAAAAAAACACGCTTAAAACGTGAGTGTTCGATATACCATGCTAAGTACTCAGCATCGCCAATAGTTTATATTGGTCGGGTAATTGATCAACCCAGTCTTTATAGGAGTATTGTTTATCATCGATACACCACTGTCGTAATCCGTTAAAATATGTAACTGCTGGGCCATCTAGTCGATGGCATTTTCCATGCCAATACCATGCAGAGGTACCCGAGGAAAGAATCATTGCAGGGCCGTCTTCTCGATGTAGCAGCCCGTTGACTGTCCAGGTAATCGTGCCAACTTCGCTAATTTTCATTTCACTTGGTGAATCAGATAAACATGTGTTCATAACCCTAGTACTTTCTTTTCTTCGTCTGATAACTTGCTCATCGCTTTGAGTTTAAGTTCTAATTCTGCTTTTTGTTTATCTAACTCTGCGATATTAGCTTTTAACGCGTCGTCGGGACCAACAGTAATGGAAGCTCTAGGCTTATCATATTTGCCAACTCGTTGTTCCCAGGTTATCGATTGTCCAGAATTCGGGCATTGCTGTAAATAAACTATATTGCCATCAATTCTAATTATGTCAATAACAGTGCCATTATGATTAACAGTGCTAACCTTTTCTACCGTCAGTTCGCTAGGCGTTGATTTACCGCAGCTAACCAAACCCAATAAAGCTAAACCCAATACGATAGTAGTCTTTTTCATAACGAACCCTTTTAATATGTTAATTGTTTATCTTCACAGTGACTAACTTTGTTTGACCCACTAGTTACAGATTTCTCATATCTGTGCTAACCGGCCGTACACCAGTTTCTTTTTCAAAAGCATTAACAAGAGCTAGTGGGTTCACATGTCCCTTAGCGTCCTCCATAGTTGCTTTGAAACATCCAAACGCAATTGATTCGGCTAACTTTTGTATTGAATGCCAACCTTCGCATTCAATGTGTTGAGGATTTTCTTTAGAAAATTTTAAACCTGCTTCTTCGGCTAATTGTTTAAGTTTGTCAGTCATTTTTCAATTCCAAAATGTTTTCTAATCAACGATATTTTGCCATACAATAATTCCAATCCGTCTACTCCTCCCATATACCCCTGGGCAAAAGCCTCGTGATGACTCGTAGGTTTAACCAAATCAATACAGTCATTAATAATTAGCTCGGCAAACTTTTCTAATTCAGATTCGCTAAATTCGTAACACTCGTGTACATGTCCGTTATCAAATTCTGTTTGGCAAAAGTGTTCTTTAGCCAGTTCTTTAATTCGTTCGTTCATTAGTATTTCCTATTATTTGTTTAACAATTTGAAATATGCCGCTACCTCGTCATGACTCATAAGTCTGTTTTCTGTGAGCCTTACGCCATGCTTAAGAGCATTTACTGCCATATCAAATGAGGGAGTAATAGTTTTACACAAGTAATAGTTATTTGGATGTATACCAGCTTCGTCCATTTTCGTCCATGCCTCTGGATCTAATACTCGCGCCATTGCATGTATATCCCAATGCGAATAATCATTAATGGGTTGTTTTGTAATCTTGCGTTTCAAACAATTAAACATAATTTAGTTCCTTCAGTTTTCAATTCCAAAATGTTTTGTAATTTCACACCAACCCAGGACGCTGTGTCGCTCTGACACTTTGGCAATCATTAATAGCTTGTTGTTAAGTATCAATTATACTATAAAAATTGTTGGTTGTCAAACAGAATATGGGACTATTTAAGTCCCATGGTTAGCTCGTTTATACGTTTCCTAATCCAATACGACTGTAGCCCAACTTTGAACTAACTTCTCGGCGACTTTCTCGATATTCTATTTCAATACCGGCGATAAACTCATGAATTGCTTTTGCTTGTTCGGGATTATTATTTTGCCACTCTGCTAAAAACTTTTCAGCATCATCAGTAGTCGGCAACTTAAAAGCAGTTGTGCGTAGTTCTCTCAGTTTGCAAGCCATAGGGTGATCTAGTTTCATTATGCTGTCAATTAGGTTATCGTGTTTAGTCATTTGTTAACTCCAGGCAAATCTAAACTTACCAACAATAATTTCATAAATCTTCATACCTTCATATACAGTAGTGCCAAGTCTAAACAAATGAGTTACATGCTCGCCTTTGTGACTTTTAGTATACCATAATCCATCTTTTGAATATTCAATTTTAGTCATTTTTCAATTCCAAAATGTTTCTTAATATGCTGTGCCATAGCACTGTGCTCGGGTCTAACACCCGCTTGGCTAGGAGCCCAATCAATCCAGTCTGTTCCTTTTTCTATGATTTGTTCAACACACTCCTGGACAACCAACTCAGCGAACTTTTCAGTGTATCGTTTCTTCCACACATCAAACACCATGCTAGAATTATCAGATACAGCATACAAAGAAGCCTGCTCGGCAAGTTCTTTAATTTGGGCGTTCATTCTTTAATTCCAAAATGTTTGTTAATATCCTGCCAAATAAACTGTCTAGCACGTTGAAACCCTTCTCGATAATCTTCGTTTGTTTCTATCGTTACTTTATTATAAACAATGTCAGCACATTCTTTTACAATCAACTCAGCAAACTTTTCCAATGCGTGAATCGTCATACAGCCATCCATGGATTTGCCATACAAATCTGCTCCCATTTCTTCCCAGCCCATCTGCGAAACAAGTTCTTTAATTCGGTCGTTCATTTTTTAACTCAAAAACAATCCAAGGTTCAGGTTTAACTTTCCAGTGATCCTTATTCCAAAGTCCTACTGGATTTTCTTCCCAGGTCTCTTTCAAGATGTTTTGAAGATCCGCATGTTGTTGCGCTTCTTCTCTCGTACGATATTTCATCGGCATTTGATTAGGATCATTTGGACTCACTGCACCGTATTTATAACCGAATTTATTTTCTGTACTCATTCTTTAATTCCAAAGTGTTGGTTAATATCTTCATCTGACAGTTCGTCGGCCTCCATTTCAAGAAACATAGCAACATCGTTACCAGTGAACTGTTCCTTACTTACATTGGCATATTTTTTAGCAGAGTACAGCATACCTGCTCGAAACGCTTCTGACATAATCAACTCAGCAAACTTTTCTATAAAAACTTCTTGTAGAGGTTTTTCAGCTATTTCAGGAGTTTCTTTAAATCGGTTATCAAACCCATACATTACTGCCTGTTGATATAATTCTTTAATTTTTTCGTTCATGTCTAATCCCACAAGTTCATGCCAAAATGTTCTAACAACAACAAGTCGATTGCTACATACTCGCCATCTTCTCGTTCGGCTGATTTAACCTCTTTGAGTAACACAGCAATGCATTCTTTAACAATCATCTTAGAGAATCTTTCTTGAAAGGCAGCTTCGAACGTTACTCCACTATGTGCATCGTAAACAGCATACTGTTCAGCTTCTTCAGCAACATGTTTAAGGTTTTCGGTGTTAGCTACATGGTCTAACAATAATACATCAACACTTTCTTCATCGCCATCTTCTCGATATGCTGAATATACTTCTTTGAGCAATACAAAAATACATTCGTCAACAATAAACTCAACAAACTTTTCTCGCCACGGTCGGTCAGCTAGACTGTCACCTAGGCTGCGCCACGAATTTTTATTTATTTCTTGAGTCGGGTCTGCTGCATCGTTCGCAATTTGTTGAAATAGTTCATGCATTATTCTTTAACTCCAAAATGTTGTTTAATTTTATATTAACGCTCATTGCTTTCAATAGGATTCTCATCGAGTGGTGTATCACTCCAATGGCGTGCTACTGGTGGCATCTTTATCACGCCATAAATATCTGCTCTATTTTTAGAAAACTCTCCATGTACAATAAAAATATGATAAGTGACCGCATTATATACTGTCCTTGGCTCAAGTGTTTCAATATCAAGTATTGTTGTTTCGGGTATATTGGAGTCTACTAGTTGACTGTAAGTAGCCGTTCTAAGCTCACAATTTTCTGTAATTGGATTGCCGTAGTTAGTAAATATAACTTCTTCAAAATGACTACGAATATCATCAATTACTTCTTGTGGTATTTCTTCTTTAGTAAGGTAAGGGTTCATTCTTTAATTCCAAAATGTTGTTTAATTAAAAAGGCTCCGGTTTTTAAACCATCATCATAACCATTAGTCCACCCTTCACCTGCTTTGCCCAGCTGCCCAGGAGCACGACTCTGAATAGTGTTAACGCATTCCTGGATAATCAACCCAGCGAACTTTTCTTTATTAAACACAGATGATGTTGCATCCCAATCTCGTTCATGCGGAACTTCATCATACGATTGCTTAATGAGTTCTTGTATTCGGTTGTTCATTATTTAATTCCAAAATGTTTTACAATCTTATGTTTAGTTATAGCAACAAAATGACTCATTCGTTTAGCATCGTCTAAACTAACAAACGGACTAGATGTTGCTTGCTCAACTTGTTTAACACACTCCTGAATAATCAACTCGGCAAACTTTTCTGCATTAAGAACTTCTTCAAAAACAACACCGTGATCTTGCTGTCGGCATACTTCTACAGTACCAGCTTGCCTGATAAGTTCTTGTATTTGGTTGTTCATATTTACACACTTTTTCTCTCGTAGTGTCATAAGGTAGTCGTCAGACTGACAAAGTTCACATTTGTAGCTATAAGTTGGTTCACCACACTCACACATTTTCAATCCGTTCATACAGTTAATCCTGTTGGCTTTTTCTGTAATGCGTTACATAATCCGGTCTACTTTCATTGCCCCAATTACAGTCGCATGCACGTAAATAAGAAAAACTTCCATCTTTTTTCTTGACCGTTATGCGCTCTCCATATGAAACCGGAATGAGCGATGTAACGTTTTTAATCCAACCTTGGTCTTCTGCTAATTTTGCAATTGCCTTTTCGTTTTCAATGTCTTGATATTTTGCCTTAAGACGTTTGTACTCAGCTAGCTCCTTAGCTTCTTTAGCTTTTAACTTATTGATAGCTTTCTCGTGTTGTTCCATACGTTCTTTGTATTCTTTATCGTTTTCTTTTCGACGTTCGTTAACAAACAATTCCACACCGCCATCGTAACCATAAGGAACAAATCTAAAGTACAAATCACGATCTGGATAATTATCTTTGAACTCGTTCATAAGCTCGATAATTTCGTCGGGGGTTCTGTTGTTGAACAAATCATAATAATCAGTTTGAATGTCATCGCACTCAACATCTACAAATTTTCTATCAGTCATAATTTAATAATTTTATCAATAACGTTGTTAGCAGTAGTACAATCCGGTTGTTCTTGTAGTTGATTGTTTACAAGTTCCAGCTGCATCAGATTTACTATCTGTTCAAGTGTTGTAATATTTTCACTAATTTGATCGCAGTCGTCTTCGTTAATAGAGTTGATGATAACATCGCACTCTTTAATAATTGCTTCGGCGAAAGGTTCTTCCCAATTGTCAGCTGAAGTAATTTTAGCCTGTTCAATTAGTGTCTTGATACTATCACTCATTATCTTCAATTCCAAAATGGGTTAATAAATCACCAGGATTCATCCATGGTTCCGAGTTGTCCCATCGTTCGGCAACGTATCGATCACATTCTCGAACAACGGCTTCGACTAGCTTGTCAATTGAGCCAAAGTTATCTGATTCAACAGAGTAGCCTAAGTTTTGACCGTCTACATCGGTCATGTCGTAAAAGTAAAAGCCGCAGTCTTCGGCTAATTTTCTAATTCTTGGATTCATTTATTAACTCCATTTCGTTGATACTATAAGCTAACGGTATATCACATTCAGGGATTACTACATACATCCTTTTTGACCTTAAATCAATTTCAGTTACTGTACCGTGTGCTAGTTGATTTCTAAATGTAACTTGCACTCGACTACCTTTAAAAATAGAATTCGACAAGCTACCCTTTAACAACAACTTACCACGTTGCGGTTCTGTAATGTTTGAACTAACTGGCAACCAATTAAACTCATACCCATATGCGCCCGGAGCAACGTCGGCTAAACACTCAACTGTTAGTTCAGGGTCAAGTGTTGATAACCAAGTAATCATCTCTTTTACTTTCATTTGAATCGTCCTCTACTCAAGTCGTACAATGCTTGTATAATAAGTATCGCATTCACAATAGGGATCAGCGAAATAATCCCAGTAGTTAAAATAACTACTATAGGATCAGTTCGTAGCGTAGATTTGTCAAACCACCAAAACATGTATATGCAAAAGCAAATCAGTGATAAGATCAAATGTATAACAAGTAGAATCATGTCAATTCCTTATTCAGAGTGTGATTGCACAACTGTGTCGTTGACAATCCCAAATCGGTCTCGAACAAGTTTCACTCTAGCAGAGTACTGCTTATACGCCGAATGATTGCACAAACATTCATCAGTAAACAAATCTTTAATGCACTCTTCAACAACAAGTTGAGCAAACTTTACAGGATTGACTGTTATACGATCGTCGCTTTGTTCGTTTAGTTCTAAACTTTGTACATACAAATCGTTAATTACTTTGTTCATAGTGTTCCTTAATTAAAGTTACTGCGTGTGTTCTGCTAATCATATCACGTAAGGCTGGATTCAATGAGCGGCAGCAATCATCAATAACTAGCTCGGCAAACTTCTGTAAGAAGTCGTCCATTCCGACGATACCCTTTGCTCCGCTTTGTTCATAGCCTGCTTGCCTTGCAAGACTCATGATCAACTCATGATTCGTATTGCCAGCTACTTTATTAACTGTACTCATAATATGCCTTTTGTTATGTATAAATTATATTATAAAAATAGCTGGCTGTCAAATTAAATCTTGAACTTAATACACGTTGATTGGAATTACTGATGCTTCGGGTGTCATTAAATCCTTGTCCACAGTGTGGAACACAAATTCATCATTGTCTAGATCGATCTCTAAATCGGGATCATTTTTAATTTGATTTGTGATGAATTCAATCCTAGCAGTGCGTTCTTCTTCAGTAGCAAATATTTCTACCGGAGTGTAAAAAGTATTCCAGCTTTCGCTACTACCATTGTCGTAATCATAGTATAATAAAAACAATTTCATATCAATTCCAATCGTTGTTAATCAAGTTGACAAAATGCTGTCTAAAAATTTCGATGTCACTTCTTCTAGGAAAATTTCCTCGGGAACGTGTTCCACTACAATTTTACTAATTTGTCGAGTGTAATATTCGCCCCCATCGAAAGAAGTATATTGATTCAAAATATCTAGTGCGACTTCCAAAAAACTGTCATCTAATTGGGTATCTACTACATCTTTATAGTCATCATTAGTAACAATTGCTACACATTCTCGATCGAACTTGTATCTAATAGGGTCATCGTAGCTGTTAGAGAAGTGTATATTTCCATACCCTGTCGCAAAACACGAATCTGTTAGCAAGTTCAATAATTCTAAATGAAATTTAGCTTCAAGTTCGTTAAGTCCGTCAACGGATTTAGTACATTGATAGTCTTCATCACCCTCAAATGAATCTACTACAATACGATAACCTGCTTTAATTACACTCATGATATTCAATCCTCAAGTTTAGTTTAAAAATTTCAAAACAGTGCTGATAGTATCAGCACTTGCAACTACTATTCAGCGTCAAGCATATTCAACATCGATGACAAGTTGTCATATCGTCTGCAACCTGCATAGTAGTACCCTGATTTATACTCAATATAATTGCCTTGTATCACGTGCGGGGCCTTTGCTAGTGGTCGCTCGTAAAGATAGTCACCGTATCTGGATTTTAAAATTTTGTCAATTTCATCCGCTCTTGGGTGTGTCCGTACATTACGCAGTTTTGGGCTGTCAGCAATAGTATTACTAATGTGAGCATCATACCCATCTTTTACATAGTTCGGGTTTGTAATAAACAATTCACCGATGAGTTCGTACATTAAGTGTTCGCTGTCAGTTGTCTTAACAATGTGAGCAATTGCATCACGGTCTTTCGTAAACATTGGGATAACAGTGTTAAGCTGATCAATAAATCTATTCAATACTTGAGACATAGGGTACTCCTGGGTTATTACAATTTATGACGATTCACTCTTCGTTGATGTAGCGTGAATTACATTTGGCTAAAATTAAGTTTGTTAATCGAGGTATCAAATCCCACCCAATATAAAACCCAGCAATTCCGCCGAATACTATATCGGAAATAGTGCGGGGCAATGAAAATACAATACCGATGTACATCATTATAAGTGCGACTGTAATGATCGTTTTTAGCATACGTTACCTTTAGCTGTTGTTGTTTAAAATGTAATTATAACACAACTTTTTACGGTTGTGTTTGAATTTTAGCGAGTATTTAAAAATCAGCAGTCATGTTGCCACTTTCGGTTTCTTCAACATAAACAATTGCAGTTTCAGTAGTATCAGTGTGATCATCATAAAACGATATTCGATACATTGCTTGTTCTTGCTCGTTCACTTTTAAGAAAACCGATTCGTCGATCAATACTTCAAAGTAACCGGAGTCGTTCAACACACTGCACAGTTGGTCACTAGTAAGTGTTGTCAACTCGTTAATCGATGTGTTGCTCATTGCTCTTCCTCTTTGAAATATTGCTCAATCGAATGTTTTGAGTCACCAGTTGATAGATCCATACATTTTTTAATAATCATGTTAGCGAAGTCTTCTAAATTACCTTCGCCGTAGCCAGTCCCGTCAACATGGCAAAACGCCTGTTCAGCAAGTTCGGCAATTTTTCTATTCAGCATATCGATCACGCTCCTCTCCATTACTTTCATTTTCCTCGTTCCATTCACGATCTTCTTCATCTAGCACTAGATTTATTGTATCGCATAATAATCGAAGTGCTCCCGTGCTGTGTGACTGACTACCGTCGTGCCCACCATTTGTCCATTGCTTTCTTGCGGCCATCATAAAGGAGTCGATATAAGCACCCTTCGCAAAGTCAGTCAATAACGCTTCTAGCTCATCGTGCTTGCCTGTATCAACATAATCAATTATCACTCGATTAATGTCGACTAACCGACTAAATCTAAATTTATCAACTCGTAGTAAAGGTATCAATTTATTATAAATATCTGCGTCATGCACCGCCATTTGCAACGATAGTTTCAGCATTGCTTGATATTCAGTTTCGAGATCCAGTACACGATTATTCAGTATAAGGTTAGTAGTTCGTTCACTAGATTTGGATAATAATTTGCCCGATGCCAAATTGTCAATAAAAGGGCGGATGTCAGCAACTATATCTTCAAACTTAAATTTAATATACGAGTTCGACCATCCATGTGTTCCCTTCTCTGGTCCAACGTAGTCTTGAACGTGTCTAGTGTTGAGTATGTGATCGACTACATCTTTACGGAACATAGTAAATGTTAGATGAGTCGGAGTACTAGAATACGGTCGATTAATTACTAGCTTACCGTCATGACTTGCTGTAAAAAAATCGTCAACACTAAATGTGTCTTGGTAAACCCCCGATGGCAACTCGTCTTTGTCTATCATCGGTCGAATTGCATCCATGATTAAATTGAGTGCAGCTCCTGAACTGTTTTCACCGCCCCCGTAATCATTGTAAACAGATTCGAATGGAATTAATAGCGGACGAAACGCCGAACTAGTATAACAACTAACTGGTTCGAAATCGCGATGCAATTCCATTACAAATACATATACCGGCGTATCTTCCGCAATGTGCAAACTGCTTAGTCCGCAAGTTTTCATCCATGATCCCATTATAACTCCTATGTGTGTATTGTCTGTCGTAAACAGTAAAAAGTGTGGCGTATGCTCAACTTAGTAAACATACGCCACACACTAATTATTATACAGCTTCGTAAATCACAGTTTGTCCAAACGGAGCGTTTGCCGATGTGTTACCTTTTACAATAAACAACGTATCTGTGTAGTCAGGATCTCCCCAACTGCCGCAAGGGTAGCCATCTGTGAACATCAAGAACTTCTTAGGCTGAATGTTATTTTCTTTCATAAAGTCAAAGTTAACATCGAAGTCTGTGCCGCCCCCGCCCTGCAAGTCGTAATCTAACAAGTCCATGCCGTTGTCTTGTGTAATAACCTGCGGATTATATGTTCGTGTATCAAAAGTCCACAATGTAATCTTGTAGTCTTGATACTGATCCATAATACCCTTGACCTCGCTTAAGAATGTCATAGCATCTGCATCACCAATACTACCTGACATGTCAATTGCAATACATACGTCAATAGTAGTATCGTTAGTCATGCCTGGCAAAATAGCACCACTATGCCAGCTCTTGCGATTTGGTCGCTGAAAGCTGTAATCATTACGCACAATACTTTGAATCTCTTGACGAATCAGTGTACGCCAATCCATCTTAGGTTCTGTTAAGTCTTTAATCAAACGCTGGATAGCTGCCGGAGTCTTGCCTGCGCCTGCAGCCGCTGCACTCTGGATCATTGCTTGCTTAATCTCATCGCGGATAGTTTGCATTTCTTCTTTGCTTAAGCGAGGACCACTACCCTTGCCATCTTTGTCGTCGTCTTCGTCACCTGGGGCACTTTCTTTCATATGATCGTCTAACAGATCGCCTAACTGCGCTAGTAAATCTGCCATACTAATCTTTTCTGCTTTCTCATACAGCAAGTCGTAAATTTCTTCCCACGCCATATCGCGATACTTGTTATCTTGACAAATGTCAACTTCTGTAATTACTTCGCCGATCTTCTCGTCAACTAAAATTTGATTAACTGCGAAGTCCATCGCAATGTTAGCTAACTGCCTATCACGATTGCCTGTGCGACCAAAGTGATCAAGAACACAATGAAGTATTTCATGACACAACAGGAACTCAACTTTGCGTGTTGACAAAGAATTGACAAAGTCCTTGTTGTAAAAAAAGTTACGACCATCAGTTGCGGCAGTCTTGTATTTGTCGCTAGCCTCAATCAATTGCATACGTGTGCTCATGTTGCCGAAGAACGGAGCTTTAATTAACAAGCCCACACGTGCGGTAATTAGCTTGTCTTGGATAGCTGTCATATTAACTGTACTTGCTTTGGTGCTCATATATTCCCTTAGTGCTGTTGTTAAAAATACATTATAGCATAACGCAAACAATTGTCAACTGATATAGTGACATATGATATTTTTACATATCACTTTTTGCTTGCGTTATGCTATATTATAACACAATGTTTATTGAGTGTAAATGAGTTAATTTATTGGAACGGTTGATTGTAGATGTACTCTAGCTTGTTATTGCGGTAGAGTCCTTTTTTAACTTGTTCTATTTTAAAATTATAATAATGATGGAACGCTCTGCTGTATTGATGGAACAGCTCTTCGGATACTGTGATCAGAGGATGGCGATCCTCGATCAAATCCAGCGTGTGATTAATTAGCCGAATGCCTAACCCTGTATTTTCTAAATCTTTAGTTACCCTTACGCATCGTAACTTACCATGCGTACCTTTCTTTGCTATGGCTACGCCGACTAAATTGTCATTGTCATACGCATGGATTAAGATTGATCGACTATCGTCAAGTTGATTAACTACTTGATAGTGATACCACGTATTGATATCAGGATAGAACGGGTCCAGACTGGTAATAAAAGGTTTTGACAATAATGCCCTTATCGGGTCTGTTACCTGTTCAATAATAATAGCCATAGTGGTATCTCTGTTCAATTAAGACAATACGTTGTATCGGTTAACAATACGTTCTTTGCCATCGTAGCAATCAATTACAAAATCAGTACCATCGGGTATAGTTACTACTCGCAGTTCTGAAAACGTTGTGTTGGCTAGTTCACCTAGCTCTTCAACTACTTGAACCAATACAGGATCTGTTCGTTCAATATCATCGTGGTCTAGAAATGTATTGTCTTCGTATTCCGTAGTCGCAGGATCTTTAATAGAGTAAGACCAAAGACCAAACGACAAAGGTTCGGGGTAAAATTGAATACCTTTAATTTCAAAGTATCGCCTCATGGCTAGATCACTTAGTCCGTAACCCCCATAACAATTGTTAATTACCACTTTCACCTTAACCGTCCCAACCTTCGCGATTGACATTTTTTAAATTGTTCATAATTTCTCCTTGTTAGTATTCAGTATTTATTACACCAATCTAGCCGCTACCAACTAATTTCTATAGCCGACAGAAAAGCCTTAACTTTAAATCCAGCATCAACAAAGGGCTGTATGGCTTGACTGGTAATTGCTGTAGACTGATGAGTTTTCATTTCATCCGCCCAGAAATTGCCTCGAGCGTAGACTTTGCGTTCGCCGTTGCTAGCCGCTTCTTTAATCTGTTGAAACATTTCAACTACTCGAGTTTCTACTGTACTATCGTACAAATCTCTAGCTTGGGTCGCTGTAATTATCATTGTCGTCTTTCTTTAAAAAATTTACACACCACTTACTTACATTCGTCGGATTTGATCTTTAGAGACAATCTGAAAATTGACGTCTTCCATTTTATAGTCTGCCGAAACAAGACCATGAGTCACTGCTTCTTTGATTAAGTTAAATCTAGTAACTGGATCATCCTCGAGATCAGCAAATCCAACACATACGTTTCCTACTAACACTCTCCAACAATAATCTGCCATATTATCTCCTATTGTATTAAAAAATTATCTATCCTAGTCATCATTCGCGAATGATGACTTTATTTATGGTACCGTTTTTGTCTTCGACTAACACAGCACCGCCGTCCTTGACAGTATCGTCAAAGAACTTGTAATATGAAATAGCTCGTCGAACAATATCTGCTGTTGTGCATTCTTTATCCAGTGCGAGCTTTTCTAGAAGTGTGTAGTCGTTAGCCAATAAATCAAATGTAATTTTATAAACGGTATCTTTCATATAAGCCTGTAACTAGTTAGCCATGCAACTGTTGTCAGTTGTGGCTTCTTTAAATGTGTGGGGATCAAATTGCAATTTTTGCACGTACTCGTTCATCCCAAAATAAAACACCCTGTATGGCATGCTTCCGTGAACCAGAAATACAGTGCGTGACGATTTTTTGACATATCGCGCACCATTGCAAGTAAACCCATCACCGACTTCTAAGTCTTTAAATTGAAGCATTGTGTGTCCTTTAAATAAAACTAATAATTTATTATAGCACAATTATTAGCGAGTGTCACGTGGTTTTAACAGTTTAGTCGAAAAAATAATCATTAAGTGATTGTTCGGCAAAACGATGCATCATACGACACAATGAAATAGGAGCACGATCAACAGTATGAAAGATAACAGGAGAGTCAGCTGTGACTGTGCATTCCAACAACAGTCGCTGTTCGCGCATCCATCTGGGGTGTTTATTTTGACTATACTGGCCTCCCTTCATTTTGTTTAATCGATTGATAAAGCAGTTGAAATCTAATCCTTGTGTCCGAGTGATCATCAGCATCTTTACTGCTTCACGATTAAATCGTTGCTTATATGTCAGCTCGGCTTTTTCAGTCTCTAGTTGCAGGCCAAACACCACATTAGAAGGAAATGTGTTATTGGCCTCGGCCGTACAACTAGCGATACTGATTCTTAGAGCAGTTAACGCGGTGTTGTATTTTTCAGACTCCGACAAACCGTCACTTTCATCAATCATGGTCATTAATTGATAATAAGTCACATCTTTAGGTTTAATTAGCTGTTCAAACATTTTTCTCCTCGTTAAGTATGCTACAAAATAGTTAAGCCGTTTCGACTACTTCGCCAATGAATTCTTCTGCAGAGTATGTGTCACCGCAACCGTTAAGGGCAAGGTTGTCACTAGCTTTGTTGAGATTAGACATCAGTGCCGCAATAGTTTTGGGATTACGATTGATCTTCTTGTTGCCTTTCTCACGCTCGTAAAATACACCGCACTCAAGTGTATAACCATAGTATGCAACTGCTTCTGCAACAGTCAAAGGACGACTTGTATCAGTGTGACCGCTCATCGGACGGAGTGATGTAATCACATAACGTTTTGCTTGCTTTGCCATTTTGTATTCCTTGTTGTAAACTATCAATTAACACTTGTAGCACTATCGCTGAACCAGTTTTAATAAAATTGTTCATTAACAGTGCCGGATTTCATTTTAGCTATAAGTAATTTTAATAGCGTAAAAACATATTATAACACAGTTTTAAACGGTTGTGTTTGACAATAATTATTTTAATAATGCTAATTCGGCGGCGGTCACACCTAACTTTTCCAACCTGGCAAGTAGTTCGGTTTTTAAGGCTAACTTCTTAGCTTCCTCGATTGCCTCTTTTTCTTTTCGCTTTTCCTCTTCTTTCGGTTCAATTAGACTTACGGGTCCATAGAGTCGACCATAATACCTAAACAAGGTTACAGCTTCAACACTTGCGGGTGTTCCCTGAACGCCTTTGCCTGCAGCTAGTCGAAAGGCGGTATGTTTGTTTAAGGTAACTGTGCCGTTCATAGGATATTGATATCCGCGTCCTTCGGTAAGATCGCTATTAGTTTCGACCACATAGCCTTTGAGGACTTCGTGAACTTCGATTTGTTGTGTATCTTTTGCCATATTTAACCTCCATCTTAGTTAGTTTATGTTAGGGCGACAGTGCGTCGGTAACTAATACTGTCATTTGATTCTACGCGTGCCCTAAGATAACTCAACCGATCTCTAGTCTACCACTTGATTTCTACACCACAATCAACAAATTGTTGTTCGATATAAAAGTATTTAACTGTGAATCCGTAGTCAGTAAGTATTTTTACTGCTTCATTAAACATCGGAGTTGATCTATAGCCTTCCTGCGCCCAGAATTCAGATCGCACCTTAACACTATGATTGTGTTCTGTTGCGGCTTGCCTGATCAATGGAAATACTGCATTTACGTGATCAATAGCCTTTGGTCCGGCTAATAGCCTAGCCTCGTCTGCTGTAATTGGTTTCATACTAACTCCAAGTGTTCAATGTATTCATTATTTCTATTGCGTGTAATGCCTGCGATTTAGCATCATCTAACGCATTGTGTAAAGTGCCGACCCGTGTAATTTTTAAGTTGGGTACAATTTTCTTTAATGTCCGATAACATCTATTATCGGAATGTATCCAATTTGGAGTAATACCCATTTCGGCACACGCTACTTGTAAAATAGCATTATCAAATTCGGGACCATTCCCCCATAAGCATAATTCAGATTCCCCAAGTGTATGCTTACTTTGCTCAATAAACGTATTAAACAAACCTAATGCATCGTTTAAATTATGGCGATTATCGCCATTAGTCAATTTATCTAATAGACCATTCTGAGTTTCCCACCATTCTAGTGTCGCAGGATCTTCGTGTAATGTGCCTTGATTATTTCTATCAACTTCTACATAAAAGTCTAAGTGCAGTCCATTGCGATTAAAAACAACAGCACCGATACTCAACACTTTACACCCGGGACGTCTACCCAAAGTTTCAATGTCTAACATGATATTCAACATAATCAACTCCTTTAACTAACTTTAAGACTTATTATAACCTAGTGTCCTAGGTTATAGCTAGCCAATCCTATCCATTTTTTACGATAGAAACCTCTGGGCTTGGTCCAAGTTAACCAATAACGCCACCCGCCAACTTGGGCCACTAGTGCTCTGAGGGTATACGCTCACCCTATGGGCTTTGTAGGTATCAGGGTTTAACACTTCGCTCTCAGCGATTTTATCCTTATCCGTTAAAGCTTTAATCACAGGCTCGAAGTGAGGCGTTTTATAGAACACATACATAATTAAATCCTTTTTAACTATTCCAAGAACTTGTTATAACTCAAGTTAGCTCCAAAGAGCTAACTTGATCTATCTTTTTTTAGATTTTCTTTCTTTTTTTACTTTTATCGGAACGTTTAAAAATCCGCTATTATAAGAGCCAATGTTACCGTATTGTCCAGTCCAATAGCCCATTACCGTGCGTTGCTCGTCGTCGTTTTCGTCGTATTTGTATAAGTTAGCCGAATAGTCGCACGAGAACATAGCCCCGTCCTCATGTACGTTATAGCCTAGCTTTTCGGCACGGTTTTTCCACTCGTTGAAGTTGTAGAATTTTTCAGTTTCCATAATCATCTCCCCTAAAGACTACATTATAACCTAGTTTTTACACTTAACGCTATCTTTTTATCAAATAAACTTTCATTTAAATTTCCATTTAATTTTTTGTGTATCTTACCACCTCGCCAGTCCATAGTTTCCACGAGAAACTGACGTTTCAATGAAAACAGTATCTTTGCCTTTAAAGTAAACTAATTCACCACTTGATTGGACTCGTGCAGTTCGGGTGCTTTTTTTAATATACGTGACCTTTTGATTTGAAAATACTCGGCCAACTGGTAATCTACAAAACTCGCTCATTATAACGACACTCATATTCAACTCCTTTAAACTAACCCAAGAACTTGTTATAACTCAATCGATCTTTTTATCAAATATAATCTGCCATAATTTCTTTTAAGATATCCTTGCTTTTATTTGGCCACTCTTTCATAGCAGCCGTTAACACCGCCGGGTCTTCGAGTAAACTGCCGGCTATTTCATAAGCCATTGTATCATCGATAGCATCGCCCATATCGGCAGCTATTTCTTTACCACAGTCACGCAACATTTTACGAATATCCATTTTAAACTCCGTTTAATTAACTTAAGAACCTATTATAACCCAAGTTAGCTCCGAAGAGCTAACTCAATCTATCTTTTTACCAATTTGGTTTCCACCGCAATGTGTAAGAATTTACAAAATCAAAATTCTCATAGTAATCTTGTAACGTTTTTTCCAGTAACGGTTTAAGATCAGCGTCTTTGACGATAATCTCGATAATGTAACTGTTAGCATCGTGTGTAGATGCAGTTTTCTGTAAAAAACGAAAACCGTTAGCTTTCAGTGCCTTTTTAAATGCCGCTGTGGTTTTATTAGAATACACTTTATACACTACTATCATATTGGAGTCCATTTAAATTAGTTCAATACTATAATCCAAAGTTTACTCTAGAACTAGAGTTCTCCGTCTTTCTTTCAAACGCACAAATGCGACCCATTTTCTAGCTTGCGGGTATCTATACTGGACTCTGTTCGGTCTACTAGTGCTCGACTTCATCCTGCGGCCTACAATGTGAACGGCAAAGGATATTCCATTGCTACCTTTGCCGTTCAATAGCTCTGTACCTACTCGCATGTAAGTACCTAAACGTTGCATATTTGCTGTTTTCATACTCAACTCCTTAATGTTTAACACATATAACAACTGGGGCTTTCGCCCCAGTTACTAATTAAGTCATTGCTTGCAATACATACTTACCAAAACGCTTATGGAACTCGTTAAAAGTACTCATCTTAGCAGGATCCAACGGCAAGTTGTAGTTAGTCAACGCAGTCTTTGCACCCATAACAACAATCTCTGTCGAGAAGTTAGCCATCATGTACTCAAAGAACTTATCTGCCATGTTATCCCAACCCTTAACTTTCTTATCTGCACGATCTTTCAATTCGTAACATAAGCTAGTTGTTAGTGTATACATCGCTGATATATCTTTAACTTCTAACGTTTTAACTTTGCCATCTAAAATATCTTCTGCTTTAGGTAACTTGCCAGCAATCTTACGGTGTGCCATAAACTTAACAGCTAAGCCATCCCCAATAGAGCCGCTAATTAGTGTTGTAAGTGTTTCAATGTCGCAATCGTCATCTGTTAACAATTCGCTAACAAAGGACCAGCTACGTGGTGTAGCAAAGGACTTGCTAGCACTCTTAGGATCGAAGTCATATAAATCTTGCTTTGCAAAGCTAACATAACCAACAACTTCAGGATGCAACTTGTTAAGCGTAGCCCAATCTTGCCAGTCATCAAACTCAACTTTAGCTTCAATATGTACAAAGCGGTTAGCTAACGGAGCAGGCATACGATATGTTACGCCACGATCGCCTTCCCTGTTACCTGCTGCAACAATATCAACAGACTTAGGTAACTCATAAGTACCTACACGGCGATTTAAAATTAACTGATACGCTGCCGCTTGCACTGTAGGCGCCGCACTGTTAAGTTCGTCTAAGAAAATAATCGAATTGTCACTAAACAATGTCGGCAACTCTGCGGGTGGCGCCCATACCATCTTACCTAATGTACTATCAAAGTACGGAATACCTTTAATATCTGTCGGCTCCCATAAAGCTAAGCGAACATCAATAACACGTCGACCTAAGTCAGCGCCAATTTGTTGCACAATGTCAGATTTGCCAATACCAGGGGGGCCCCATACAAACACAGGACGGTGTACGGAAATTGCCTTGCGAATTGCACGTTTAGCTGCCTTAGGACCAACTTGACGAATGCTAATATCTTTGCTCATAGTGTGCTCTTTCTTTAAAAATAACTAACAAAATAACTAACACAAAAACATATTATAACACAACATTTACTGACTGTAAACGAATGTTTTAATATTTTTACTACTTAATAACTTAATTAAGTAAACTTATTATAACACAACATTTACTGACTGTAAACGAATGTTTTTAATATTTTTTACTACTTAATTTAATTAAGTAAACTTATTATAACACAAAAAAATTGACTTGCAACTGATTTTTATGTTATAATGAAACAACACGTATTACCGTATTGCTTATTGCATAACTGTATTATATATAACAACAAAAAATATGCAAATGATATTTTTGGTTAAAATTTAAATGGTAAATATCAGATGATATCTTCTACATCGTTTCTCGATTCAGTCTACACAAAAATACCCGCTCGCCAACGTCAATGGCATATCGACAACAATGTCTATTCACTAGTCATGTGTAAGCACTGCCAATCAGTTACAGTTGGGTGGAGCGTTAAGAACAAACGATATTCAACTTACTGCGGATCGAAGTGTGCAAACTCGACTGCCGAAGTGAAAGACAAGCGGGCACAGACCTGTGTCGTTCGGTATAACTCAACCACCAACCTATCTACTGCCGAAAACAAACAACGAGCGAAAGATACATGCGTTGCAAAATACGGTGTTGATAATTTTTCAAAGACTGAACAGTTTGGTACTAAATTTAAACAGACGGTAATGGATCGTTACGGAGTCGATAATCCAAGCAAGTTACAATCGGTTAAGGACAAGATAACTGATTCACACTTATCTAAATACAATCGAAAGCGAGCATCGCAGGTTCATATTCCGATCGATGTAATAGCATTGAAAGATGACCGTAACGAAATGATCAGGCTTTACAATGAGTTAAAGATGCCAATATCGGAAATTGCGGAGTTGTTGGGAGTTAATCATAGTCAGTTGTGTGTTCACTTCAAAGACAATCTAGGTATAGATATTTCAAGGCATGCAGTCTCGATGGGCGAAAGACAAATATATGATTTTGTGCTAACGCTGGATCCTACAGTGGTACAATCTGATAGGACTGTGATCAAACCTAAAGAACTCGACATATACTCTAAAGCCCACAACGTTGCGATTGAGGTAAATGGTCTAGCATGGCATTCGGAGCTGAGAGGCAAGGGCAAGAACTACCACAAGGACAAAACTGTACTATGCGGGCAGCGGGGCCTTAGGCTAATTCACATCTTTGATCTCGAATGGAGCACTAAACAAGATATCGTAAAATCTCGATTGAGATCAGTGTTTGGTAAAAATACTGTAGTGTGGGCGCGAAAGTGTAAAATTGTTAAAATGGAGTCAAGTGATGGTGCTGAGTTCTTTGCTCGCACTCATATACAAGGGCCGTGTGTGGCTAAGGTCACGTATGGACTCGAATACGATGGCAAAGTTGTATGTGCTATGAGTTTCGGCACACCTAGATTTGATAAATCGCAATCTTGGGAACTGTTACGATTTTCAAATGAATTGAATACTAATGTAGTAGGCGGTGCTGGACGACTGTTGAAACACTTTATCAAAGGGCATTTGCCTACGTCGATCATTAGCTACTGTGACTTGAGATGGAATACGGGGAATTTGTATGAGCAGTTAGGGTTTACATTGGTACGTACAACTGAACCAAACTACTGGTATACTTTTAAACACGCTACGTTGGAACATCGAATGAACTATCAGAAGCACAAGTTAAAAGACAAACTCCCACACTACGATGAAACGCTTACTACTTGGGATAACTTAGTAGCTAACGGTTACGATCGTGTGTGGGACTGTGGGAACAGCGTATTTGTTATGGCACTTGACTAACTGTTATTTCCATACCGCATGGCCATAAAAATTTGTTGGTCATCCGGTATGCGTGTTAGCCATTCTTTAAATTTAATTTTGTGTCCACCGACCCACCATTCAACTTTACCAGACGTGTATTCTACTGCAGGTCCGTCTAGTCGATGAATCATTCCGAGTCTACACCATGTTTTATACTCGGATGTTTCAACTGCTGGACCATCTTCGCGATGTCTCACTCCGTCAACCCACCACTCTTGTTCGCCATCTGAGCGTGTAACAGCAGGACCATCTGCTCGATGTTGTTTGCCATTAACCCACCACTCTCGATCAGTATTTTCCCAAATAGCAGCAGGCCCATCTGCTCGATGGCGCTTTCCGTACATATACCAGTATTCGCTTCCTTTGGCAGTCTGAATAGCAGGACCGCCTTCGCGATGGCGTTCTCCATTAACCCACCATTCTTTTCCACCATTCCTATGAATAACAGCAGGCCCATCTGCTCGATGTCGTCTGTGATTAATCCACCACTCTTGTGTGCCATTTCTTTCTATAACAGCAGGACCATCTTCGCGATGGCGTTTGCCAAATAAGAACCAAGCTTTACGCCCGGAGTTATCTTCTATAGCAGGACCGCCAAGTCGGTGAAGTTCACCGTCGAGATAATAATTAGTGGCTCCGTTATGCTGATGCACCGCAAACAGCGATTTATCAGTAGTGTCAGTTGTCGTCATCGTCGAACCCGTCATTACTAATTAAAATTCCAGCTGCGATAATTATCACAATTACCCCGATTATTGCGACTATAATATTTGCCATATGTGTCCTTTAAAGTTTGCCTACGCCAATCTTACATAATTTAATTGGGTAGATTTGTCTGTGTTGAATGCTTTGATTTTTGCTTTGATGTGCAAGGTCTTGTCTTTCTTATAATGCTCGGAAGGTGTAACAAAGAAATTAACCAATGAGTTTCCTGCAAGTGCAGTAACTCGCATTTTATTATATGCCGATAAAAATACCGAATTGATAATCTTAATATCAACAATAATCGAATCACCAATTTCGCCAATCAACAACTCGCTTTCAACTACAAGTTTGCGTAATTCCGACTGTGTTAAATCAACACGCAAACTGCTGGGCAAACACGATATCGTTGAAATCTCTCGCCAGTCGTTGCCCGTAAACCAATCTTTGTTCGCGACCAACAATGCTGTGTCAATAAACGGTGTCGATGTACCAGATAGCTTTTTAAATAGCCACGCTTTGCATCCGTTTCTAACTCGACGACCTTCGTCGATGATGTCGTCTGTGATATAAGGTACCATGCTAGGATTCGTTAACCATTTTCTAAGTACCAACTTGTTAGCAGGTATCGAAGTTATCGATCCATCATCATTAAATATATGCCTTGTCTCCTTAAAGTACCCGTTGTACTCTTGATCAATTGCCACTGCGTAGGACCATATTAATTCTGCCGGGAATACAGTGTTGTCTTTTGTCGACATTTGATACTCTGCGATGATACTGTGTTGTTCCATATATGCTCCAGTTATGTGTTATATACATACGTTATTATAACATATTTAATAGCGAGCAGTTACGAATTTTAAGAATACAAAATACAATCGTGAAAGCAGGGGCCGAAGCCCCTACTGTAGATTAAATATTATTCAGTGGTTGTTTTAGCTGATCGGTTTTTAGCACGAGCAAGGTAGCCCAACGCAATGATTTCTCGACTCGGAGTACCTAATGCGTACTCGGTAACGTTTACATGATTACCTGCTTTACGCTTGCTCATGGTTACTGCATAGCCGCTTTGGCGGATGCGAGTTACTTCGGCACGTAAATTCAACACACCATAACGGTTACGAGCTTCGGCGGCGGTTAATGATTGACCTTGCTGGAGGACGTTAAGAATTTTGCTGGTTTTGGTTTTTTCGTTGATAGTTTTCATTTGTGTTTCCTTCTTTCTTTCTAAAAATAAACTGCTTAACAGTACACTAATTATACAATACTTCGTGTAGTCTGTCAAGCAGTTGTTTGCCAATTTACTCTATAGGTTCAATACTTTCAAGTATCGAGATTTGTTTTATCTCTCGTTCGAGAGCCGCGGCTTTTCGTTTACTGCCAGCATTGGATCCTTGCCTATAAACTACCCACACGTGATCGGCACAATAACTTTTTTCGGGATAGGAAGGTTTGCCGCACGCATGCGCCTCCTCCCCGTAATACTGACAAGTCGACGAATAATGTTTCATTAACACTCTTTTCTATTAGTTATAACGCAAAACTGTAACACCAGCCATAGTTCTCCATGAGTCCGGGAAGCTCTTGCGTAAGTCAGCTACCTTAAGTACAGTTCGAATACTTAGTTCGCGAAGCTTGTCGCGATTGTCAGTAACAAAGTTTACTACTTCTGCTTGCGTTTCTTCATCGAAGTCGTAACGATCAAGCATGCCGTCTGCAACAACTTGCTTAATCCGTAACACTTTTTCACGTGTAGTATCAAGTTGCATATCAACATAGTGACAACGACTTTCAAGTGCCGCCAAGTGTAACTGCAATGTTTTACTACGCACGTTTTCAAACTTAATGTTCGAGATAAAAATTGCACCGCCTTTAAACTCGAAGCTGTTAGGGATGCCGTCGGAACGTAACTTGTTACTGTCAGTGTTCCACGAAATTGTACGCTTCGAACCTGTGTCTAGTGCGCCTTTCAAGATGTTTAAGCTGTCACTCTCCATTAAGATCTCGTCGCAGTCATCAAATACTACAACATTTTCGGAATTAGAATGCTCATACAACTTACAGTATAAGCCAAGCGCACTCATTGTACCCTTGATAATTTCGTATTTAGGTTTGCGATTACCAAGAGTATTAAATAAGTCGTCACGTGTAAGCACTTCTTCAACACCAAAGCTCTTACCTAAGCCCGGTGGGCCTGCTACAATCATTGCCCTTACATGCCCTGCCTTTACAGCAGATGTCATGTCGGATAGCACCTTGAATCTACTACGGATACGCTCCATAATTTCTTCATCAGTTTCTTGTATAACAGGCTCGGCAGCACGTGCCGGAATCATAGTTGATCTATCAATAGTATGCAATGTCGGTAACTCTCCAGATATAAGTCGATAGCTATCAGGGCCCTCACATCGAACCCTAATCTTTCGATCTGGAATTCCGCTGTTCGGTGGGTTAGCACTACCGCCCTCGACTGTAACAAAACCGCCTGCAGTGCCTAGTCGATAGCCTTCAACTAATGTAAATTGCATACCTGCGATATTTGTGTCGTTGCCGCGAATTTTATAAATGCCGTCGACAATTTCAATTATTGCTGTCATATATACATACCCTTTCAAAGCGTGTTGCTTGTTGCTAAAAAATTTATTATAACACAATGTAAAGTGAACATCAAGAATTTTTAATGATATTAAATAAATTCATTCTTTGTTCGATTGCTTCGATTTGCAAGCGATGTTGTCTATCAATGTTCAAAAAGTAGTTTATTACTTGATCAACTATTTTATCACTGGGCTTTATGTAACCCAATGTCATTGCCCTAACGAACATATAAGACCATCCAAGTATTGCTAATATTAGTATACTAGTCGGAAAATAAATCAACGCCCATGCTAACTTGAATCGAATCTTTGTTAACCAAAGATGTAGTTTTAATTTACGCATTTGTCAATGTCTGTAATAGTAATGTATGTTCAAGATTAACCATTTCGTGTGTCTTCATCTCGGGAAGTCTTACATGCCATACACCGTCACTCATCAAGTAACAGTAATCCGAGTTGCTCCACTCTAAGAATTGATTAACAGTTTCCCATTCTTTCGACTCCGCGTTAGCTGTGTATTTCGTAATACGATGAATCTCTTGTCGTAGCCCGACAACATCGCCGCCCTGTACTAACTCAAGCGCACTGCTTTCAGTATTAAAATTAGTAACTAACAATCGCCCAGCATTTTTTATGTACCCGTCATACCAGCACAGTATACTAGTGAGTCGTTGCTGTCCATTTGAATTATATAAAACTCCGATATTAGCCATTGTACCTGACATAATGTTTCCTATTTAAAGATTGATACCGCATACGAACTGCAAAAGCAATCACTGTGTTGCTGTTTGTATAGTGCATTATAGTATAACAACAAAAAAATGCAATGAATAACGACACAAGAACACTAAATAATATTAGATATTCCGCTTACTCAATTTAGCGGCAACAAGGAATAATTTATGAGAATTTACGAAATAATTAACGAAGATTATACTCTAGAAGAGGGGTGGAAAGAAACGTTAATATCTGCAGGTATGGCCGGATTGTTTGCTATCACTGCATTAACTGGTGCCCCTCCTGCGCAAGCCGCCGAAGGTCCTGCAAAGTCAACACCGGAAGCTGTTAAATTAGTCAAACAGTCCGAGACTGCACAAGGTGTTCGAATTAAACAGTTTTCCGACGGTAGCCACACAGAAAGTGACGGGGGCGGAATGCGAGTGTATGATGCTAGCGGTACATTGATCAAAACTGTTTCTCCAAGTGTTGGCGGTGTTCAAGTAGCTACTGATCATGCAACTGGTGATGTTACTACTACTTACAGTGCCGGTCCCATGACTGCTAGTCGAACTGTTAATAAAGCTGGTCAACAAGTTAGTGCAAATTCCAATGCATCAGTCGGTGCTACTAACTTCTCTGCTAAAGCTCCATAACATCTACTAAGTCGACGCTATCACATCAAAAATAGTACCATAGTAATACTTGGTATACTCGTCATGATCAACATACGTATTGGCCACAGCACGATAAATTCTTGTGCGCCAATGCCTATTTCCGTGTACGTCAGTTACTGGATGCCATGCATACCATTCCTCCCACCGTCGGCCCTTAATTACTTGATATTTGTTTCTTGTGGGAGTGAGATATACCCAAAGCATCCCTACAAACTGTAGGGCAATAATACCAAATGCTCCTAGATACCAATCTAGCATGGTTCCTCCTCATTTTTTATAAGGTCAAAGATCGTACTATACTCAAATATTTCTCGAAGATCTCCGTCTTCGAAATGATCTCCGCGGTCGATAATAATAATAACCCGTCGACGATACACAGTTTTAAGCCAAACTAATTGACCTAATACTTTTTTCGGAAACCAAATAAACTTTGCTTGCCATTTTCCTTTATACTCACATTGATTCATAAGTGATTGCCCATTAATACGAATCTGGGAAAACTAACTTCTAGCATGGTCCCTCCTCATTTTTTATAAGATCAAAAATCGTACCATACTCAACGGTATCTCGAAGAAATCCGTCTTCAAGAAGAATAAAAGCACGCCGACGATACACAGTTTTAAGCCAAACTAATCGACCTAATACTTTTTTCGGAAACCAAATAAACTCTGCTTCCCATGCTCCTTGATACAAGTATTGACCCATAAGTAATTGCCTATTAACTGTTAGCTCGGACTTTTTAACACATCAAACAGTGTACCGAACTCAGTATGCACGAGTATAGAAGTTTTACCGTGTGGGTAATCTTCAAGTTTAATTTCTACTCGAGTTCGATAGTACACTGATTTAAGCCATGCCCACTTGGTATTAATTTTTACGGGCCACCATAAGAAAATCTTTTGCCAGGCAGTTTGATTTATTATCATAGGAATGTATTCTTAAAAATGTATTCACGAATGTAAGCCAATCGATCTTGCTCACTCATAGCTACAACCGTTTGCATATCAGCACGTAAATAATCACACAATGGATAATACTCTTCATCGACTAATTGCATATATGTTTTATTCTGCAAAATGTCAAGTAACTTGTTACTGGATTTTCGTGCAATGAATTTGTTAAACAAGTAGTGGGGACTTTTGATCTTGGCACTAACACCGTCGGCTGTATAAAATACAAACCCTTCGTGTGTTACACCCTGGCTTAGTTCAACAAGCTCGCCTACTGTGGTATGAATAGCGTCAGTTGTAAAGCAGTTAAAGCAGTCACGAGCCAGTCGTTGCCACTCAGTCGCTACATCATCACCGTAACCATGTACTACACTGTCCCAGGTGTTGCGTCGAGTGCCTAACAAATACATGCCTGCTTGCTCCACAACAATGTGCGGATCATTAGGATGCACACACTCGAACATAAATGTAGTGTCTGCATGATCAGTTACAGCCTTTTGCCACAAGTCCCAGCTCTGGTGTGTTAGCATTATTTCTTTAGCCATGGCAACAAAATCGCTGTCCAGTGATCCTGTAGTTGAAACTAACACGTCATTGTTGTAACTCGACACAGCAACCATAAACCCGTTTACTTTTCGATATGCAGTAACCGCAGTATCTAATGCCAACTGGGGAGCTCGTGCTTCAATTCCCCAGTTGTATATTTTCGTGAACGGTCTGCTTACTACATTAAACTCAGGGTCAATTACAGTACCTCGACATTCTTCTAAGTACTCGTTCCATAATGCATCATAAAACACTTTATGCTTGTATTTTAATACACTTAGTGCTGGATATGCCACAGACTGTTTTTGTGTTACTAACGTTGGATTAGCTAACACAAATGCCTGTAATTGCTCTTTAAACATAATTAACCTAACTTTGCTGTTTTGTAGCAAACATTGTAACACGCTTTTAAACGAAAGTCTACTGGGTTTGAGTTTGTTCTCTGGCATGATGTGCCATGATAGGAACAGTTGCCATTCTTGCAAGAATAGTATCTAAGTCTGTAACTACCTGCCCAGTTGAATCGAACCCCACGTCCATAATTTTTCCCGGGATGTTTGTCGGCTCACCATGTCTATGTCCGTGTAACATAATGCTACCGCGGGTCGCACCGTTATGGTCATAAATCGGAAAGTGAAACATTACAAGTTTAGTCCCTTTGTAAGTAACTTCGAGATATTTGTGTATGGCCGAAAAACATTCTCGAAATTTATATTCCTCGATCATCTTTCGATCATGATTACCTTCGATTAAAATTTTAGTACCATTCAATCGATGTAATACGTCGACAGTTTTTTGAATAGGCATGAACGATACGTCTCCTAGGATGTACACTGTATCTTCAGCAGTTACTAGTGTATTCCAGTCGGAGATCATGCTTTCATGCATGTGATCCATTGATGTGTAATGCCCCCTAGTTGCCGGACAGTATTCGACGATACGTTTGTGTCCGAAATGGAGATCTGATGTGATGTATGTTTTCATATTGCTTTTTAAAATGTATTTTATATAAGTGTATTTACTTATGTTTATTTTATAGTGTAAACAAGCTGAACGTCAACTGACGTTTATTGAAACGCCCAGCAATAAGCCGTGTCGCCAATTGAGTTGAACGACACGGCTTATTGCTGTATACTGCGACTAGTGAGCTAAACGACGACTAGTTTTCTAGTTCGTCAACTACCTCATCATCACTACCATCACCGTCACTGTCGTCATCTTCTATAATAATACCGCTAAACAAATCATCATCGACGTCAACGGTTTCGAGTATTTCTTCAGTGATGCCATCAAGCACACTATCAAGGTCGGAGTCGATGGTTGGAACGTCGAGCTCGTCGGAGGCGATGATCTCAGCCTCGGCCATCTTCTTCTTGGGCCGGCCCCACGCATTCTGGGAGTAACCTTCCGGGATACCACTCTTGCCTGGTGGTAGTTGCTGGATGACTCCGCCTTTAGCTAAGAAGGCAGCAATGGCTTCATCGGTTGCTTGGATGTGTGTTTTACGATCGCTCATGATTTAGAGTTGGTTGGTTGAAAAGAAACAGTTGTAAGCTGTATAGCAAATAAAAAAGTTTTGCATTTTGTGTGTGCAAAACTAGGAATTGGTACCACCGGCGGGATTCAAACCCACATCGAACGCTTTAGAAGAACGTTGCCTTATTCAATTAGACCACGGTGATTAGGTTAGTTAAAAATAAAAGTACAGTTAGCAATTCTTATAAAAGAATTCTACTGCACGCTAACAACTTATGGTGCGACCTACTGGACTCGAACCAGTGACCCAGCGATTATGAGTCGCTTGCTCTAACCAACTGAGCTAAGATCGCATTTTGTTTGCTGTATGTATTTATTATAGCACATGTGCCCTAGCAAGTCAACTAAATCTTATAATTATTTTTAGTTATCGTAACCAGCGCAGCGGGGCCATTTGTTGTAACTGTATTTATACCGGTCAGACGATGAGTGATAAAAATTTAGTAGAAATATAGATCGCGACTGCGACTGCGCGACTACGCGTGAGTCACTGCTAATTACCGCAGCACACTGTGCGCTAACCAGCGCAGCGGGGCCACCGATCGAATTACTAAAAAATACTAGAGAAATTTTCTCGCTTAGAATTCTCTAGGAAAAAATCTTAAGAAATCTTCTCGCACACATTATGCAGTAACCCTAGCAGCGGGGCCACTTGATATTCAGGTGCAGTTTTCTAAAATACGATTTGTCAATTTGATTTTCTAAAACCGATTCATTCCTAATTCCTCTATAAATAATGTTATAACCACAGCAGCGGGGCCACAAGATTTGTAAGCAAAAGATGCTATGTTTAAAAATTTGCAGGTGAATTAAGCGGACATATAATAAACCGTGATTTTTTTGATATATAATAATAACACTCTCACACTTTTTCTTGCTATAACACAACAACATGGAGCAGCATCATGGATATAATAGATACACAAGCAGGATTTCGCGAATTAATAGAAGAACATAGTTATCGTACGGGTTTTGAAATTCCGCCGATGCTAGAACATTACTTAGCTGCATTGTTGGACTCAAGATTAGAAGCATCGTCTTGCATTGCAACTGAACCAAGTTTAGCAGAATGCTACTTAATGAACACCGTTAAGCAGCCTTGGTTAGGGATTAAATACTATGCCGATCAATGTTTATTTTTTTCGTCTATATTACCCGAGTTAGATGTTCCCGGCGACATAGCCCCAGTATATTGGGCACACATTGGAGCCGAAGCATATCTTACTGTAGGTGATTATACAAACGATTTACGGTTTGATCAGCTAGCAATATGGTTTGTACCATTGCAACGCTTTTTGTCAAGTATGATCCGTAGTAATTTAAGCATTGACTTGACTACTCTATACTCATTTGAGTTAAATACAAGACCAGGATGAATTTATGAAAATTTTTGAAGTTATACAAGAAATACCAGTTGACGAAACTCCAGCGTCAAGAGCACTATGCACATCAGGTAAGCCTGACTCTGCATTAGGTGCAAGCCAACTTGCTTCGTGTAAGTCACAAGGCTATCGATCAAGAGAAGGCAATAAAAGCCATAAGATTGGTAGCCAGCGTGTTAAAATGCGAGGCAAGAAAATTAAAGGCAAGAAGTATGGCGGCCCCCTTCCCGACTGGTCTTAAGTAAGTACTTACTTACATTTAAATCTATAGGCTCTTCGGAGCCTATTTTATTGACTGAATACGTTATTTTGTATATAATCAATACTGATAAGGATATTAACTATGCCATTTTTAGATAACAAATATACAAAAACATATTACAAAATTATAAATCGCGCTAATGAGAGACCCAAGGAAGGATACTTAGAAAAGCATCATATTATTCCCAATAGCTTTTTTATTAGTTCAAAGAAAAAGAATTCTTGGATTGATGGTGATCCAAATGCGGCTGATAACCTAGTGTTGTTAACTGCTAGAGAACACTTCGTATGCCATTTACTTTTAGTTAGAATGGTTACAGGAGTAGGAAAATATAAAATGGCACTAGCACTTAAACGATTTATGTATGCTAAACGTCACCAAGCTCATATATCGTCAAGAGATTACGAGTTTATAAAAAAGACAGTAAGTGAACAAATGAAAGGCCGACCATGCTCGCCAGAAACTCGAGAAAAGATTCGACAAGGCAATCTTACTAGACCTCCACAAACTCCTGAAACTCGTGCTAAATTATCAGCTGCTGCAAAGCGTAGGAAAGGTTTCTCTGCAGAAGGGTTGAAAAAAGTACAAGAATCTAATCGCAACAGGGTGTGGACAGAAGAAGCTAAGCAAAAACTGCGTGATGCTAATATTGGAAAACTCAATGTAACACAAAAAGGAATCCCGCAAGAAAAGCTAACTTGTCCACACTGCGGATTAACTGGTGGTAAGAGTGCAATGAAACACTGGCATTTTGATAAATGTCGATCGCGTACATAGTATAACAGGCTCTTCGGAGCCTATTTTATTGACTTTACTACTATTCATCTATTTGATAATAGCATAAATATCTGATCAAGAGGATATTTATGAGAGCAAGAGAATTTATTATCGAGTATGACCGCGGCATGACCCTCAAGTCATGGGAGCAGAAACTAACCGCACGAATGGCTAGTGATGAATCGGCACCTGGAACTATTGACGAAATTATGGAAATGATTGAGTCAGCTGATCCAACAAGAAACAAAGTATATGCGCAATGGATTGTCAAGCGATATGTTGCTGGAGATTTTGCTGCTAGTGATCTTGATCAAGTGAATTTGCGATTGACTGATTACGATAGTGTGAAGAAATCACTAACTACGGGTAAAGATATTAATCAGTTGACTTATGCACAACTGCCCGATCTTATACAAGCAGGCAAGGCACAAAAAACAGCACCCAAATTTGAAATCATACCTGACACTGAAGTGCTGTATAATGGCCCAGATGGACAGTTAGCCGTGCCCAAAACTGAAACTGCAAGTAGGGCATTGGGTAGCGGTACTGCTTGGTGTACTGCGTGGACTAATAGAGACACAATGTTCGATCATTATAATTCAAGTGGTGACATTTATACGTGGAGAGCTAAGAATGGCAATAAATTCCAATTTTTCTGGGGTAAAGATATTCAATTCATGAATTCGGCAGACTTGCCGCTATCTCCAAAAGATATGCATTTTTACAGATCAATCAATCCTGTAACTGCTCCTATATTTGCTAGAGAAGAACAGAAAATTCTTAACTCACGCAATGCAAATAGAATTATAAAACTTATGACTGCACTTAATAAATCGAGTATTAAGCTAGAAATTCCAATAGAACTTCTGAAAAAAAATCATAAGATAGCATACCATTATGCCAAAGAGATCATTGGAGGGCGATGGCTAACAGGCGAAGCGGTAATTGCATCTAATGCCACCTCTTCATACAAGTATGCCAAGGATGTTATTGGAGGGCGATGGCCAAAAGGCGAAGCGGTAATTGCATCTAATGCCGGCGTTGCGTATAAGTATGCCAGGAGTATTATCAAGGGTCGATGGCGAAAAGGCGAAGCGGTAATTGCATCTAATGCCGGCGTTGCGTATAAGTATGCCAGGAGTATTATCAAGGGTCGATGGCGAAAAGGCGAAGCGGTAATTGCATCTAATGCCGGCGTTGCGTATAAGTATGCCAGGAGTATTATCAAGGGTCAATGGCCAAAAGGCGAAGCGGTAATTGCATCCAACCCTTTCGTTTCGTTCATTTATGCTAGGGATGTTGTTAAGGGGAGATGGCCAGCGGGAGAAGCTGCTATTGCAACTAGTTCCCATGCTTCGTACATTTATGTTACGGAAGTTGTTAAGAAGCGATGGCCAGCGGGAGAAGCGGCGATTTCTAGTGACTCGTGGTCCGCAAAAATTTACGATCAGCAGTTCGGTACTAACTTAGCTAAGCAATAACATACATATAACAGAAGCATTATACTTAGTAGGCTCTTCGGAGCCTATTTTATTGACTGAACGTTGTTTATTGTATATACTTAACATATATTATAAAAATAATATACAAGATATTTACAGCTCGCACTGGCTAATTTCGAGTGCCTACGACAACTGGACCACGGGTCACAGGGACAGCAAATCTCAAAGATATCCTTGAGTACTCAGCAACTATCCTTGACAGGACGACGATTGGACATGCCTTCCCATATAACCAATTTTGCTGTTTGAACGGAATTAACAAAAAGGCTAAAGAGGGTTAATAACCCACGACTGTTTGCACGATAGCATGTGTAATTCAGTTGGCCGTCATTATTAAGACGATGCTAGAGGTACAGGATGACCGCCTCGGTAATGCATTAATGCTATGTGATAGAAAGCAACTCAGATGAGAATTTTTATTGTTTCTTAGCCCGCCAGGGCTAAGTGTGACTATGCAATCTAGATGAGTGTAATTCACTGCTCCGCAGCTAAAACAATTAATAATATTTAATAAAAAGAAAAATGCAATTAAATGAACAGAAAGAAGCGCAGCGATTGATGTGAATGCAAATTGCAAATGAGCGTTAGCTCATTTAACTACATTAGTAGCATAAATATCGTATCTAAGGGATATTATGAGAGCAAGAGAATTTATATTTGAAGACTACAAAGATGCCAAAAAAGAGTTTAGTCGTGTAGCCGACCCACAAGTAGTACAGGACACTATTGATCAATACAGAGAATTAGTTAAAAAAAATCAATTTAGAAACCCAATTGAAAAAAATATCGACCACTGGCGAGAGCGCGGGTGGGAAGCATTTAGTCAAATGGTCAAATTGAAAAGCAGTGACATCACTGATACTCAGCGTAAACGTGGTAAAGTAGTAGGTAATGCAATATCATTACAAGATGACGACGAATGGACCGTAGTTATCCCTCTAGATAAAGAATCAAGTGTACACTATGGAAAAGGAACTGAGTGGTGTACTACTAAACCAAATTTGGCGTATTATGAACAATATGTATACGAACGTAATATTACTTTAATCTATGCAATTGATAAAACTAAATCGGGACGTAGTGTTGCTATTTCGATTAAGCCCGCGGGTAAGCAAATTCAAATGTTTAATCAAAACGATAAACCAATTGACTCTGCACAATACAAAGAAATATCAGGGCTTGATTCTGCAAAATTTATCAATATGGCTGCATTACCTGAAACTCAGCAACAGCTCACTGCATCAAGAGAAAAATATAAAGTAGCTGATAAAACTGTTAAGACTTTACTAGCAGAAAAACCACTTAATCCAGAAGCAATTGAACGAGAACTTAAAATTACTAAGAAGAGTGAAGATTGTTATAGTTACATATTTAAATATGGTCAAGAGCAAAATAAACCAGTTAATGTCCATCCAATCATAATAGCGGCTGCTGCATATCATGTTGAGAATCATGGTGCAAAAAGATTAGCACCTCTTATTGGACAGTATATCGACTTTCCGAATTTACCAAGTGGATTAATCAAAACAATTTTAAGATCAAGCCCGGGTATATTTGTATCTAACTTTAAATTGTTAAGTGCTGAACAACAGGCTATGTTTGCACTTGCTCCAGCCTCAGCTTATCATTATGCTGCCTTTATACTTAACGAAAAACCATTCCCTGCAGGTGAACCAGCTATTGCAAAAGATGCATTCTATTCATATTATTATTCTATCTCTATACTTAACAATCCATTTCCAGCAGGCGAACCAGCTATTGCAACTAATGCAGACTTTTCATACATGTATGCCTCTAACTTCTTTAATGGAGTAGGATGGCCGTTAGGCGAAGCTATAATAGCAAAAAATGGAGCCAACTCGTATTATTATGCAACTCGAGTGATTAAAAAGCCATTCCCTCTAGGCGAATCTGAAATATTTAAAGATAAGTTTTATTGGAAAGACTATACTGTGGGCTTACTTAAAGATCATCGATCGCCATCATGGGAACAACTAATCAAGAACGATCCCGAAAAATCGTTTGTTTATGCTCAAACACGTAACAAACCATTTCCTGCAGGAGAAGCTGCTATTGCAACTAACCCAAAATATGCTGCTGAGTACGACCAACTGTTTGGTACTAATCTTGCACAGCGATAACATAAATATCATATCTAAGGGATATTTATGAGAGCAAGAGAATTTATTATCGAGTATGACCGCGGCATGACACTTAAGTCGTGGCAACAAAAATTAACAGCACGTATGTCAAGTGATAACTCCGCACCTGACACCATTGATGAAATTATGGAAATAATTGAGTCATCTGACCCCACTCGCAATAAAGTATATGTGCAATGGATTGTCAAGCGATATGTTGCTGGAGATTTTACTGTTGATTTACTTGATCAAGTAAATCAACAGTTATCTGATTACGATAAGATAAAAAAATCACTAAACGATCCAATACACAGAGATATTAACAGATTAACGTATGCACAATTGCCGGATATTATTAACTTAGGGCAAACAAGTAAGTCACAACCAAAATTTGAAATTATTCCAGATACTGAAGTATTGTATAACGGCCCAGAAGGGCAATTAGCTGTGCCTAAAACAGAAGAAGCAAGTCGTGCATTGGGCGCAGGAACTGCTTGGTGTACAGCATGGACTGATCAACCGACAATGTTTAACCATTATAACTCATCTGGTAAGTTATATACATGGAGAGCCAAAAATGGAGATAAGGCTCAATTTTATTGGGGTAATAATATTCAATTTATGAATTCAGCTAATAGGCCTTTAGAAGGAGAAAAACTTCATTTTTATAGATCTGTAAATCCAGCAACTAAAAAATTATTTGCCAAATACGAATCCACATTTATTAACAATGGAGATATGGATCGTATTCGAGAACTCGATAATATATTAAGTGAGGCAGGAGTCGATTGGACAGCAGCACACACCTATATTAAAGACATCCAATATGCAGAAAGTGCATATAACTCTATTTCAGCCGGTGACTTTGATGATTTTCCAGAAATCGCAAAAGCAATGAAATCAGAGCAAGAAGCTAGTATTGCAAAAAGTGCAAAGTATTCGTATAAGTATGCTAGTGAAATATTAAAAACCCCATTTCCAGCTGGGGAGCCTGCTATTGCAACGAGTCCACCGTATGCATACCGATACGCAACTTTTGTGCTCAACCAGACTAGATTTCCAGCCGGCGAAGCTGCTATCGCAACGAGTCCACAGTATGCATACCGATATGCCGTTAACATTTATAACGAACGATTCCTCATAGGTGAAGCCGCTATAGCAACTGATCCAAGATACGCAGCTTGGTATGATGCTGCATTTGGTACTAATCTTGCACAGCGATAACATGCGACTATCACAATTATTCGAAAATACACCTCGACGTGTAATACTATCTTTTCAAAACGGAAAAGGGCAAGTATTTAATGAATCGGTTTCAATTGGATTTAGGGCCATCAATGAAGATGATGATATAACATATGAGTATCCAGAAAGCGAAGGATGGATATATATCTATTATGTGGAACTACAACACAATGGGCAATCTGGAAGAGCATCGGAGGTTTTAAAATACTTAACTAATTGGCTTGATGTAAATAACAAAATCGCATTATTAATGCCTGCTGCATCTGGAAAACTTTCTCAAGATGATTTAATAGCATGGTATGAAAGAAATGGGTTTGAGTTAGAACCTAGTAGACATATGATACGATATCCTAAATAGGTGATTACAAATTATTTCGAAGTTGAACGGTATTGATGCATTATTTTGTATGTTAATAATATAAATATCATATCTAAGGAATACAAATGAGAATATATGAAGTAATAACCGAAGCACGTCGAAACCCTACAATTAACAAAACTCTCCCACCAATTCAACAATTGCGTAGCTATTATGATAATGCTAGTATGTTATCAATCGAAATTACTAATTTGTTTATTAGCTTGACTTCATTAGAAAAACTTGGTATTAATCCTGGAAGTTTTTATGATACCCCACTCGGCATATTCGCATATTCAGTTGATTATACATTTGCAAGAGCGAAAAGAAATTTAACAGAGCTACCATATTTTGGGGATAAGCCATATATTAATTTGTTTAAAGCAACTAAACCAGTGCGTGTACTAATACTAAACGATATGACTATGGACGATGTTGACTGGTATGTTGACAAATTAAAGTCGATATCAGAATACAAACCGCATATCCCAACTGATACTAGTAACGCACGGGTTCAAACACCAGGCGGTATTTTTTGGTATATTACTATGATAATTGCCCAAAGTCTATCTAAGATTGTATCAAAAAAAGCTCCAGTATTATGGAATATTTTATTTAGGAAATTAGGAATTGACGGATGTGTTGATACTGGGAGCGGTATTATTCATCATCACGAATCGTCACAAGCTGTATTTTTCTCCATGGAAAGTATTGAGTTAATTGATAGGATTCCAAATAAACTAATAGTGAATCACAAACCTAATCTAACACGAAGCAACCTGATTCGAAATACATTTAGAAAAGCTGATTCTATTGAAACTTATGAACTAATGAAAGACAAGATGCTTAGTAGCTCTAACGATCTGAGACTAATTCCAATTCACATAATGTTAAAGTTTGACCCGCAGGATGCTATCCAGATGTTAGCACTAACCGGGAAGAGATCAAAAGCTACAGAACAAGTAGTTGCAACTGATCCAGAGTTAGCATACTGGTATGCAAGTAGCGTACTTAGAAAGAAGCAATTCTTATTAGGCGAACCTGCTATTGCAACTAGTGCCAAGTACTCATATAACTATGCAAACGATATACTTAAAAATAAAACATTTCCGGCCGGTGAGCCTGCTATTGCAACTGATGCATTCTATTCATATTATTACGCATATATACGCAACCGACGATTCCCTGCTGGCGAAGCTGTTATTGCAACTGATCCAAGACTTGCTGCAGATTACGATGCAAAGTTTGGTACTAATCTTGCACAGCGATAACATAAATATCGTATCTAAGGAATATACATGAGAGCAAGAGAATTTATAGTTGAATACGACCGCGGCATGACCCTCAAGTCATGGGAACAAAAATTAACAGCCCGTATGGCTAACGATCAATCGGCACCCGACACCGTTGATGAAATTATGGGAATGATTGAGTCAGCTGACCCTACTCGCAATAAAGTATATGCGCAATGGATTGTCAAGCGATACGTAGCTGGAGATTTTGCTGCTGATAATCTTGATCAAGTGAATCAACAGTTAACAAATTACGATAAGATTAAAAAATCACTAAACGACCCAATACACAAAGATATTAACAGATTAACATATTCACAGTTGCCGGATATTATTAAATTAGGACAAACAAGTAAGTCACAGCCAAAATTTGAAATTATTCCAGATACTGAAGTATTGTATAACGGCCCAGATGGGCAATTAGCCGTGCCCAAAACTGAAGAAGCAAGTAGGAAACTAGGTAGTGGTACTGCTTGGTGTACAGCATATACTGATCGGGACACGAGGTTTGACCATTATAATTCTACCGGAAGGATTTACACATGGAGAGCCAAAAATGGGGATAAGTTTCAATTTTTCTGGGGGGACGATATTCAATTTATGAATTCAGCCAATAAACCACTATCTCCAAAAGATATGCATTTCTTTAAGGAAATTAATCCTCCGACAAAGAAACTGTTTGACAAGTACGAAGATTTATTTAAAAATAAACCCGAAAAAGCATTAGATTACGCAAAGGCACTTAACCAACCATTCCCTGCCGGCGAAGCTGCTATTGCAACAGACAAAGATGTTACTTGGAAATATATGGTCTATGTACTTAAAAAGCATCACTCTCCATCATGGGAGAATTTAATTAAAGATAACCCCGAATTATCATTCGACTACGCGTATGTACTTGACCAACCATTCCCTGCCGGTGAAGCTACTATTGCAACAGACAAAAAAGTTGCTTGGTATTACAGTTCTATGCTTCTTACAAAGCATCACTCTCCATCATGGGAGAATTTAATTAAAAATAAACCTGAATTATCATATCTCTATTCGAAGGCACTTGACCAACCATTCCCTGCCGGTGAAGCTGCTATTGCAACAGACAAAGATATTACTTGGAACTATATGTCTGAAGTACTTAAAAATCATCACTCCCTATCATGGGAGAATTTAATTAAAAATAAACCTGAATTATCATATCTCTATTCGACGGCACTTGACCAACCATTCCCTGCCGGTGAAGCTGCTATTGCAACAGACAAAGATATTACTTGGAACTATATGTCTGAAGTACTTAAAAATCATCACTCCCTATCATGGGAGAATTTAATTAAAAATAAACCTGAATTATCATATCTCTATTCGACGGCACTTGACCAACCATTCCCTGCCGGTGAAGCTGCTATTGCAACAGACAAAGATATTACTTGGAACTATATGTTCTATGTACTTAAAAATCATCACTCCCCATCATGGGAGAATTTAATTAAAGATGATCCTGAATTATCATTCGACTACGCGTATGCAATCGAAAAAAGATTTATTCTTGGAGAACCTGCTATTGCAAACAGTGATTACGACGTAGCATACGATAAAAAATTCGGTACAAATCTTTCTCAACAGCCTACTCAACAGCCTACTCAACAGCCTACTCAACAACGTAACCCATTATGGAATCGAGTTAAATCGATATTTCGTACAAACCGAAATTAGTAATTGCTAGTTATCTATTGGAACTATACAGCTTATTGATTGACACAATCCTGTAATATTGCACAACTATTCGACTGCATGTAATTAACTGTTTTCAACAGAGTTACGTGCAGTCTCGTATATACGATTAGTAGACCAAAGTACATCACTATTCGACACTAATCATAAACAGCAATAACATAAATAATGTATATAAGGAATATCCATGAGAGCAAGAGAATTTATAGTCGAATCGTTTATAGTTGAAAGTTATCCGTTAGCTAGAGCTGAGTTTATTCGTGCCGCCACTGCTAAATTTGGACTCGAAGCGGTTGCTAAAATTGGCACCGAAGACGAACCTAAAGAAATTACAAAAGAAATCGATAATGTCAAGAAAGCACTTGATCAACATCGAGAACTAGCTAAAAAGAATCAATTTAAAAACCCAGACGAAAAAGACATTAACTATTGGCGTAGACAAGGGTGGGAAGCATTCTCTGCCAAAGTTAAAGACTTAAGTAGTCAAAAAACAAGTACTCAAATTAATCGCGGGAAAGCCGAAGGAAACGCTATTATTTTGCAAGATGATGCGAATTGGACAGTCCTTATTCCATTAGACAAAGAAGCTAGCGTGTATTACGGAAAAGCAACCCAATGGTGCACTACTAAACCTTATCAGTCATACTACGAGCAGTACGTTTATGACGATAAAATTATTTTAATATATGCTATTCCTAAAAACAAAGACAGTGATAGTCATGTAGCAATTTCTTTATATCCTGATGATAGTAAGAAAGCAATAGAGTTTAACAAGAATAAACCTACCCCCGAGAAGTATTTTGAAATGTTTAATAAGGCTGACGACAAAATTGAGGCACAGGAATACACTCGGATTTCGGGCCTTGATCCTAGCAAGTTTGTGCAAATGGCCGCTCGGTCCGAAAACAGCACACAAGTCGATACTGCTCGTACTGAATTTCTTAAATTAAAAGATCAAGCTACTGCATTAATTAAATCTGATGAATTTAATCAAGAATTATTAGAACGGTTATTAAAAGTTATTAAAGATCGGCAGTTATGTGCGTCATACGTAATTAAATACAGCGAATACACTGGTGGTAAAGTTACAGTTGACCCAACAATCCTTATAGCTACTGCAAATCATGTTCACAGTGGGCATGACGCAGCGAAAAAAATGGGGCAATACATCGATTTTACTAAGATTCCAAATAAAACATTTAAAACTATAATAAACTCGTCGCCGAGCTTATTAGTATTTAATGCTAAACATTTATCTGCTGATCAAATAAAAATGTTTGCACTTTCTGCACAAGCATCTTACCTGTACACAAAATATGTAACCGGTAAACCATTCCCAGAAGGCGAAAAAGCAATTGCAACTAATGCTGAGTATTCATATGGATATGCCTTAGATGTACTTCATAATCGGTTCCCAGAAGGCGAACCGGCTATCCAAAATTCGGAGTATAGCATGGCATATGACAAATACACAGCTTACATACCGCCGCCTATAGATCCCGAAGAAATAGATCTGTACAGAACTAGCATGCGTGTTGCTCTTAAAAGCCCAAACGAAGTAAAAACAACAGAATATTGGATGACAAGTTATAGTCAACAACTAATTGGGCCATTCAGTGCTAACGATATCTTAGATAAAATTAAAAAGCGACAGATAAATCCCGACGGGGAAATGTCAATTGTGTGGCGAATTGGGCTTGACAGATGGGTTCCGTTAAAAGATTTAATACCGGAAATAGATCCATCGTTTGTACCTCCTACACCACAAGGGGAGAAATTACCGCCAGAGAAGAATATATATTATTATTCCATAAATAACACTCCTATCGGACCAGTAACGAGAGAGAACTTGCTTAAATTATTAGATAACAAATCTATAGACACTCAAACTCCCATCTTCAAGGATGGATACCGTAATTGGAAACCGTTAGGGGAGTTGATGGGAGAATTAAAAGCAGATCGGACACCGTATTTTTACCTTGTAAATAACCAAAAACACGGACCAGTTACGGCAGCTGAATTGTTGCATGAATTGTCATTTTCATGGGGTCAAGTAAATGACGAAACAAAAGTATGGCGACCCGGTCTTAAAAATTGGCAACCGCTATCGACGATTAAGAGTGAGTTATCGTTACCTCCTGAATCGCCAAAACCACCACCAATGCCTGGGCAACCACCGCCACTGGCACCGGACGATAAAATATATTATTATGTTATAAATAACACACCAACTGGCCCAGTAACACGACAGAACTTATTCAACTTACTAAATAACAATACCATAGATAATCAAACTCAGGTTTGGAGGAAGGGTCTTGAAATTTGGCAACCATTAAGCTCTTTACTTAACGAGCTCAATAAAGTGCAAACTGAAGGAAGACGTAGACGACGAGTTGTCTAATACTAATCTTATATAGTAATACTATAAATAGTATATCTAGTACAACAAAGCCAACACTAGTTGGCTTTTATTTTGAGAAAACATATGAGAGCAAGAGAATTTATAGTTGAATACGATCGAGGCATGACACTTAAGTCATGGGAACAAAAATTAACAGCCCGTATGGCTAGTGATCAATCGGCACCTGAAACTATTGACGAAATCATGGAAATGATTGAGTCAGCTGATCCCACTCGCAACAAAATGTATACACAATGGATTGTTAAGCGATATGTTGCTGGCGATTTTGCCGCAGATGATCTCGATCAAGTGAATTTGCGATTAACTGATTATGATAGTGTAAAGAAATCACTAACTACAGGTAAAGATATTAACCAGTTAACCTATGCACAATTGCCTGATATTATTAGTGCAGGGCAAGCACAAAAATCAGCACCTAAGTTTGAAATTATCCCCGATACAGAAGTGCTGTATAATGGTCCAGATGGTCAATTGGCCATACCCAAAACAGAAGAAGCAAGTATAGCACTAGGTAGTGGTACTGCTTGGTGTACTGCGTATACTGATAGGCACACTATGTTTTCCTATTATAATTCAGCAGGTAACTTATATACCTGGAGAGCTAAAAATGGAGACAAGTTTCAGTTTTATTGGGGAAGAGATATTCAATTTATGAATTCAGCAAATAAGCCCATATCGCCAAAAGATATGAATTTTTTTAGATCAATAAATCCTCCAACAAAAAAATTGTTTGACAAATACGAAGCTAAATTTATCGAAGATAATGAGTATAGTCGTATAATAAAACTTGCCGAAGCATTGGCTAATTCAAGAGTCCGATGGGAACTTGCCAAACCAATCATTGATATTGACCGCGATGCAAAGAATGCGTTTGAATATCTTCTCGATAATAAAATGCATAACCCGGCACAAGCACTTGTCCATATTATAAAAAGTCCTGCGTATTCATTTAAGTATGCAAATGAAATACTAGATAAAAACCCGTTCCCTGCTGGTGAAGCTGTAATTGCAAAAGACCCAACATATGCATATCAGTATGCTGAAGCTATACTAAAAGGGCCATTCCCTGCTGGTGAAGCTGTAATTGCAAAAGACGCAACGAGTTCTCTTAATTACGCATTTATATGTGATCGACCATTTCCTGTGGGGGAGGTAGCGATTGCAAAAGATGCTAGCAGTTCGTACACTTATGCAAAATATATACTATTTGATAGATTCCTTAAAGGAGAACCTGCTATTAAGTTAGATAACGATGTTTATCAGGGATATAAGAATGATATCATTGACGGATTCTGGGGGAAAGGAAAATCAACAGTATTTAATATACTTTCGAAAAGTAGCGAAGATTCACTCGATTACGCATTAACAATGAGTAAACGTTTCCCGGAAGGAGAGCCTGCAATTGCACAAGACCACGACACTGCATGTACGTATGCTATGGCTATAATAGAAGGAGAATGGCCTGAAGGTGAAGCTGCAATTGCAACTAATAAGAGTTCATCGTTTAAATATGCAATGTTTGTACTTAAAACTAAAAGATTTTTGGCAGGAGAAGCAGTTATTGCAACTAGCCCGGAGTTAGCCAAACAATACGACCAGATATTCGGTACTAATCTAGCACAGCAATAACATAAATACCATATCTAAAGGATAATCATGAGAGCAAGAGAATTTATTATTGAGTATGACCGCGGCATGACACTTAAGTCATGGGAACAAAAATTAACAGCCCGTATGGCAACTGATCAATCATCACCTGACTCAATCGAAGACATAATTGAAACGATCGAGTCAGCTGACCCTACTCGAAACAAAATGTATACACAGTGGATTGTTAAACGATATGTTGCAGGCGACTTTAACATCGATGATCTCGATCAAGTTAAATCACAATTAACTGAATATGATGCTGTTAAGAAATCGTTAACTACTGGCAAGGATATCGGACAGTTAACATTTGCCCAGTTGCCTGCTATTATTAGCGCAGGACAAACACAAAAATCAGCACCTAAATTTGAAGTTGTACCAGAATCAACAGTACTATATAACGGCCCACTTGGACAATTGGCAATTCCACGAACAGAAGAAGCAAGCTGTGAACTTGGTAAACAGACTAATTGGTGTACTGCTCGAACTGAATCAGAAAACCACTTTGATGAGTACTATAACCCTCTTTACGTGTGGCGTGACAAAAATGGTAAAAAATATCAGTTTCATTGGAGTAGTAGATCTGAATTTAAAAATTCAGCAAATCAGGATATGTCGACGAAAGACTTTGTTTATTTTCGATCAACTCACCCAGTATTGTCAAAATTATTTGCCGAACAAGAGGAAGATCTGTTGTATGGAGCAGATCCAGAGGCTGTAGGCTCGTACTATACTATATTAAAAAAGGGGTACGGTATACAATGGGACGAAGGCAAGTCGATAGTTGGCAATGCTGAGCTCGAATCGCACGATTATCCGTATTCAATGGAGGATGGAAGGCAGCCCGAGTTGGAGCCAGAAATACTTGAAGACGATTATTATGCTTTAGCCTATGCAATGTATGTAATAGATGATAGATGGCCGGAATTTGAATCGACAATGCTAGCTAATCCGTCAAGTGTAGTAATACTGTATGCAGAAGACGTAATCGGCGGCAAATGGCCAGAATTAGAAAAAGTGATAACTGATGAGCCAATACTATCATATAATTATGCAGTAAGAGTTTTAGGTGATCGATTCCTAGCAGGTGAAGCTGCTATTGCGACTAATGAAAATTATGCTAAAATTTACGATGATGAGTTTGGCACTAATCTAGCACAACAATAAAGGATAGTCGTGAGAGCAAGAGAATTTATATTTGAAGGACCAGCAGAAGCCAAAGCTGAATTTTCAAAAGTGGCCGATCCAGCCTTAGTACAACAAACTATTCTTAAGTTTCGAGAGTTGGTGAAGCAAAATAAAGTTCCAGCAGTTAATCCGTTAGCATCCACTGATCCGGATCAGCGGTCTAGTTTGTCGGCTCCGGTCGACGAACGTAACATTGATTATTGGAGAACTCAAGGATGGGATAAATTTCTTAGTAGAGTTACTGAACTCTCAACTACTGCTACTAAAACTCAAGTTAAACGAAAAAAAGCAGCAGGTAAAAGCATTACGCTACAGTCCGATAGTCGTTGGCTTATCTTAATACCTTTAGATAAAGATTCTAGTTGTTTCCACGGTAAAGATACTAAGTGGTGTACTACTAAACCTCTTCAAACTTATTTTGAAGATTATTTCTATAATGACCTTATTACCCTGATATATGCAATAAGCCAAATTGACAATGAACATTATGCAATTGCTGTGCATCCAAAAGGATATCGACAGTTCTTTAATAAAGATGACACTAAAATAACCGATGCCGATTTTAAATCGCAAACTGGGCTCAATCCGGACCAGTTAATTGCACTAGCAAGTAATCCATCAAACGCTGCACAACTTGCAGCTGCTCGAAAGGTTTATGAAACTAGTATGGATGCTATTCCTCAACTATTAGCAGCAAGTCCGTTAAATCATGTTGAATTAACAAAGTTAATATCATTAACGAAGAGCGGCGACTTTAGCGTACAGTATATTAAAAAATATTCTCAAGAAGCAGGTCGTCCTGTAATTGTACCTGACCAGATATTGATTCCTGCTTTTATTTTTTACCAAGATGTTACAGGTGTTAGAAATCCACAAGATTTGCAACTAGTATCGTCAATTGATTTTGCAAATATTCCAATCGCAACTACTAGAGCAATAGCACGCAGTATGCCAAAGTTACTAATTGAAGGTCATGCTAAACTAACACCTGCTCAGATAAAAATAATTGCAGAGTATCCCAATTCGGCACAACTATATGCAACTACAGTATTGAAAGGAAAATGGCCCGAAGGGGAGAGCGCAATTGCAACTACTGCAGAATCAGCATATGAGTATGCTAAGGTATCACTTAAGGCTAATCGATTCCCAGCTGGTGAGCAGGCAATTTTAGGAAATTCGTGGTATTCGTATCTATACGCTAAAACTATTCTCAAGAGTCCGTGGCCTGCGGCAGAAGCTATTATAAAAACAGTACCTAACACGTACAATTTATATTCGAACGATGTATTATACGGTCCATGGGGTAATGGCATTAGAGGGATTGCTAGTGACTTAATGGCAGCATTTACATATGCAAAAGATATTCTCAACGGAGCATTTCCAGAAGGAGAACCTATCATAGGAACTGATAGTGAATTAGCTTACAAATATGCAACTGAAATTATTAATAGTAAATTTCCAGCTGGGGAAAAAGCAATAGGTAAAGATGCAGAGTTTGCAGCCAACTATGCTAGGAAGTTTTCTCCTGACGGATTTCCCATAGGAGAAGCTGCTATTGCAAAACATCCTAAGTTTGCAACATTATATGCTTTATATGTAACTAAACGTAGATTCCCAGCTGGTGAAGCTGCTATTATGCAAAATAAAGACTACGCTGTTCAATACGATAGAAAGTTTGGTACTGATTTAAGTACTAGACACACATTGTAATGACAAATACTTAGATAGAGTTGTCTTATATAATCGCATAAATATCGTATCTAAGGATATTTATGCGATTAATAGAACTTTTAAGAGAAGGATTTCCAGAAGCACATACTGAATTTTCACAAGTAGCCAACCCAGCTGAGGTAAAGCAAACTATTGAAAAATTTAGACAGCTAGTTGCTAGCAATAAAATTAAGTCAACTACTCAACCCGGCCAGCCTAATAATGCCGACGTTCGTAGCATCGACCACTGGCGTAGGCAAGGGTGGGATGCATTTAAACAAGCAGTTGCTGATGCTGAAAATGTTATTACTAAAACTCAAATTAAGAGACAAACAGTCAACGGTAATAGCATCATTCTTGTTGACGACGATAAATGGAAGGTTGTTATTCCTTTAGATAAGAATGCCAGTTGCTTTTATGGTAAAGGCACTAACTGGTGTACAGCAAAGCCCATGCAATTAAACTTTGAACAATATTTCTATAGAGATGCAGTTACTTTAATTTATTTTATAAGCAAAGATTCTCCAGAGCGATATGCTATTGCTGCTGACTTTGTATTTGGTGAAGATACTGAATACTTTAATAGAGTCGACGATACTATAACTGAAAGTCAATTTGAATCGGCAATTGGCGAGGATCTAGACATTGATGAAATATATCTAATAGCTGGAAATTCAGAGAATATAAGAAGATATGATAGAGCTAGACTGCAGTATGACACTGCAGAAGATAATTTAACAAAGTTGTTAATCGAGTGGCCGTTAAATAATAAAGAAATAGAAAAATTATTATCTTTTACCAGATCAGAAGAGTTGAGTACTTCGTATATAGTAAAGTATTCAAAAGAAGTAAAGCATCCAGTTATTGTACCCGATCTAGTATTGCTATCAGCTGCAGAGTATGGACAAAAATTGCCATTTGATTCTCCGGTACTCAGCAATCTTGCCAAGGCTATTGATTTTTCTAAAATTCCCGTAGCAATAACTACTATATTGTTTCGAAAGTATCCAAAATTAATTATAAAAGCGTACGATCGTTTGCCACAATCACTAAAACAATTGATAATAACTGTACCCAATGCAGCATTACAATATGCAATTAGTATTGTCAACGGAGAATGGCCAGCTGGAGAAGCAGCAATTGCTACTAGTGCCGATACAAGTTATAGATATGCCGAGCGTGTAATTAAAAAGAGATTCTTAGCAGGAGAACCTGCTATTGCCAAAGACCCGTACTTAGCGAACGAATACAATAAACTGTTCGGTAATGTTCTTTAAAATAACATAAATATCGTAGCTAGTATTATAACGCCAGGCCAGTAACTGGCTTTAATTTTGAGATTAAAAATGAAAATAAGAGAAATAATTACAGAAAGCATATCAGTAACAGATTGGATTGAAAAAATATACTCACAGTTTCCAGTATGGCCACTAAATCAAAACCAACGTGTTATTGATTTAGGCGGCGAAGGTGAGAATCAACAATTTGTATGGTTTGAATTAAAGCCGTCAACAAGTAAAAGAAATGCTGTTGAGATTGACTGGATTGGGGCCCATCCTCAACGAAGCGGCGCTGGCACTAAAGGTTTAAAAATATTACAAGGTTTAGCAAATGAAGCAGGCATTTCATTAACTTTATTTCCTTGGGAGCACGGGCCAGTCAGTCAACCTAAGCTAATTAAGTTTTATAAAAAATCAGGGTTTGTGCCTCAAATGAAAGGCGCCAAACACATGAAGTGGGATCCGCAGCCGATTGAAGAAGGATGGAAAGAATGGGTAGCAGGAGGTGCACTAGCTGCCGGTGCTCTTGCCGGTGCTTACAATCATTATAACCAACCACCAGAATTTAAACAACCAGCTCGTCCTATAACTATGTCACCGGTTCTTAAATACAAGTTAATATCTAATAATCCATCTAACGAAGATGAACTTCGAGATGCTGCCGACAAAGCTAACATAACTGGATATGAATTAGCACAACTTATGGCACAATGTGCACACGAAACTAAAAACTTTGTATCAACCACTGAAGACGGTACAGATAAAAACTTTACCAAATGGTATGAAGATAATGCAGATCTTGGAAATACTGAAAAAGGTGACGGAATTAAGTATAAAGGAAGAGGATTTATACATCTTACTGGCCGATATAATTATACTGCAGCGAGCAAAGCACTAGGACTTGATCTTGTCAATAATCCAGAGTTAGCAGCTGAACCAAAAAATGCAGCTAAAATTGCAGTATGGTATTGGAAATTTAGGGTAGATAACAGAGTTACTGATTTTACAAATACTACTAAAGTTACTCGAGCTGTTAACGGTAAAATTAATGGGCTAGACGAGAGGATTAGATATTTTAATCTGTACATTAAAGCACTTGGATTACCATCAGTCGAAAATGCAGCAGGTAATGTTCTACCTCAAGCGAAACCTGAAGTTAAAAATAAATAAATATTAACTATACTGTATATGGAGATTACATGACAATTGCTAGTGGAGATTTGTTGATTGCACCACCGACGCTTACTGGCACTGCATACGCCGGAGCAGTAATTATGCTAGCCAGTACAAACCCAACAATGGGGTTTGTACTTAATCGCCCAACTGGAACACCGTTGAGTCGAATTGCACCTAAGCTTGAACAATATATGGACACTGATATTTATTGGGGAGGCCCAGTAAATGTTGCAACTATATGGATGTTGCATACAAATGATTGGTCGATGAGGAATTCTGTCGAAATATCAGCCGATATGTCAGTTACGTCAAACATGGCAATGTTCGATAGATTAGCAAACGGTGATTGGCCTGAATACTGGAGAGTCTTCGCCGGATCTTCTGTATGGACCGAAGGTCAGTTAGAAAGTGAAATAATTCAGCTCACAGATAAACCGAGATCGCAAGGATGGCTCACTGCGCATACACCCGACCCTCACTCTATACTAGGAGTAGAACACAGGGATCTTTGGCAAATAGGGTGTGAATTAGCCAAAGAACAAGCAGTATCACAATGGATATAATATGTCAATTAGCAAACTTATAATAGAAGCAATTAGCTTAACAAAATACGCTACTACATTTGAAAATGCAGTATACGCCGGGATATTCGAATCAATGAATTATAACCCACAACCTGCAAGTTTACGACATAAGTACGAATTTAATACAGAATTATTACAACATTTTAGAAATAGATTTAGCGGTCGACTAAAATCAAGCATTGAACAAAAGCTACTTGATGAAATTCATAAAATTGTTGATCCTAGTAAGTTTGGTTCAATTAGCTTTCAACCTAACATCGGCTCAGACGGGTACGCAACTACTGTTAACAAAAAACAAGTTGTAGTTATAGATCACAAGTATATAGATAAAATAAATGATATTCTAGGGCGTATAATTTATAGAAAATTCTCTCAACAAATGCGGAACTCTCGTGTTGATAATTCAACTGTCTCGGAGATAGTCGGTGTTTATACTGGCCAGGATCTTAAAGATGAAATTCAAAACAATGGCGTAATAGGTAGTGCTGTTGATGAAATTACTGATGTACTAATACACGAATTAACTCATGTATTTCAGCATGTACCGCAAACTGATAAAGGTATGGAACGCACTGAGTATCGAAGCTATTTAAGCAATCCAAAACTTAAAAAAGGTCATAATGACGAATTTATACAACTTATGAACGATCCGGCAACAAGCAGATCAGACAAGTGGCGTCGATTGTATCACGCAAGTCCTCAAGAGATAGGAGCATTTACACATACTATTGTAATGTCAATTATAAGATCGTTTAGATTAAATAATGCGCCAGGTACTGCTCCGTCCGGAGAGCAATTGAAACCTACAGCATTTAATCAAGTGGCTAACGCAATACCAGTCTTTGTAAAACAGTATATAACTCCAACTACACCACAAGAACACGCAGTATTTAACAGATATGTTAAGTTTGCATACAAAGAACTTGAACAATACTACGAAGACATGAAAGTCAATCCAAGAACTAAAGTTGGCAGAAATGTGAACAAGTATGCTCCGTTACCCGATGTTGGTAACACAGGACTTCCGCCTCCATTACCTGGTAGCGGTAGTAGTAGTATGCCTCCTCCTTTACCCGGCGGTAATAATGCAGGAATGCCTCCGCCTTTACCAACAAACTAACATTTTATAAATTATCTATGTCAATCAGCAAACTTATAATAGAAGCAATTAGCTTAACACAGCACGCTCCGCAATTTGAAGAGAAACTAAATAAAATATTTGATAAGCATCTAGGCGATCTACAGACTTTACACGATGCTGCTTATAATATTTCAAAAATGACAGATCCGGCAATTGCAGACCTTGCTAACGAATATGTAGCATTAATTGAATACGATCTAGTGTTTACTCTGAAACCCGAATTATTATCAATGGGGCAGTCAGTTGGAAAACAATCATTAACCGCGGTTGACATAATTCCTATGCCGGATAGAGTAGGAGGGTCAGCCGACACTACTTCTATTTCTATAAATCACAAATTTATTAAACATATTATAGATTTTTTTATTATTTTGATTAAAAAACATGTACCTAACAGCATGTTTTCAGAGCCAGCAACAAAAGAAAATGTTAACAAATTTTTTATGTTAATAAAAGATCATGTTTTGCCTAACTTACTTGGCGGAGTACTAGTTACTTCTGTGGCACATCATATAGCAAATGCATTTCTTCATGAGCTTGTGCATATAGAACAAAATGCTAGACAAACAGCGATCGGTCGTACAAATATGGCATATAAAAGTTACGCAGGAAGTAAAAAGCCTAACCCGGATGACGATGATAACGAAATTACTCAGTTGAATAAATCTGGAAACGTTAACTCTCCGAGATTTGATAAACTATATTTTGCTAGTCCACAAGAAATGGCAGCATTTACACATAATATTGTAAATAAAATTGTCAACCACTACGAAATTTATGCAAATAAAGATAATGTACCAATGAATACAGCTGCTAGTGAAATACCTGGCCAAGTGAAATATTATCTTAATCCGACTAACAAGACAGAACAAAATATATTCAATCGATATGTAAAACTTGCTTATCAAGAACTAAGCAGGTACTATGCAAGTCTTACACCTAATAAATCTTAAATTTCAGATCTGCTAGTTCGTGCTGCAGCTGACTGTTGCAGAGCAGATCTTAATGTTGACGTATTTAAATTTCCAGTAGCTACATAATTTGCTAATACTTGAATTACATCAGTATCTGTATTTTCCGAACTAGACAATAGCTTGTATAGTTTTTTTGCATATTCGTTTTTATATTTTTCCGGATCAACAGCTGCATCAAGTGCTACAACAAATCGGCGTAGCGTAGTTTCTATCTTTCCGTTTTCAACTTCGGCTACCCAATTGCCCCCAGGACTTCGGAACTCAACCCATTTAGTTTTAACATTAACACTAGTATATTTGTTAGTAATTCCCGCATGTACTAACTTGCTCGCAGCGGCATTTAATTCTGATTTCATTTTATGAAGCAGCATTCCGGCAGATGCAGGGCTAGTTTCGATATTGTTTTTAATAACATCTAATGCACTAGCTGCATACTTATTCGCCATTCTATCAAATGCATTTAGTACATAGTGATCTCCGACTAGTAGTACCAACTTAATATAATCTAAATTTTCTATGCTATAATTAGGAACCGATACATTAATATGAAGTCCGGTAGTGTCGTTAGTATATGCATTAACGGTCTTCATCCATTTAGCTACTTTATATAAATCGGAAATCATTTCGTCTACTGCTTGTGGCGGAGAAATAAATTCAAGTCCCGGCTCACCATCATTACCGACTATACTAGAGTCTGGCTCCATAATATACGATACAACAGTACGTTTTGCACCATGATAAGATTGACTTACCCTAACAGGTTTTCCAACTGCTGCAGAAAATGAGTATTGAATCTTGTCATCAAAATCTTGTGATCCTATGCCAGTTATCGGACGTAACCCATTTGAAACAAGTACTGATCTCATATTAGTGTAACCGTGATAGTCAAGCCATGACTGTTCAAGCTTGTTCTTAGTAGCCACCCTTTGCATCCATGCATTACGAATTTCATTATAAATGTCAGAGCGATTATCAATAGCGTCGTTTACTGCATTCTCTAACTCGTCACCGGTTAATCGCTCAACAGATGAGAAATAGTTAGTTAGTACTTGCATATCCGAATCGTACCACTTATTAGTTAGTAAGTCATCGAGGTAATCAGTATAACTATCTTCTAATATACTACGAAGGCGTGCAACATTTACAACATTTGCATACGGTGTAAATGCCCTACATATATGATCAATTGATTTAGGAACTTCTGATAAATTCATTGGGGTGAATGGAATAATTAATTCGAATTCCATTCCTGCCAAAGCATTAATTGATGAGGACAACTTAGTCAGCCCGCTGGGCGACATGTTGACTTCGTTGAGTGGGTTGGGATGATTAAGGTCGTATAGTCTCATACTATATTTAGTATGAGACTTTTAAACTCCGAAGTGATGTTTAAGATGTGATACAATTTTATTATACTCGTCGAGATTTTCGCCTGTTTCCCACGAGTCTGGAAGAAATGCTAATGCACATTCATTAACAATTGACATTGCAAATTCTTCAATTAATGGATCGATATCTAGAGATTCTGATACTTGTAACAGATTGCTTTTATTTAAAATTTCTTGAATTTTCTTGTTCATGCTTATTGTTTATGCCAAGGTAAAATATTTAATATCAATAGCACTATCCAAATAATAATTCCGCACGCTACAACGATTGTGTTACTAGAAACCATACTTACAATTGCAATTATATTACACATGATTACAGCAGGTAAATTCGGACTGCAATCAAGTTTTGCAATGAGAGCAGGAGCAAACGCGATAGCTCCCATTAAACATAACATCATTAATAATGCACCCATTGCAGTAACGAGTACTATGCAGGATAAAAATAAATCTAAAGTGTTAACTATGTACATATCAGCATATTGAAAAAACGTATATATCATACGGAGTTATTAAAACGGGTGGCCGGCTGATTTCTTTTTAGCAATTCTTGCAGGAACATAACGCTCTTGATCTCCACGAATACGCGGTTTAACAATTCTATTGTTCTTAATTTGATCATTTGCAATTTCGCAACCTCGAGAAAAGCTAGGACTGCCGGAATTGCAAGAGCCTGTGCCTTTATGGCGCATGCCCCAACTATATCCGGCAGCATGTCCGCTACAATCTTGTGTGCATTTTCGTCCGTGAAACGATAGTTCTGTTATAAATTCATGTACTCTCATACACATATTTATGCAGAACTATCAACAGATTACTTGTCTACCGCAGTAAATCTCTCAACTAGAGACTTTTCATGGTCTACAATTTTCTTAAGTTCAGCAAGAGCAGTTGTATAGTGCCCGTTACCGTGACCGTCTTTAGCAAATTTTCTATCATGAGTTGCTGAGTGTTGCACAAACTCAAATGCTTCTTGTGCGGCCTTAACACGTTCTTGAGCTTTTTCTAATTCTTTCATTTAAACTCCTGATTATTTGCCAACCATTAAACCAGTCATAGTCGACGGAATAATAATTGTCTGTACTTTACCGTTTTTAACACCCTCGGAGATGTTAAGTGCAGCTTGTGCTTGAATATATGCAATTGACTGACTGCCTTGATTAGACAATGCTTGCATACGTTCTGCTTCTTTCTTGGCTGTTTCCACTTCAACAGTCTTTTGCTTAAATTCATTTTTAGCACGTACTAAATCGTTTGCACTTTGCACTACTGAATCTGCCGGAGTAATTTGGCGAACTAACACTTGCGTAATTGTAATTGAGTTATTTAAGCCTTCGGTAGCCAATGCAGCAGTCATAGTATCTTTCATTGAAGTTTCAATATCTGCGCGACGATCGGCCATATCTAAAGCTTCATACTCTCGAGACGCCTTATATGCAGCATTTCGAGCAGTTTGTAAAATATAATTGTACATTAAATAGACATCACCGTCGGAGGTAAAGTGGAATGCTTTACTTTTGCTAGAGTAAAGTTCTGCAACTCGATCAGGATTGATATTGTAAATTACAACAGCATCAAAGTCTTTCATTGTGCTATTGTCTTTAGCAAGTGGAGTAAGATTATCTACCTTTACACTAACATCTTTGATTGGAAAAGTTAGCACATCTCCAATAATTGTTTGATTAAATGAACCTGCTACTAATTCGCCTTGCTTGACTTGTTTGTCAAAGCCAACACGCACGCCAACTTCGCCTGTTTCAATACGGGTACAACCTGTTGCTAAAAGAGCAGCGGCTAAAATTGATGTTGTTAAAATACTTTTCTTCATAATGGTCCTTAAAATAAAACTACAAATAATGTCATTGTCGCAATTGCTAACAATGTACAAATTATACTAAAAATCACACGCACTGTCAATGCGTATTTTACCGACGCAGATTGCTTAATCACATATGGAATTCCTGCATAAAACATAAAAAATATCACAATGAAAGCAATAATTAATTTTATCATAATACATTTCCTAATGTAACGTAAATTAAATTATCAAGTTCTGCTTGATACTCTTTGCCTAATCGCCGATTTTCATAAATTGTGCGAATTAGTGTCTTTACTGCATAGGGCACTGCAAAGTCCATGGCCGCATCGTTATCTTGTCTAGATCTAATTTCAGCAATTAAATCGTCAGTATCAAATTCAGGTAATATGTCGTCTAGGTCTACATCTACTGTAATATATGCCATTGTGTTTCCTATTCAGCTGTATTGTTGATTCCGAAGATATACTCTTGCATTTTTTTCAATGTAGTTTCTTCGTCTTTCATACCACACGAAAAACATACTTGTTCGTTGTTTGGTCCGTACGGTCTGCACTCTTCGATCTTCCCGCATAGTTCACACACTTGTGGGGGTTCTTCAATAATTAATCCTGGTCCGCTCATTGTTACTCCTTATTGGAAACTTTCTTGATATATTGAAATAGCTTAGATGGATTTTTCGGAATCCATAAATCACCGTTGGGTCCGCATTTTCCAAACTGCTCTCTAGTACGTGCGCACGATCTCAACGGTCTATCTATTCTTCCAGTAACTAAATTTATATCGTCATCGTCGACTGATAGTTTACATGCTGGTACCAAAAACAGTCTACTGACTCTATGTTTACAATCGATACAAAATACTTTTTCTGTCATTTAAATTTTTTCACCTCTCTGTGTTCCGCGAAATCCTTTAAATCTAGGAAATCGCAGGCTATATACATCGTCACTATCTTGATTTTTAGTAGCTGCGTCGGCGCGAACTTCTGCAATCATATCTATTAGTAACTCACGAGTTGCCCATAATTGATCTCGGTCTGCATCAGTAAATCCCGAGCCAACGTTAACTCGAATAAACTTGCCGTCGTCAACTCCTTCGCATACAATTGCACCTAGCTTGCCTACATTTTTGCCTGTACCTTCTTCAACTGCTACTACGTGCAATGATACTTCGATAAACGGTTTAAGTTTAAGCCATGCTACTGAACGTTTGCTTTCGTACCCTGCAGCTGGGTCTTTTAACATTACACCTTCATAACCGCCTGCAATTGCAAGTTTGTTAATTTCTTTATAACGAGAACTGCCTGCAGGAGTATCGAGATTTACTAATTCTTGTTCAACTAATTGCACATTTTTTAATTGTGAAGCATTAGCTGTATAAAATTCTAGTAACTTTGCAGAACGAACAGTTTGTGCAACATTATACTTTTCCTTGACAAAATCTGCTAGTGGAATCATATCAAAGAGGAATAAATTTGTATCAGAAGTATTTGAACTTTCTTTTCGATGAATTTGCTTCATTAAATCCTGAAAAGAACTAGACATAACTTCACCATCGAATACATACGGTTCTGTTAGAGTATTTGCAATTGTTGAAAATTGTGATTTAATGTGTTCAAAGTTTGTAAGCTCTTTACCATTACGACTAAACTGGTCTACTGTACCATCTGGTTTAACAATAGTTAATACCCTAACCCCGTCGAGCTTTACTTCGATTAGTTTGTTCCCTGCAACTTTTGTTTCATGATTAGCACTGTCATGTGCTAACTGGCAACTAAACACTGGTACTACATAATCGGGTCGTTTTTTAGACACCACTTTGTTAATAGTAGTTTCACTAAACCCTGCTCGCATATCTTTAATTAAAATGCGTCGGTAAAAATCATTCCATTGAGATTGTGTAGCAACACTCATTGCTAGCTCAATTGCATCTCGAGCTTCGTGCCCTGATAATTGTCTTGAACGCAACTTATGCGCTAACCCTAAAAAGCCAGACCACGGTAACCCTTGACCAGTGTTGTCTGTTTTAGTAGGAACTTGCTTAACACCAAAGGTGCACAACGAATCATAGCACAGTCGCAACCCTTCGAAGAATTCATCTAATCCTTCGTTCATTGCTGAGTTAATGATTGCTTCCTTGGCTAACCTGCTATTGTCAGCTTCTAACCGCTGAATGATAATTTCTGGTTGTGTACGCAATTTATACTCCTGTAATTAATATATGTATATTATAACAGATATATAAATGCAGAACAATACTAATTGGCGAAATTACAAGTCTTGTGTAAAGTTATAATTAGTTTGTATTAACACTAAGTTAAAGTGTCGTTCATTAATAAGTAAATCTACATATTGCTTTAATGTGTCAATTCCTACGCCAGTATTGAGCCATTCTGTGTTCCACCCTTCGATTGACCACAAATTATCAACGTATTGAGTTTTAATTGTACGCTCAAGTGCTTTTGCATGAGCCCGCAACCCGCCATACAGATACACGAATTCTACAATATCGCCACTATGGGAACAATAATGTTTATTTCGTTCTTTGGGATCGCTAGTAATCCCAAATCCTGCACGGCCCTTTACTGACTCAATCAAATATAGATAATACATTAATTTGCTAAACTGAGAATATCTTCGTCAAAAAAATCAATTAGACCGTCAAATCGATCAGTTAGTGTCGGAGCAACAGTCTCTAGCCCTCCAAACTGTTTGTATAGTTGTATTAGCGAGCAAGCATACGCATCATCGTTCCATGTTGCTTGATAACCATATCGCTGTTCAGTCCAACGTCGATGTGCTTCTGTAACACTTTCTTGAAACTGCGACAGTGTACCAAACAAATTTTGAATAATAGCGGCTAAATCTAGCTGAAACTGATTAGTAATAGGCAGCTTAGCACTGTTAAATTCTCTGCAAATATCTCTAAAAATAAAAAACAGACTAGCATGCACACTTTCGTAATGAAAATATTGATTGTGCCAACTACAGGCTAATTTAATTTCGTCGGGACTTAGTGTTTTAAAAATTGAAACATTTGAAAATGTTCCAGGGTATTTCGACAAGCTGCTGTCAACTTCTACTGGAAAACATTCATTAGATTCTGCAATTGATACTTTGTATTCGATTTCTACATCGTCAGTGTCTGACAAATCTTTGTCAATTCTTACAATGAAAACAGCATTTCGCAATTGTTGATATGCGCTTTGCTTCTTCTTTCCCTTTCCATTAAGAATACCGAACGCTCTTCTAGCATACGCTAAGTTGTCAGTTTCAATATATTGAAATGGAAATTTAAAACTTCGCCAATCGCTATGTCCGGGCACAAGTCCCGCATCAATAAGTGCAGCCAGCGTTGATACTGTGTGTTGTCCATCAATACTTGCAAACTCGCCATCGTGAGTTAAAATGCACTGAATTGTTTGTAGTAGTGCCGGATCAAATACGTCTATATTTGCTATTTTATTTGCACAATGTTTATCGTCTAGTTGTCGCTGAATATCTTCGTCGATAACTAATCGACCTAATGGCTCCATTGAAACCTTTGGTAATCTATCAACTGCTAGCAATTTATTGGATGTTTCCCAATTCTTAATTGTCTTTTTCCAAGCAGCACTTTTATTGAGTGTATTAACTCGATCCTGTAGAGATACTTTCCTCCCAGTTCCTCTCTTAAGTGGATTAATATCAACCATCGGATTTGGTTTTCGAGTTACTGATTTGTACGTGAGTTTAAAAGTCATGTTGCTACCTAAATGTCATATCTGTACTTATCGATAGACACATACAGCGAATTAAAAACTGACTTACTTATTCAAATAATCGGCCCAACTTGGATGCTTTAACTGATATCCTTGCCGTCGCCGTTTTTCGATTAGTTCCCAAAAATGAGGCTGGTGAGGAGCAACTGTGGGTTTCAATTTAGTGCTAGCGGCTTTTTTATAATTACAAGGCTTACAAGCAGTAGTAGAATTTACCCAAGTGGTCTTGCCTCCTTGACTAACAGGATGTACATGATCGAGCGTTGCAGTTACGTCATTTACACTGCAGCCGCAATATTGACATTTATACTCGTCTCGCAAAAAAACATTACGTTTAGTTAATTTTACAGCAGTTTTTGGCTTTTGGTATTCCTTGAGCATAATAATCGCAGGAACACGAGTTTCCCAACGAGCAGACCTCACCACCCATGTGTCATACCACGATAGCACTTCTACTTTATCTAGCACAATATAACGTATTGCTTCTTCCCAAGTGACTGTACTTAGTGGTAATAAGCTAACTGGTTGTGCATCTGCATTTAATAATAATATATTGCTCATTTGTCATACCTAAAAGAGTATTTACCCTTGTTTTTAAACATAGTCTTTATTATATAGTAACTGTATATTGAGTGTCAATATTACCACGATACTTGACATTCATTGTAATACAACATACAATTAATACTTAATTAACAACAGGAGTTTTTATGTCGCTAGTTCCAATGGTAGTCGAGTCAACAAGCAAAGGTGAGCGTGCTTATGATATTTTTTCTAGATTACTTAAAGAGCGCATTATTATGCTAACTGATGTCGTCGAAGATCAAATGGCAAACACTATTGTTGCTCAACTTTTGTTTTTAGAAAGTGAAAATCCAGGAAAAGATATTAGCTTGTTCATTAACAGTCCCGGCGGTAGTGTAACTGCAGGGCTTGCTATCTATGATACAATGCAATTTATCAAACCTGATGTAGCAACATATGTTATGGGCCACGCATGCTCAATGGGGTCATTTTTAGCACAAGCAGGTGCTAAAGGTAAGAGATTTTTATTACCCGAAGCTCGGACAATGATTCACCGTGTAAGTTCCGGAACTCCGGGCACTAAAGGCAGTGTACATGTTCAAGATTTACAATTTGAAGATGCAAAACGTAGCTTCGAAGAATCAGTTAGAGTCAATAAACGACTAACAGAGTTGTATGTAAGGCATAATACAGCTAACAAAACATACGATGAACTTTTCGAAACTATGAAATTTGATACTTTTTTAAGTGCCGACGAAGCAGTTGCATTTGGACTTGCCGATAAAGTAATTACTAAACGTCCGTAATCTTTCTAACTTAATAAAAGGCACAGTAATGTGCCTTTTCTCACGACTGCAATAGTTAATATATCAGTTAACGGCGATAAATACTTCACTATGGATATAATTAAAATTGACGTTCCCGCATTTATTCGCCTAATTGAATTAGCTCGCGAAGATGTAAAAAATGATGCTGACTTACACGATCTTGCAGAAATTGTTACTCGTATTAGTCAAAAAGAAGTTGTGACAATGAAGCACTACAAGCAAATTGTAAACTTTATGAAAACACAAGGTAATGAAGACGAGCTAGCGCAAATACGCAAACTCGGCGGCATGACTTAGAATCTAATTGATGTTGTGCAATTAACATAACGACTACCGCAAAGAGTTACTTAATGATAAGTTCTCGATGTAATAATTAAATAATTAAGGAAAAATATGACAACATACAAAGTATTAGGACAATCGGCACCTGCGGCTACTACAAATACTACGCTGTATACTGTTTCGTCAACATCAACAGTGTGTTCTACATTAGCAGTATGTAATAGAGGAGCTACTACTACATTTAGAGTAGCAGTACGCCCAGCCGGTGCAGCATTAGCAAATCAACATTACATTATTTACGATAACTATGTAAATCAATACGATTCTGTATTTTTAACAATCGGTATGTCTCTATCATCAACAGATGTTGTTACTGTTTATGCTGGATCCGATACTCTCTCTTTTACGTTATTTGGTTCGGAAATTACATAATGAGTTTTAGAAATAGTAAAAGTTTGTCTGTTTCTTCTAAATTTACAATAACATCTCCATCTAAGAAAATATCATCTGCATGGCGTAGACCAGCTGACTGGCAAACATTGCCAACTGTTAGCAGTAGTGATCAAAAATTTGTTGGTTTATATGAAGTTAAAGAATACAGTAATAATTTTTGTGCATTATCTGCAACTGGTGACTACACAGTTGACTGGGGTGACGGAACTATTGAAAATTTTGCAAGTGGCGTTACTGCTGAACATGTTTACTCTTATGCTCAATTTATATATTTTGAGGATCGAATAAACGCATTTTCGGGCACTGATCGATTTTCTGCATCCGGTACTACTAACTTCGCAAATTACCCCGTAGGGACTCGAGTTAGGTTATTTAAAATTGGCGATCTTACTTCGGGCCTGATCGAAGGCGGATCATATTATGTTAGTTCAAATACTGGTAGTCGAATATATCTTTCTACTACATTAGACGGCCCTTCAATCACATTTAACGGAGCATCGACATTTGGCTTATCGATTACTTCTGCGATTAGAAATCCAGTGTTGATTACTGTAACACCTCAAGCAGGACAAACGTTGACCAGTATCGATATCAATAAGCGGCATTCACAAGCTGGAACTACTGCATACAATGCTAGTTGGGTTGATATTGCTGTTGGTAGCCCGAACTTTACTAGTATTACAATATCAGCAGCATCACCATTAGTTAATTTGGTATCGCTAGAGCAGGTAACTATTGTAAATTTAGGAACAGTTACTTCGTTAGCAAATGAATTTAATAATGTACAGTCATTAAAATCTGTAATTATTCGAGCAGACACTTCTGCGATTACCGATACATCAAGTATGTTTCAGAATTGCTATGCATTAGAATCCGCACCATTTTTCGATACTACTAATGTAACAAATATGAGTAATATGTTTAATGGATGTAAACGACTAACATCTACTCCATTATTTAATACTATTAATGTAACAAATATGAGTTACATGTTTCGTGGTTGTTTTTTATTAGAATCAGTGCCATTGCTTAATACTGCAAATGTAACGAATATGAGTTATATGTTTTATGATTGTATGGTATTAGAAATTGTCCCACTTTTTAACACTGCAAATGTAACAAATATGAGTTATATGTTTTATAATTGCATTGTATTAGAAAGTGTTCCACTTTTTAACACTGCAAATGTAACAAATACAAGTTATATGTTTAATCTATGCAGTGCATTAGAAAGTGTACCGTTGTTTAATACTGCAAAGGTAACTACTATGAGTAATATGTTTTCTGGGTGTATACCATTAAAATTAGTACCGTTGTTTGATACTGCAAATGTGACTGTAATGGATAGTATGTTTAGCGGTTGCGCATCATTAAAGACTGTACCGCTATTTAATACTATAAAGGTATATGCTTTCAATTCTATGTTTGCTGGATGTACTACCCTAACCAGCTTACCAGCGTTTAACACTTCGAGCGGAATTGGTTTTCAAAATATTTTTCAGAATTGCTACTCATTAAGTTATATTCCTGCAATTGTCATCCCACCTACTTCATCTAACCTTTATATATCCGGCATGTTTAGTGGAACTACGGGTATTGCAAAGATATCGATGTACGGAATGCGTCTCAATTTTTCAGTTGCAGGTCAGCAGCTATCTAAGTCAGCATTAGAGGAAATATTTACAAATATAAGAACACCGTCAAGTAGCGTTACTAATCCAGTTATTACAATCACTAACAATTTTGGTATCGACCCTGCTGTTACTAAATCAGTCACGACTACTGCTCAATCACTAGTAGTGCCAATAAGCGATACTACAGGGTTAACAACTGGTATGTTTGTAACTGGTACAGGCGCAGGAATTACCACAGGAATTTCGGCAACTACTACAGTGTCTACTGATACCATAACATTTGCAAATCATGGATTAACAAACGGAAGTGCTGTCTCATTTTCAAATATAGGAACAACTACAGGAGTAGCAATTAATACAATATATTACGTAAAATCGGCTACAACTGATACTTTTCAACTATCAACAACTACGAATGGCACAATTGTTAATTTAACTGGAACTAACTCAACAGTTGTTATAAAATACAGTTCTTATATAACCGGCATTGACACAAATACTAGCATTACTTTATCGACACCTCTTGCAACTTCGACTACATCTACGCTAACTTTTAGAAAATTAGATGCAGGTCAGGCATTGCTCAAAGGATGGACTGTTACTTACTAAGGATTATTATGGAAGATACACACAAATTGCTAGGTACAGAGTTATGAGCTATAAATCAATTCAAAAAACTAATTTTAGTAAGATTCTTGCTACAACAAAAAGTAAAAATTCTAGCTGGGTGAGAAATGCTGGATGGAAACAGTTACCCGCTGTAAGCAACAGTGATCAAAAATTTGTCGGTTTATACGCAATTAAAGAATATAATAATAATTTTTGTGCATTGTCGGCAACTGGTGACTATACTGTCGACTGGGGTGACGGAAATGTTGAAAATTTTGCAAGTGGGGTTACTGCTGAACATGTGTATTCTTTTTCTAACACAACCTTGATATATCCAACAGTTGATATTATAGTTGCTGGGTCAATTTCATACTTATCTAAACCGCTACATAATTTCACATACGGGACTCCGATACAATTATATAATATTGTCGGATCTGTGGGACTAGTCGAAGGAAAAACATACTATGTAACGGCATTTACTAAAAACAGTTTTCGAATTTCAGAAACTATAGGAGGTACTGCAGTTAGTATCTCGGGCAATAGTACTGCTACATTAACTGATTATAAGCAGGCTGTGGTAACAGTGACTCCTCAAGCGGGCCAAATGTTAACTAGCATTAATGTTCATAAGCGTCATTCACAAGCTGGAGCTGTTGTATACAATGTCGATTGGCTTGATATTGCCGTCGGTAGTCCTAATTTTACTGATTTAAATATATCAGCAATGGTCACACCTCTGATTAATTTTCTATCGCTCGAACAGGTAACTATTGTAAATTTAGGAAACATGGGTTTTTTGAGTTATGCACTTAGCAATTTAAAGGCATTGAAATCTGTAATTATTCAGGCAGATACATCTGGTATAGTACAAACAAACAATATGTTTTTAAATTGTATCCAGCTAGAATCAGCACCATTATTTAATACTGCAAACGTAAATTCTATGAGTAATATGTTTGCTGGATGTACAACATTAAAATCAGTACCATTATTCGATACTACAAAAGTGATAGGTATGACTAGCATGTTTGATGGGTGTTCTAATTTAGAATCGGTTCCTCTATTTAATACTGCAGAAGTAACAAGTATGGCTACTATGTTTCGTGGTTGTGCTAATTTAGAATCAGTCCCATTACTTAATACCGTAAAAGTGACAACTATGCAAGACATGTTTTATGCATGCAGAAGATTCGAAACTGTACCATTATTCAATACTGCAACTGTAACAACTATGGCTGGTATGTTTGGCGGATGTAAATCATTAAAGACTGTTCCACTTTTTATCACTACAAACGTAACAAATATGAGTTATATGTTCGATGGGTGTAGTAGTTTAGTATCGGTCCCGTTATTCGATACTGCAAATATGACAAATATGAGTTATATGTTCTCCGGCTGTACTAATCTTGTAAGTATTCCAGCTTTTAATACGATAAACGTAACAAACATGAGTTTCATGTTTAATACTTGCAAAGTGAGCAGTCTTCCAATATTCGATACCTTAGCTTTAACAAATGCCAGTAACATGTTTCAGTATGCTACCGATTTAACATATATTCCTGAACTAAATTTCAGTAATGTTACTTCTATTAATAATATCTTTCTCGGAGTAACAGGAATTGAAAAAATATCAATGTACGGAGTTCGTCGCGGAGTTTCAGTTGGAGGACAACAGCTATCTAAAGCAGCATTAGAAGAAATATTTACAAATATAGGCAATAATGGCTACGGGTATACAATTGCAATCACTAACAATTTTGGAATAGATACAGCTGTTACTACATCAGTCACTACTACTGCTCAATCACCAGTAGTGCCAATAAGCGATACTACAGGGTTAACAACTGGTATGTTTGTAACTGGTACAGGTACTGGAATCACGACTGGGATCTCGGCAACGACTACAGTTGCAACTAATACTATAACATTTGCAAATCACGGATTAACAAACGGAAGTGCTGTCTCCTTTTCAAACATAGGAACAACTACGGGAGTAGTTGTCAATACGATTTATTATGTAATATCGGCTACAACTGATACATTTCAAATATCAACAACTACAAATGGTACAGTTATCGATTTGACGGGAACTAACTCTGCAGTTGATATTAAATACAGTGCTTATATAACTAACATTGTTACAAATACTAGCATTACACTATCAACTCCTCTTGCGACTTCGACTACATCTACGCTAACTTTTAGAAAATTAGATGCAGGGAAGGCGTTGCTTAAAGCGTGGACAGTTACTTACTAAGGATTATTATGGAAGATACAAGCGGATTTTACAAATTAGATACAGAATTGTTATTTGCTCCAAATGGAGTAATGGGACCAAGTTATGAATTACATCGATCGCTAATAACCGACTACGAATTACCTATTGATGGTTGGCATTGGTTTGAATCTAGTATTGACGCTAAGATATTTTTTAATCTAGAACCAAATACTGCAGTATAAGACTTAAATACATTAAATAGGATATAAAATGAGAGCAGCAGAAATAATGAGAAAATTTGCAGAATTAATCGATACTGCACATTCTGAAAAAGGGCACTTGACCAGAGTAGACTCTGATATGCCCGGAGAACATGAACCTAGCGAAAATGACCCTGATCCAGTAATGGTGCCACCATTACAGCAGCATCTCGAATTACTCAAACGATCTGCTGGTGTCGAAAACTTCTACGACGATGAGGAAGAATACGAAGAGGACGAGGGAGACTGCGGGTGTGGTTGCGACGGCACAGGCACTTGCGAAACTGGAGCGGAAGAACCCGAGGACGAACTTGATCAGATTAAAAGAATTGCAGGAATTCGTATTATAACAGGTATCCCTGGGCAACAGGTGCGATAATGAGCATTAGAAAATTACGAGCCGGACAGTCGTCGTATTCGGCCGATACCTATGTTGGTACTTATGGTACTATATTTTACGACGAAGATAATGGTCGCATGCGGATTAGTGACGGTGTTACTCCCGGTGGAAATCCACTAACATTAGTTAGTTCAGATTTTGAATTTACATTTGGTGATTTTGTCGCCTCGACTCCGTTTAATGGTTCTGCAACATTAAGTTCTGCAAATACAAATCAACATATTACACTGGCATCAAACGGTACTGGAGTTATTAATGTAGTGGGCGATTTTCATGTGCATACTGCTGCCACATACGACCCAAATGTTTCTGATACCGACGGTGCAATCTTTAGAGTAAATACCGACGGTCAAATACGAATGTTAGTGCCAATGGCTGATGCATTAACCGGAGCTTTAGAGATTATCGGAAATATATCTGGAGTAAGTCATCCTGCGAATCAAACAGGAGTTATTATACATGTAACTGGTAATAATGGCTTAGTTTCTAGAAATTATTTTGATGCTTCAAACAGTTATCCACTAATTGCTGGACGTCGATACAACGGACTTGCATCTAATACTTCACCTGTATTAAACAATGAATTAATATTTCGAATTGTAGGACAAGCATCTACTGATTCGGGCTTTGAATTATTCGGTCCATCTCGAATTGATTTTGTAGCTACTCAAGATCAAGCTCCTGGGGCACAAGGAGGCGAAATTCAAATTTTCTCAACTCCTAATAATGGATCTGCATTAACTGATAACGTTAAAGTTGCAACGTTTAATGGAACTACTGGAGTAACTGCTACTAAGTTTAACGGACCGTTAACTGGCAATGTTACTGGAAATATTGTGTCATCAAATACCGGTAGTGTTGTATTGAACACTAGCGGAGCAACTGCAACATTTACTGGCAATGTTACTGGAACAGCATCTACTTTAAAAGGTAGTGTAATTTCATCGAATACGAATAGCACAGTATTAGATACATCTGCTGCTGTTGCGGTGTTTACTGGCAATGTTACTGGAAATGTAACTGGCCGTCTGATACATACTACTCGAAATGCCGGAACCATTGTTGGCGGGGGTACACTAACTATTGATTTTAGTACTGACGATATTGTTCGGTGTGTGTGGAGTGATGGATTAGTACTAGCATATCAAAATTACACGGCAGGCCGAATAGTTAGAGTTCTTGCAACTAAAGCATCGGGATCAGGCAACGATTCTATTAATTTAGATGGAGTTACTGCTTCTCAAGTATCGTCTGGTTCTACTACTGTGGCATCAGCTGCTAATATAACTACTCATATTGAATTAATTTGTACTAATTCTACATTAGCTAGCTTGTTTATTAAACTATGACCTACAGAAAATACATTAATATAGTCGAGGCAGCAAATAAAGGCTGCCCTATTGCCACACACGATATTGATACAAACTTAAAAAATAGACAAACAGCTATTGATAAGTATCATTACGGTCCGGCGAATCCCGAAGAGCCAGAATCTTACTGGAAAGATGCTGCTAAAACATGGGACATAGCTGAGAAAACTGCCAAGACCATGACTTGTTCTAATTGTGCAGCATTTGATGTCAGTGACAAAATGTGGAGCTGCATCGAATCTGGAATAAAAGGCGACAGCAAAGAAACTGATGCAATGGCAACTATACATAAGGCCGACTTAGGTTACTGTAATTTCCTTCATTTTAAATGTGCCGGAACAAGATCGTGTTCAGCATTTGTAACAGGCGGTGCTATAGATAATAAGGATAGAACACAATGAGAAAGTATATTGATTTAGTTGAAGGTAAATTTCGAAGCAAAGACATTGAAGATTTTATTCCTGAAAATGAAGATCTTGATGACCTAAAATCTCAGTACCTTCCAGATTGGGAAATGTTAGATCACAAAACACTGCAGGCAAAATATGTAGCTCCCGATCACAGACGTGCTATTAAGTTTGTAGAGTTTATCAACAATTTATCGGAAAAGTTAGATCACTTTGCAGAAGTAACACAAGATGTTGCGGAAGTAACTGTTAAAACTTCAACATTTGATGTTAAGGGTTTAACAATTTTAGATTTTAAACTTGCATTATACGTCGATAGATACGCAGAAAAGAACGACATTGATCAAGTTAGAATGTCTGGTAATTTTGGTATGCACGAAGGAAAAAAGGATGCGTGTTATACAAAAGTAAAAAGTCGTGTTAAAGTTTGGCCCAGTGCATACGCTAGTGGCCAACTAGTCCAATGTCGCAAGCGAGGAGCTAGTAACTGGGGCAAAGGGTCTAAAAAATAATGAGAATTGAAGAAATCGTAACTGAAGATCTGCGAAAATGGTTTAAAGAAAAATGGGTACGATTTGGCCCCGATGGAAAGATTCGAGGTGACTGTGCTCGTGGATCAAGTAAGGAAGGTAAACCTAAATGCTTACCACAAGCAAAAGCACACGCTCTTGGCAAAAAAGGCCGAGCAAGTGCAGCTGCTAAGAAGCGTAGGGAAGATCCCAATCCTAATCGAAAAGGTCCTGCTAAGAATGTTGCAACTAAAGTTCGTGAGCAGAATGCATCAACGGTGTATGAATCGTTATCATCATTAGTTAATCAAGATCAAGCTGAAAGAAATGAATATGCCAAATTTGTAAAATCTCAAGCCGACGGAGATTGGTCAAAAGGTGCTAAAATGTACGCAAAACTTAAAAATCGTTCAAGCGATGATATTTTTGGCGAAAAAGAAAGATTGCAACAGTTTATGACAATGAAATTTGATTTTAATAGCTTTACTGATACTAACTGGAACGACTATTGGGTACTGGCACAGCATTGTGATACTAATCGTAAATTTCAGCAGCGTGCATTGGCTATTATTAAAAAATATCAAGGTGATGACCACACAAACTATAAATATCTGTACGATCGAGTTAGCTGTGGTACTACTGGTTCTCAGAAATACGGAACACAGGATATATGCAAAATCGACAACTACTAACTGAGTATTTAACCCGCTAATAACAAAGAAAATAAAATGTTTAAAAGACACGATGTTCATTTAATCTCTAACCCAGTGTGTACAAAGTCAATAGCCGATATCGACCCAGTTGACTTTCAATGGTACGATAAAGATGGGTTTGAATTAAATCAAGCCGAACGCAGATTCTATCATGCAATGGGTTATCCTATTGATAACCCAGTATTGAACCATTGTGCATGGCAAGAACCTTGGTTTGAAATCGATAAACCTAATCTCGGATTAATTCTTGATCACAGTATATTTTTATGCAGAGCTAGTTACGAAGGTGCAGCAGCCGAGCAGCTTGTCAAATTAAAAACTACAATACCATTCGCGGACTATTTAATGCGGACTAAGCAAAAATGGGGTTACGACTTTGCACTAGACTCTGTGCAAGACGGAAATACATTCGAAGTGTTACATGTTGAATACGATAATAACAATTATGACGCATTTGAAAGTAATATGATCGGGTTCGATCAAATTGTGCGACATCGTGATTGGGTAGATATTGCCAATCGAGTATGGCAAAATCGAGATCAGTGGCAACACTTAAAAGGATTTGATCAAAATCACTGGAAGGCTAAGTTTATTCTCGGATGGAATAAATCTGAGTTTACAGAGAAATCGGTATAAATAACATTAGTACAAAGAAAACGCTACCTTAGAACGGTATTTCCGGTTTAAGGCGTCGGGTCTGCCGCTAACCCTAATGATGAAGGAGTCGTGCCCAGGACATCATTTAAATAGCGGCATTTTTACGAGTGAACTTTATGGTAATAGTATATATACATGGTGCAAATGCAACTTCTGAGAGTTTTACGTATATAAGAGAACACATCAATCAGCAGGATATGACTATTGATTATTATAGTGCTGATGGGTTTGAAACTAATCTTAGAGCAATGAAGTTAAAACTCGAATCTATTGACCAGATATTTTTTGTAGCACATAGTTTAGGCGGAATTTATGCACTACATTTAGCTAACGAGTTTCCGGAAAAAACACTAGGCGGTGTTACATTGAGCACTCCGTACGGTGGGAGTCGAGAAGCAGATTACGCCAAGTATTTTTTACCGTTTAATCAATTAATTCACGATATACGTCCCCACAGTCCGCCAATTGCACGAGTTAAAGAGTTATCATTGCCAAAAATTTGGACCAACATAATAACTACTCGTAGTACAAGTCTATGGATGCGAGAACCCAATGACGGAGTTGTCACACATCGAAGTATGAGAGCTCGCGAAGATATGGATCTAGTAGATGTTGACTTGAATCATTACGAAGTAGTCGTTAGCAACAAAACCGTAGAAATTATCAAAGATAAAATATCATTGGTTATCTAGTGCAATAATATCATAAATTTCTTTCCAAGTTTTTACTCGGGTTCCGCCTACAGCTTCACGAGTATAGTTATGTCCGTGTTCGACTAGGATAGATTTTAAACCAAGTTTAACGCCAAGTTCAAAATTTTCGAACTTGTCTTCAATCCAGTACAACCCGCTATCTTTGTATGGAGCCAACGCGTCGTCTTTGTCTGCTCCGGTATCAAGACAAATTACTTTTTCAATTGCATCACCGTATAAATGTCTTAAGTTAATTTCTCGCAACATGCCCGCATGCTTGTCAGTGCTTAGGCTAGTAATGACTCGAAATTTATAACCGTACTCGTCGTGCAATTGCTTAACATATTGTACTGAGTCTCGCAGCGGCGGCAAAAATCCAATGGCTGCTGATTCATTAAATCTTCTCGCCATTATTTTAGTTTCGTCGGCTGTTACATTAGTAAAGTGATGATGCAGGAGATAAGTATTTGTTTGAGACTTATTAACAGTATAGTTGTGCGATTCCATCCATGCTCTAAACGGTTGTTCCCATCGCAAAAGTACACCGTCAGCATCAGTTAAAATTAGTTTATTCATGTAATTATTGTAATGCAAATATTTAAAAATGTCAATAAATATACTGTCACTGCAAGTATCAATTTTTTGGTCATAGACCATTGTTCTTTATGGCTTAGCAGGGCAGGCAGTGCAACGTTGCACTGCCATTTTATATAAATATACTATTATGATGATATTGCATCATCAACCCTACAATAAGAGATAATACATGGAACAACACCAATTTAGAAAATTGATTAACTTAATTGAATCAGTTGACCGAAAAAATTCAATACAACTTAACGAAGCATTTTCAGCTGAGGTTATACTAAACGGTATCGCAGCAGACATCGGCACCCCGCTTGATCAAACCTATGCACAGATGCAAAATATGATGCAAACCTTTAGTAAAAACATAAAACTAACGACACTGTTTAATGCAGCTAGAATTATTATGGGGGGTGCTAGCTCCCGTTGGATGTACAAACACTACCATGGTAAAATGCAGGAAGATTTATATTATCTCGCAGAAAATTATCCAAAAGAATGTGACGGTCTTTATCACTTGTTAGATAAGTATTTATTTCTTGAAAATAAAATGGATCCCGATAAGCCAAGGAAAGTTTCATTAAACGTGTTATCAGAAGAAATGCCGGCTATGTTAATGCAGATCGGCGAAGCATTCGGTCATCGCGATTTAGTTGCAAATGCCGAAAGATGGAAGAATCATGCTAAATCACTAGTTAATATGTATGCGTGGTACGATGCTAATGATAGATTGTCTAAGCCTAAAGTATATGCCAAAGCCGAAAATAAAAACATCGAAACAATTATTAGTGATGCAACAAAAACACTTGAACATGCCGAACGCACTGCCAATCCTACAATGGTCAAGTCGCTTGGATTGGATTTAGAAAGATTTGCTACCGATGATGGGATAGATCGACTGAGAAAAGCCGATCCTAAACCTGTAGGTCCAACTCCTAAATCCGAGCCAGCACCGTTTCCTGACAGTCCGAGCTCTAAGCCAGGTGAAAGAAAAACAGCACAAGACTATTTACCCAAACCACCTAAAAATACATCTACTCTAAACCTAAAAAGACCAACCGTGGACAAGGACGGTAATCCTATAGCTTGGGATGAAAAAGGAAACGCTATTACACGGCCAGCATATCTTCAACAAACTGCAGGTGATGATGGTAATCCTATACCGCTTGACAAGACTGGAAAAGCTGATCCAAACGCAAAATCTTATCAGTCAAAATTTAGCACGCGCCACAAAGCAATTTCTAGTACATCCGATAAACCGCCAACTGTAGTTCCAGCGACTCCGGAAGAGTTAGCAGATGTTAAAAAACAACAAAATCGTACTTGGGCTACAACAAGACAAACTGCTAAAGCACAAGCAGACACAGTCGATGAGCTCATTGGTAAAGTACTACCGGTACTGCAAGCCAAGCTACCGCCGTCGGTTGCAAGAGAAATTTTTACCAAAGTCGCAACTTCTTCAACCAAACTAATGACACTCCACAGCGAGTTGCAAAAAAGAGGTTTAGCAGGTTTGCTTGAGCCAGAAAAGTCGAATATTCCTACACCTGTAAGTCGAGTAGTACCAGGTGCTGCTGGCCCTGCCAGACGAGTCGCTACTGACAAACCCGCACCCGCATCTGCGCCTGTATATACGCCAGTAGATCGATCTGAGATTAAGAGTGCTCCGCGTGCTGGTGCTTCTAGTCCGTACGCATCAAATAAGTCAGCTACTCCGGCGGAACCAACTAAAGTAATATTTAAACGCAAGGCTCCGCCGCCGATTAATCCATCTAAATAATCCCAATAGATTAGTTCGCATAAGAGAAAAGGGCCAATGGCCCTTTTCTCTTAACTTATATTATAGAACGCTATGCGTTAAATTATTATGATGCAACTTATTTTTTCTTACTATATTCGTGAGAACTATTATTTACAAAGCTATACATACGCTCAGCAGTTTCTAATACTTTATCTAGTCCCGGATAGTTAGGCATACCGACAGTAGTAACAATTTGTCCAGTACCTGCATCACGCTCGGCTGTTAATTCCCAACCTTGAAACTTAACATGAAAATCTTCGCTAACTAAGTCTTTAGCCATTGCTAGAATATCTGTTCGAATTTCGTAACCATTTTTTGACTGGTTAATTTTAAATTCTGGTAATTTTGGTAACTCTGTGTTTGACATATTTTTCCTTGTGTGTGTATGTTTAATAATTTATTTAGTAGAAAATGGAACTTTTGCACTAGCAACAAACATTTCTGTAAGGTTTACTGTGTTTTGTGCAATAGTTTTTGCAAAAACAGTTTGTGCGTCAATTACATTGACTAACTGTTCGGCAACTTTTTTATCAAGTACAAATGTATTGATAGCTTGTTTTTTTGCGTCTTGTACGCTATTGATGAATGCTTCTGGTGTGAACATATTTTTCCTTCTGTGTGTTAAAAACAATATTAAGTATTGTTAATATTATATAGTAAAAATTATAAATTACAAGTGTTTTTGATTGTTTATTCTTTTTACTAAACATATTTAGCAATGTACTTATTATATTGTATTTTTTCTGATTATGCAATAGTATTGGCAGTTTATAAAAACGGAGTTCGTTTTACTATAAAATCAGTTATTCCTAAATTACTCGAAATTTGCTCGCTAACATATGTTGCAAAACTAGGATGATCTAACTCAATGTTCGCTAAGACTTCGCCGTGATCAAGCTCCATATGAATGCCATTTTTCCTACAAAGATGTTGAATAGTCTTGTTATGTCCTAGACAAACCATGCAACCTTTTAATAGACCATGGGTTCGACAATACTGTATGCATCGTTTCATAACCGCTTGTCCTAACTTGTTGCCTTGGTGTTCTTTAAGAACCGAAAATGCAAGCTCCATTCCGCCTTGTGTAGCGATATGTCCAATTGCGATAAATTCTAAGTTACTATCTTCTACGCAAAATAAAATATGTTTGTCTTTGTCGGCATCAATTTTATTACATATTTGATCAATAATTTCGTCACTTGCTGCAAATCCAAATCTAAGATATTTAGATTCTGCATCTAACAATTTTAAATGACTACGGTACTTTGCATATTCGTGAGGCAATACTAATCGAACAATTGGCATTTTATAGCCTTTACCAAGGAAGATGAAAGTTGTGATCTCGGCGTGATGCCATCTTTTGATCAAATTGACGTGTGTGGTACTCTACATCGTATGTCGATGTGGGGTTTTTAGAAACAATGTATTCTTCTAATGCCGATCCGTAAGTTTGCGGTCTTTCAACTTTAGCAAACATCTTTTGAATGTAACTAATAATTTGATTTATCATATTTTTCCTGTGTGTTAAATTTGTAGACTCAGTGTTTCTACTGAGTATTTATCTAGTTTATGCTGCAACCGCACATTTGTCAAATATATTTTAATCAATTAGATGTGCGGTTTGGTTAAATATATTATACAAAGAGATATATGAAATTACGCACAAGATCAATTTTACAAGAACTAAACGAAATTGCAGAAATCCGCAATAAGGATTCTTTAGTCGAAAGTCGTGCTACTAATATTATTAATTCTGCAATTAATTTATTAGAAAGCATCCATAAAAATTACGATGCCGAGTCGGCAGATGAATTGGAGCGACGTTTCATTAATGCAATAAGAGGGCAAGACCCTTCAAAATTTACTAGAGGGATGAAGAAAATCGTCGAAAGTAAAAAACAAAAACGATTAGCCGAGTCTAAAAATGAATAATAAGTTATCTAAAATACAACAACGCCATGCAATTTTATCTAGCATTGCCGAAGCCAAAGGGTTTCAATGGGAATCTGCTGGGCAGTTGATCAATAAGTCCACCGGTGAGCTAGTTTCAGAAAATGCTCACGATATTTCTAAAAAATTACTAGGGCAATCTGCAACTTATAAAAATTTAGAAACTGCAGAAACTATTATAGATTTTATAATTAAATTGCCAGAATACGAGTCTTTAATTGCTGAAGCACGTAATACTTTAAAATTACCAGATGCAACTGCTATAGAAGAGTACAAAGTAGGCACAGGTGCATGGTTTCGAAAAATGATAGGTAATTTGTTTTAACAAAACTACACCGTATACTGGGGTTTTTTTGTAACAGCAATAAATACAATGCCGGTCTCGGAGCGAGATCATTGATAAGGAGAAATATATCATGGCAGATTTATATACAAGAGCAGAAACAGTTAGCAATTCTGGCGCAACTGTAGCAACATATGGTTCTAACGCACTTAAAAACGTTATTTCTACAAGCGATTCAGGTCGCACACTTATTGTTAGCGTAACAAAATCAGGTGGAATTACTGATGCTAACTTAAACTCTATCGTTAACCAATATATGACATTAGCACACGGTGTTAATGGTTCAGGCGACAGCGCATTTACTGTAGCTGGTGTTGGTACTGTAGACGGTTCAGCATTTGTAGCAGGTGCTACTGAAACTGTATTTTTAAAATTGCAAGGTACCGGTGATATCACTGTTGCTGATGCTGATTTAAGTATCGCAGGCTATGCTGTAGCAGTAGTTGCAGTTTTTGCACCAGCAAAATAATAAGGAGAATATAACATGGCAGATTTAACAACAACAGGTTCGTATTTTCCAATTTACGATAACAGTGGTGTAGGTATCGGACGAGCAAAGCTTGGTGCAAATAACTACAAAGTAGTAGAAACTAACAAAATGGGTACACGTGATATTGTGTACTTACAAGTAGCTGCTGTAGAAGATAGCAGTGCAGTTGACTTTACTAAAGCAGTTTTAGCCGGTACAGGCTCATACACAGATAACGGCAGCTTAATGCAAAAAGCAATTAATGCATTACAAGGTTTTGCAGAGACATATTTTGTTGGAATTCCATCTTCAACTGTATTTACAGTTGTAGTAGCAATCGATACAGCAAATAGCGGTGCAAGCAATGTTAGCAACGGTACTTACTCTGATATGGAAGCTGCAATTAAAGCAGCATGCGGTATCGGTACTGGCACTAACAGCGTTACTGTTACTCCATTAAAATTATCTGGCAATACTTTAGTATCAGCATAATTTAATATTTCCACGGAATGGGAATTGGACGAATTTATTTCGTCCTTTTTTTTGGGTAAATACTGCTAATTATGCCAAGATATAAACTAATTACTTTAATAGATATTACTCGTACCGGAGCTACAAAAAGCAACGGTAATTCGCACCAATTAAAACAGCAAAGCAATTTTAACAGTCTCAGGCAATCAATCGAACTCCGATCAAATGTAGATTGGACCAGCGATCCATATATAATAGACGGCCAACTACCAAACGGTATCGAAGGTAAATCAACTTATTGGACTTGGGAATTTACAGTCGAACGAGAAGATGTATTTTTGTCCGATAATAATCCAGTGGCACTGCTAGTTGACGACTTGCATGGAGTGCCTATTATTGTTGATTTAGAAAATTCTGCCGACATTGTTCCTGCTGCTATTCAAACTAAAGGCACCAATATAAACACATGGCTATTTATTATGTTGTAACTTATCTTTTCGAAGATACAGCGTAAATATTATAATGAAACCGTTTACTGATCAAATACTTAAAGAAATAAAAATGTGGACATGGATAGCTATCCTAGTCCCTACTAGTCTGTTGAGTGTGGTACTATTCGTATGGGTTTTTGGAACGCAAGATTCGTTGCATATTATGCTGGTAGTAAGCGGAACTGTGTGTGTGTTGTTATTTGCTATATGGGTTATTTGGTTAGTGTACTCTATTCAGTTATTACTCGATCACTGGAGCGACACTAAGCATAATTTAATAGCTATGTTAGACGAAGTAAAAACTATTCATAACATAGTTAAGGAAGTTATTCGCGCAGACAATGATAAATAAAGCATCAAACAGGCAATCTACTTAGGTAAATGCGTTAGTTATTAAAATTTTGGAGAATTATTTATGGCTAATCAGCCTACTGAATTAGAAAAAACAAGTCTTGAAGCACACGTTGACTTATGTGCGCTAAGATACGGTCAATTAGATCAACGATTATCTGCGTTAGAAGAAAAAGTCGATACTATCCATGACGAAATTGTATCTGGACAAAAAAGCTTAAGTAAAGTTATTATTGGTACTGCTGGTACAGTAATTGCAGGTATTATTAGTGTAGTTCTTGCAATCGTAATGAAAGGATACTGATTTTAAAAGACTTAAATAAGGAACCGAGGGTTCCTTTTTTAATGACCGAAATATCTAAACGATTTGAGCAGCTAATAGCTGCATCACAAAGAAAACTAACTGAAAATAATCAAATTTTACCAGTTAACAGTCCGCACGGAATACTTGTAGGCGATGTATTAATAAAGAGTGAGTACAATTTAAAAAATCTATGGAAACGGGATCGATTAGTATACAAAGAAGTATGCTTAAATGATGCGGCAATTAGATTAGCAAATTTGTTAGCAAGAAATAAGAATCCAGTAATGTGCGATCGCATATACAAAGCTGATCAAGATTACAGCTTATGGTTTAATAACTGGCAATTTTTAAAACAGCAGTACCACAAAGCACTTAAAAATAAAGAGTTTGATCGAGCTGATATTTTATTTGCAAAATTAGAAGAAAGCAAATATAAAACAGAAGCAGCAAAAAAATCAGTTATGGCATTATTATAAATTAATATAAATACTACACATTCCCCGGAAACCATTTATGAAAACAACAGACCTTTTTAAATTTAATAGAACTGCACGTAGACTTAACGAAAGTTTACACAAAACTTTTGGAAAAAAGTTAAATCTAGAAAATTTTAACTTACCACAATTAGAAGATGCTAGAAACAAACTAAGAACACAACTTAGTCAAGTTAAAGCAGAATCAGGATTCAACGAGACATTGGAAAATGAAGCGTATCAACAAGCTCAATTCATGCTTGATGCAATAAACGCTGAAATTACAGAACGTCAAGAATTTATCGTTGATGCACAATATAACGAAAGTATTAATAGAGGAAATAGAATGAAAAGAAGATTACACGAGAGTTCGCGCAGCCGCCAACTATACGAAGGCGAAATTCAACAAGCAAGTGCAATTGTTACTGCAAAAACAATGGTAGATCGAGTAGGTCGATGGATTGAAGAATTATCAGGTATGGAAAATGATACACTATTACAATTAGGCGATAGTATTCGTGATGAAATGAGTCAACAACTGGCTAAACAGTTTATCAGCACTGTTGCTCCGGCAATTCAGCAAGCATTACAAAATCTTAAACAAACACGCGAAACATTAGCTACCGGAGTACGTACTCTTACCGGTGAAGAACAAGGTGCGGAAATGTTAGGTGCATCACCGGGCGGTATGCCACCAGGTGGTGAAATGGGCGGTATGCCACCAGGTGGTGAAATGGGCGGTATGCCTCCAGCACCAGGTGGTGAAATGGGCGGTATGCCACCAGTGCCAGGCGGTGACGAGTTCGCTGCTGCTGAACCTGCTGCTGGCGGAATCGAAGCTGCTGGTCGTGAACAACGTGAAAGCATTAACTTTCAAAATAGACTTTTAAAAGTGCTCGCAGGGTAATTAATGAGCTCCTTAGACTTACTCCGTCGATATTTAGATGTGATTGATGTGCTAAGCGAAGCCCCAATACCAGGGGCTGCACTTACTCCCTCTCCTGCTACAGGCATGCAGCCGGCTGCAAAGCCAGGAACAGCTCCTGCTGCAGGGGCGGCAGCTGCTACCCAGGATCCGGCAGCAAATGCAAAGATGCAAGCACAGCAAGCTTTAGATCGGCAAGCACAAAAAAAACAAATTCAAGATCAAATTAAGCAAACTCAAGAACAGCTTATGGATCTTCAAAAACAATTGGCAAAATTATCATGAGATTTTTTGAATTCGCTGGCGACGACAATTTAGATAAATTCACAGTTGTTATTAAGAATCTTATCGGTAGATATGCTAGCAAAAAGTCACCTGCGAACTTTAATTGGGCTGCACTAAATCATCTTATGGTTAGTAGCGGTGTTGAATTAATGGCAGACTATGATGTATTCAAAGCAATTTACGATAGCACTCCGCAATTACAGCCGTTAATTAAGGACTTTAACGAAAAGGGATTAGAGTTAAATATCCCCGGAGTTAAAGACGAAAATGAATTACCTGATGATACCGAAGACGGTCAAGCTGCTGTTGATCAAATTGCATCAGGTGCTGCACCAAAGCAATTAGATCAGCAAGCAAAAACTCCTCAGACTTGACATTATATGTATAGTTGTGTACTATATACAGCATGACTATACAATTTAATCCCCCTCCATTAATTACAAAATTTAACTATAAATCTTGTAAACAAGTAAACGATCCCGTTACACGAAAGCGTACCTACCTGACTCCTGATGGCGAAAGTTTGCCCTCAGTTACTACTATTTTGAGTGCAACTAAAGATATGACCCATTTGCACGAATGGCGCAATCGAATCGGACACGAAAAAGCACAGCAAATAACTACCGAAGCGTCTGGTGTTGGCACCGGACTGCATGCAAATTTGGAAAGATTTTTGTGCGGTATGCAAAGACAACCTGGCAATAATCCAGTTCACATAAAAGCAAATGCAATGGCCAATCAAATTATTGCAAATGGACTAAAAGATGTCGACGAAGTGTGGGCCATGGAACAAAGCTTGTATTTTCCGGGATTATATTCTGGTACAACAGACTTGATCTGTGTGTATAAAGGAAATCCATGCATTGTTGACTATAAACAGACTAATAAACTAAAAAAGGCAGAATGGGTAGAAGATTATTATCTTCAGCTAATGGCCTATACCCTTGCTCATAACGAAGTATATGGCACAGATATTAGGGAAGGGCATATTTTTATGGTTACACGAGGCAATGACGGCATGCAGCCCGGTGGTGAAATATATCAACAATTTGATTTGCTTCCAGAAGACTTCAATAAGTATCAAGATTTGTGGCTTAACAAAGTTGAGGAATACTACGCTAAAAACTTGTAATTGCTAAGATAAATACATAATAAATTTCAGGAGTAATATAGTGAGTGTAATTCAAATTTCGAAAATTCAGGTCAGACGAGGCCAAAAGATGTTAACAGGTAGTGTTCCCCAACTTAGTTCAGCAGAATTTGCATGGGCAGTTGATACCCAAGAACTGTTTATCGGAAATGGGTCCATTAGCGAAGGTGCTCCTTATGTTGGCAATACTAAAATATTAACAGAGCACGACAATATTTTAGAATTAGTTAGCAGTTATCGATTTGGGGCACAAGAGTTATCAATTACAGGCAGTGTAAATCGATCACTTCAAAACAAATTAGACGAAACAGTAAGTGTAATAGACTTCGGAGCAGTACCAGACGGTAGCACCGATTGTACTGCAGCATTTGAAACAGCATTTACGCAATTGTTTAAAAATACAAACTCGGTATTTAAAAAAACATTGCTAGTCCCGAACGGTACGTATTTATTTTTAGCTGATTTAAAAATCCCTAGTGATGCAATTATTCGTGGCGAGAATAAATCCGAATCAATCCTAAATATTGGTAATAATAACATTATTTTTGTATCAAGTGCAGGCACATTACCAGGTAACTTTACATCAGCAGATCACCCTATTAACATATCAGTTTCAAATCTCACTATAGCACATGACCAAGGTCGCACAGAAATTACCGCTAGCAAAGCGTGCCATTTTAATAGTGTAGGATGGGTATCTAATTACGAACTAGGCGATACAGTGTTTATTCCGGAAAATGCCAACGGTGTTTACAATATCCCTGCTGTAACTACTGGTGGAAATATTACAGTATCAGGCGAAGGAGTAGCTAGTACTGTTACGCAACCTTTTAATGTTTCGTTTCTTGCAACTCTTATCGACACCGTTAATGCACTAAATGCCGACTTAACATTCGCCCAGTCATTTATTGCATCAGTTGCCGGTACTTCGTTAAAAATTAGAGCAATTTCTACGTTGACTCCCGCATCTGTAATTTCTAGTAAGTTTTATGTATCAGGTCAACCGAATAATATTCTTCCTAGTGCGCAGGTGTTGCCAGTTCTTTCCGAATATACAGACGGATCAACCAGTGTTACACCTTCGGTGTATTGGTATAACGAGTTGTTCGGTACTAGAACAACTGATATTTCTTTTTATCATTGTGATTTTAATCAATCAAAAGTTGGAATTAAATGTCAACAAGGAGCGATATTTGATACCGAGATAGATATTAAAGATTGTAAATTTTTCATATGTGATACAGGCATTTACATCGGCGGAGTTGCTGGACAAGGTAATCACTGGAGGCTCGATGACTGTTTCTTTGAAGAAATTGCAGGACATGCAATTCTATCAACCAACGGACAAGGCACTCATATTTCTAGATCTAGATTTAAAAAATGCGGTAACGGTACTGGATCTGCACAATTTCCAATTACTTCAATTGTTCGATTTGCCGAGTCAGCAAATAACGTTATAACTAACTGTTCTAGTGACCGTCATCAATTTAGTAGTGTTACATCGTCGCCGAATGTTGCAAGCGTCGTAGAATTTGAAAATTCTAGCATAACATCTTTAGTAGATCGTAATTTCTCTACAATTTATACATCTGACTCGTTCACTCAATTATCAATTTTACCAGCAGCGAATCGGTTTATAATCCTAGATTATTTTTTAAGTTTAGGATCTAATATTAAGCATTCTAGAATAGGTAAATTAACTATTACAATTAGTGACGACTTAGGCGATATCAACGATATTCCTAATGTAGCATTCTCTGATAATTATTCATATTCGGCAGCAGGAGTAGAATCCGAAGGGGGAGCAATGTTAACAAACTTCGAATTTAATGTATCGTTAGGTAACTATGATGCAGATAGTGGTGTTGAAACTATTGTGCTAAAATACAAAAATCCAATCACTGGCGGAGCCAACGGATCTATTGCATATTCTATTACATACGGTGTTTAACTCATACGGCATCGAAAGACTAGCCAAATGGAAAGCGTTGCGTGATACAATCGAAACAGCCTGTAATCCAATGGCTGTATGCGCACAAGCATGGGCATACGCTCCATTTGTTAGTACATATTTAGATCCACTAGATGCAGGATCTTGGCCAGACCCTTGGCAACTTATAATTAATTCGAAGTACGATAGCCTTGCAATTACGCTTGGAATGCTGTATACTTTAAACTTAACTAACAGATTCGCCGACGAAGATTTCAAAATCTATATGGAGTCTTTTGCTCAACGAAAAGAATTTTATTTACTCGTTGCGAATCAATATGTGCTTAACTTAGAATATTCATCAGTTTCAACTCTCGAAAAACTAAATGAACATCAAATTATAAAGATATTTGAAATATCTAAATCACAATAAATATTAAACCACAAAGTAACAGAGAGAAAATATGCTAATTGAAGTAATAAAAAGGAACGGCAAAAAAGAGCCGCTAATGATCGAAAAATGGCAAGCACAAATTGCCAAAGTATGTAAAGGTATTGCCGATGTAAGTCAATCAATGGTTGAAATTAAAGCACAACCGCATTTTTATAATGGCATTACTACTAAAGAAGTTGACGAGATCACATTGCAAGCCATTGTAAATTTGATTGATGTTGAGCAAAATCCAGATATAGGTCATATTAATTATCAATATGTCGCAGGTAAACAGCGATTATCTATGCTAAGAAAGGACGTATACGGTGATTACAATCCTCCTTCATTATATAGTATTGTTAAGAAAAACGTAGAGATTGGTTTGTATACTGCTGAACTACTTGATTGGTATTCGGAAGCTGAGTGGAATCAAATGAATAGCATGATCGATCATTCAAAGGATGAAGAATATAGCTACGCTGCAATTGAACAACTAATTGAAAAATATCTAGTAAAGAATCGTGCTACTAAAGAAACTTACGAAACTCCGCAGATTCGTTATATAGTAGCTGCCGCTACCGTATTTCATAAAGAAGAACCGCATGCGGCAAGAATGCGTTATATCAAGGAATACTACAATGCGGCATCCGATGGGCTGTTTACCCTTGCTACACCAGTGTTAGCTGGATTAGGAACTCCTACTAAACAGTTTAGTTCATGTGTTCTTATTCGTAGCGACGACGATCTTGATAGCATTTTTGCTAGTGGCGAAATGATGGCAAAGTATGCTAGCAAGCGTGCTGGTATTGGCCTCGAAGTTGGTCGATTACGTCCACTAGGTGCTCCTATCCGTGGTGGCGAAATTATGCACACCGGTATGATTCCGTTTCTTAAAAAATGGTTCGGTGATCTACGCTCATGCTCGCAAGGCGGTATTCGAAATGCGTCGGCTACAGTTTTTTATCCAATTTGGCATCACCAGTTTGATGACTTAATTGTACTTAAAAACAATCAAGGTACAGACGAAACTCGTGTTCGACATATGGACTACGGTGTTGTACTATCTGCTTTCTTTTGGAGACGTTTTAAAAATAAAGAAAATATAACATTCTTTGATCCAAACGAAGTGCCCGACTTATACGAAGCATTTTACAAAAACACAGCATTGTTTGAAGAGCTATATGTTAAATACGAAAAGCAAAAAGGCCTTCGCAAAAAAACGATGGCTGCTGAAGAAGTATTTAAGTCTGGTATCTTAAAAGAGCGTACTGACACTGGCCGTATTTACTTAGTGTTCATCGACAATGTAATGAACCAAGGTCCGTTTGACCCAGAATATCACACCATTTATCAGAGTAATCTTTGCTGTGAAATTCTTCTGCCGACAAAATCGTTTAAACGTCTTGATGACGAATCTGGTAGAATTGCTCTTTGTACATTGGGGTCAATCAATTGGGGAGCGTTTAGACACCCTGAAGATATGCGTCGTGCTTGCCGTATTTTGCATCGTAGTCTTAATAACATTTTAGATTATCAAGACTTCTTGTCGATCCAAAGTAAATTGAGCAATGACGAAATTCGTCCACTAGGTATTGGTATTACAAATTTAGCATACTGGCATGCTAAACGTGGGTTAAAATACGGTGATAAAGACGCACTTGTCGAAGTTAAATCTTGGATGGAGCACCAAAGCTTTTATTTGACAGAGATGTCAGTTGAGCTTGCCGAAGAACGCGGCAAATGTCTCGGTAGCGATCATACTCGTTATGGTAAAGGTATTTTTCCTTGGGAAACTCGTGCTGTTGGTTCAAACGAATTAGTAGACTTTACACCAGAATTGCCATGGGAGCCATTACGTGCTCGAATGAAAACACACGGAGTGCGTAACGCCACCGTAGGGGCCGTTGCACCAGTTGAATCTAGTTCAGTTGTTATCAACTCAACCAATGGTATTGAAATGCCAATGAACTTGATTAGTGTTAAAGAAAGTAAGGCAGGATCATTCGTACAAGTTGTTCCCGAGTATGCTAAACTAAAACATAAGTATCAGTTGATGTGGGAGCAAACAGATTGTGATGGTTACTTAAAAACTGCCGCAGTTATTGCAGCGTACATTGATCAGAGTATCAGTACTAATACGTTTTATAATCCCGCACACTTTCCAGATCGAAAAGTTCCAACAACGTTAATTGCTAAAAATTTAATGCAGGCACATATTTGGGGGCTCAAGACCTTTTATTATAGCCTTATAAATAAACAAGGATCAAAATCTGTAGACGAAACCCCTCCTGATATGCCACTTGAACAAATCAACTTTGATGACGAAGAGTCTTGTGAATCTTGTAAATTATAGAGAGCTGTAAGTTATGAGTCTCCTGTTAGGAGACTCATATAAAATACCTATTTCTTATCCAATATAAGAAATAGGATCAACAAACACAATTTGTGGTCCTACGCTTGTTAATCGAATCATTGCATTATCGGGATTGTCTAAATCGGGCTCAGCATTATTTGATGCAACATCCATAAGATGGACTAACTCATCTGCTTGTGGGTTAGTACCTGGATGGTCGTATGCGGTGTTAATAACTCCGTATATAATGTCTAACCATACAAGCTTTTTATTATGTTGATGATATTTGCGGGTTCTTAATTCTGTAAATAGCTCATCAGTAGCACCTGGCACTTCTTTTAAATATAATGCGTGTAGCGTTTTATACGACACTTCGGTGTAGTTAACTAACTTTTCCAATTGATACCTAGGTTTAATTTGGTTATTTAAATCAGTTTTTTTATCAATAACACGAACTCGTGGTAAGTATGGATTTGATTTTGAGTAAGGTGCAATTGTTGTAACCCACGCATAATATCCATCATAGTAGTCGCTGTGTGGATCGTCCCCATCAAAACTGCGTTTAGTTGTTTTATACACTTCGTGTGGATTTCTTGGTGTTGGTTTAACTACTCCAAAAAATCCAGAATTTGATGGAGGTTTATAAGCGTTTACGTCATTGTCATCGTCGTCAGGTACAGTGGGGGATTTATGAATTGATGGGAATTTAGTATCTCTAAATACAGTATCGACAATTTCAGTTATTCGCATAATAGTTCCTGGTATACAAATATTTATCAACTACTGTAATTACTCCCCAATTGTATAAACGAATAATAAATAATACACTGTAATATAAACCAAAGAAATAAAAATGAACAAAACACTTATTATACCAATTGACCAGCATCGAAATGTTGTGCTAATGTTCCAGCAAATAGAAACCAACGGAAATTGGATTTGTCAAACTAGTAATGAATATATGCTTGACTTAACAAAGCTGCTTAATTCACAAGTAAAAGATGTATAAATTAAAGTTTAACCGCTAGTAATAATTGCAATTAATACGATTATATGCTACACTGTATAATCACTATAAAAGGAACTGAAATGTCAACTGAACAATATAACTTATTAACAAAAACAAATTACCTAAATCGCAAGATGTTTCTTGATCCAGCAGGTCCAGTAACTATTCAGAGGTTTGAAGAGGTAAAATACAACAAAATTGCAGATTTTGAAGCAACTGCAAGAGGATTTTTCTGGCAACCTGAAGAAATTTCTTTAACTAAAGATAGCTCAGATTTTAAAGATGCTAGCGATGCTGTAAAGCATATTTTTACTAGCAATTTATTACGCCAAACTGCGTTAGATAGCTTGCAAGGGCGCGGACCAACACAAGTGTTTACTCCTGTGTGTTCATTGCCTGAAGTTGAAGCATTAATGTACAATTGGGGATTTTTTGAATCGAATATTCATTCAAAGAGTTATAGCCATATTATTCGAAATATTTATAATGTTCCTAAGGACGTGTTTAATTCCATTCACGATACTCGAGAAATTGTAGATATGGCTAGCAGTATCGGAAAATACTATGACGATCTACATCAACTAAATTGCAAAAAGGAACTAGGCATTGCTGTTTCTGAAACACAGCATATTAAAGCTATTTGGATGGCATTACATGCAAGTTATGCATTAGAAGCATTTCGATTTATGGTATCGTTTGCTACTAGTTTAGCAATGGTAGAAAATAAAATCTTTATCGGCAACGGCAATATTATTAGTTTAATCTTGCAAGATGAGCTGTTGCATAAAGGGTGGACTGCTTACTTGATTAATCAAGTAATCAAAGACGATGCTCGATTTGCTAGTATTAAAGCCGAATGCGAAGCAGAAGTATATGCATTATATATGGATGTTATTCGTGAAGAGAAGACATGGGCAGACTATTTGTTTAAAATGGGGCCAGTAATTGGTCTTAATGCTAACATTCTTAAAGAGTTTGTCGACTACACAGCAGTTGGCGCATTAAAAGACATCGGCATTAAGTACAACAGCTTTGCTCCAAAGTCAACACCAATTCCTTGGTTTAATAAGCACTCTAATAGTTCAAACAAACAATCTGCATTACAAGAAACTGAATCAACTAATTACGTATTAGGTGTAATGTCTGCGGATTTAGACTACGATGCGCTACCTGCCCTTTAATCTTGAAATTTTTTGTTGTTTAGTTTAATATATAAATATTAGTCTAACAGCTAATCAAAGCACATGAGCTAGCTCATGTGCTACATTAAAGGAATTATATGAACAAAGCAATCGTATGGAGCAAAGATAATTGCCCTAATTGTGATCAAGCAAAAGCATTACTAACAATTAAAGGTATTGCTTTTGAAGAGCGAAAAATTGGTAGCGAATGGACTCGCGAAGCATTACTCGAAGCAGTACCTACTGCAAAATCTGTACCGCAGGTGTTTTTAAATGAGAAACATGTAGGCGGATTTATTGAATTAAAAAAATACTTAGAACAGGAATAATATGATTATCGATATCGGTTTAAAAGTGGGTTCAGTTGTTACACTTAAATTAACAAGTGGTGAAGAATTAGTAGCTAGATTTGACGACGAGACCTCGACTCATTATAAATTAAGTCGACCAATGGTAATCGGCATGGGCCAACAAGGACCTGGCTTAATGCCGTATTTATTTACAGTACACCCCGATAAGGTTGTCCCATTATTAAAATCAACAGTAACTGTTGCAGTGGCTACTGATAGCGATTTTGCTAATCAATACTTACAGTCAACAACAGGAATTAAACTAGTATGAGTTTAGAAATTGTTGAAGAAGCTCTTAATGAGATGACCGAATTAGCAGGTGCTGCATGCGACTTGCTAGGAACTCTTGGATCTTTACTAGGTGCAGTAATTGCCGAACTTGCACAGTTAGCAGAAGCTGCTATTAATTTTTTATTAGCAGTTATTGGTGCTGTTGCAAAGTTCTTCGGAGCACTAGCGGCTGTAATAGGAGATATTATCGGACTAATTTTAGGTGCGGTCTCTCTCGTTGCAGGATTAATAGATCAATTAAAAGTTTTCCTTGGAAAACTAGTAGCATTAGTTAGCGCAGGTGGTTGTAAAGGTGTCGTGGCTGCTGCCGCTGCATTAGGAGCAGGAATATCTAGTGCTATTGACTCTGTTAATTCATTTGCTGAATCCGGAGCTGTTGAAACATTTAAAGAAGGTGTAGAAAATTTAGCTAGCGAAGGACGTGCTATTGCGACTGAGATCGAAAGTTCAGTAAAAGCAGCAGCCGACGCTATCGAGTTTGAAATTTTTAAAGCAGGGGTTACAATTGAGTAATAGAGGAGTAGCTAGACTAGCCGATTTAACTGACGGAGTGTGCTATCATCCAGTACATCTTGTGCCTTTGCCTATCGGCGGTAAAATTATTACCGCCTCAGGAGACACTATAGATAATAATCGACCAGTAGCTAGACTCGGGGATACTGTGTTAGCCGATTGCGGACACACATCTATCATCATCACTGCGGCGCCAACTGTAACTACAAACAGTCGGGGAACTGCAAGGCTAAACGATTTAGTAGGAAGCGGTCCATATATTGCTAGAATCATCACCGCGTCAACAAATACAAATGCAACATAAGGATTCAAATGGCTAAAATAGATTTAGATGTATTAGTATCAATAGCTGCCGAAGTCGAAGAAGGCGATCCTATTGATTGGGGTAAGCTTAAGCTAAGTAAAGAAGAAGCATATAAATTAATTGGAACTACTATTCTCGATATGTTTGATAAAGAAACGTATTCCGACGAAGATAAGACAATAATGCTTGCCGCTATTACAAAGCTTACTGTTGAAAGCATGGTTTTAAATTTAAAAATTATGCAATTAACTAACGAATTGAATGCACGTAACACATGAAATGTGAACAAGGCGATATTGCCAAAATTGTAATGAGTTTAAGACCTACTAATATAGGCAAAACAGTATTAGTAGAGCAATATATTGGGTATATGAATCAACACGAAGTCTTTAATTTTCGCGGAGTTTCATGCACTGCACAAATAACCGATCATTATTGGTGGGTAGCCACTGATTACGGTTTACAGAATATGCTAGGTGATACGCCAAAGGCATATATTCCGGATAGTTGGTTAGAACCTATTAGACCGGAAAAATTAAAAGCAGTAAATGACGAGAAATTCGAAATAAATGCTTGACAATACACACAGATTATTATATAATATATTTTTAACAGGAAAGAAGTAAGCAATATGGCAACAGGTAAAGTAAAATGGTTCAATGAAGCTAAGGGTTTTGGTTTCATCACTCCGGACAATGGCGGTGCAGATTTATTTGCACACTATACACAAATCCAATCTAATGGATTTAAAACATTGCAAGAGGGCCAAAGTGTGAGATTTGAAATCACAATGGGTCAAAAAGGACAGCAAGCAAGTAATATTCAATCTGTATAACAATTTTATTAGCAACACAAAGGAATCACATCATGGCAAGAGCACGTAAACCCAACAAGATTACTAAATCAGCAGTAGCACGTACCGCCCGTCGTGTTCTAAAAAGTCGCTAATAAAATACTAGGTTAAATTTTACAAGCACCTTCGGGTGCTTTTTAATTCTCCAACTAGATTGACAACTACACACAATTCGCGCATAATAGATACTGTATTAACAAACGCAAGAAAGAATCAAAATGAGTTCATATTTTCTCAAAGCAGGTAACACATTTAAAGTAACCGATAAAGAATCGTTAGATTTACACGAAGAATTACCAGCAGGTAATTATGTAGTTAAAATTGACATGTATGGCAATTATTTCTTAGAAATTATTAGTAATTTCGAAGTTTCTGGTAAATTATATGGAAACACAACAAGACATGCTGCTCGTATTTTAAATACCTTCTTAGATCGTCCTGCCGCTACAGGTGTTATGCTTGCAGGTGAAAAGGGTTCGGGCAAGACTTTATTAACTAAAACGATTGCAATCGATGCTGCTAAGCAAGGTATTCCGACTATTGTAATTAACACACAATTTTTTGGTGATAAGTTCAATAGCTTTTTACAAAGTATTTCTCAGCCTTGCGTTATTTTGTTCGACGAGTTCGAAAAAGTATACAATTCCGATAGTCAGGAAGAAATTCTTACGTTACTCGACGGTGTGTTTCCGAGTAAGAAATTATTCTTGTTAACATGTAATGACAAGTGGAGAATTGACAGTCACATGCGTAATCGTCCAGGTCGATTATTTTATATGCTTGAATTTACAGGCATTGAGCATGAATTTATTGTAGAATACTGCAATGACAATTTAAAGAATAAAACTCATATTGACGAGTTAACTAAAATTGCTAGCGTATTTACTAACTTTAACTTCGATATGCTTAAAGCAATTGTTGAAGAAATGAATCGATACAACGAATCACCTCGTGAAGTGTTACAGATGCTTAACGCAAAACCAGAATTTAGTTCTCGAGCTAAGTATGATGTTTCATTGCAAGTTGAAGGCAAAGATGTACTAGCTGAGAATTTAGAAGATCGCGTAGTAAATTGTAATCCAATTGCAGATGAAATCAGTATTTCATTCAAAGAATTTACAGTTAGTGATACCGGTGAGCTAGATGACTACAATTGGATGCACATCAACTTTGATAGTTCCGAACTTAAGCATGTTGATGCAAAATCTGGTCAGTTTATCTTTCTAACTGAAGACGGTGATCGTCTGTTATTAAAGAAAAAAGTTGATCCTGAGTTTGCTTACGCATTTTAACTAAGTATTAATACGTGATGAATTTTTCATCACATACAATGCAGTTTAGTGATACTGCATAACAATCACTATTTTATTAAAGGAAATATTTAAATGAAAAAACTCTTAATCGCATCCGCATTTGTGTTAGCTGCTACTGCCGCAAGTGCATTAGACTTCGGTGTTACAGCAGCTCGTGACTTCTCAGGAGTCGATCACGATTCAGTCGGCGTTACAGTAGGTCATGTTTATCCTAATGGCGTAGGCTTTTCTGCAGGGTTCGCTCGTGATGCTAACAAGTCAAGCGATCAAGATCGCTACAGCTTAATGGGTAGCTACGATGTACTAAAATTCGGCGGCTCAACAGTTGCTGTTAAAGCCGGCGGTGTATTTATGGCAAATAGTGATGCCGAAAATGGTTCAGCTGCTGTAGTCGGTGCTGAACTTACAGTGCCGTTGACAAGCAAAATTGCAGCGACTTTTGAAGTATCGCACCAAGTTGGTCAAGATCGTGTTAGTCAAGACGATGGCAATCGTGCAACTGTTGGTTTAAAATTCAAATTCTAATCAACGTTAGATAAAAAATAGGGGACATTGTCCCCTATTTTTACGACAGTATCGCCGGATATGTTGGCCTTGTAAGGATAATAGTGTATAATTAATACATGACACACAGTCATATGTAACAAAGGAAATATTTAAATGAAAAAACTCTTAATCGCATCAGCTCTTATTTTATCTGCATTTGCAGTATCTGCACAATCTGCTAAACCAGATATGTATGCAGAAGTAGGCTATACTCATGTTAATTTCAAAACAGACTTAGTTGAAGTTTCTCCGACCGCTGTACGATTAGTACTAGGTAAAAATATTAACTCAGATGCGGCTATCGAAGGTCATGTATTAGTTGGATCATCGTCTGCTACGGCCGGAGCAGCTACATACGACATCGATCCTAGCTACGGTGTTTTTCTTAAAGTGCAAGCACATGTAAGTGAATCAGTGAAAATTTATGCTCGAACAGGATGGGCACGAAGCAAACTATCAGGTAGTGCATATGGCATTACTGTATCCGATTCTGCATCGGGCTTAGCAGGCGGTATCGGTGTAGCAGTTGCGCTAACAAAAGAATCAGAACTCTTTGTTGATGTTATGAAGTATAATACAGGTAGTGGTACTAACACCACTACTGCAACTACTGGCATTCGACTTAATTTTTAATCAACGTTAGATAAAAAATAGGGGACATTGTCCCCTATTTTTACGACAGTATTATCAATTCTTAAGTACTATGATGTATTATAGTATTAAATATATACATATACAATAAACTTATGACCCCTGAACAAAACACTATAATAGTTAACGAATTACCATTAATACAAACATGCCCCAACTTTCTGTCAACAGATGAATGCAGCGAGCTTATTGAGTATTCAAAGGGTAAACTAGAGCAAGGCGAAGTAGTCGATGGTATAACTGGTGAATCCGTAGTCAACATTGACTACCGATCTGCATTTACTTGCGCACTCAGTAAGTCATCAGAAATTAGTAAAAAGATATTTGACAAAGTAGAAAAATTTACAAATATAAGCTCGTTGCAATACGAAATTGCAAGTATTACACATTATGCAGTGGGTCAACAATTTAAATTGCATCCAGACTATCTCAATCCACGAGATACACATGATAGCAAATCTATATTGCAATACGGCGGAAATCGTATCGGAACTATAATTATCTATCTTAATGAAGTAGAAAAAGGTGGAGAGACGTTATTTCCTTGGATAGGGCAATTTATTATTCCGAAAACTGGTAAGTTGGTGCATTTTAAGTACAATTATTCTAACGCAGAACTAAACATTCGAACAGAGCACGCGAGTATGCCTGTATTAGAGGGAGAAAAGTATATTCTAACTATTTGGTTTAGAGAACAACCGGTATCTAATATTGTCGAACATCCTTTAACATTTGTTGCCGAAGAAGCAATACGGACTAACTTAGTCGATACTAAATTTGAAATTAAGTGCGGTATTGCCGAGGATCAACAAATATTGTCAGTTGAGTTGCCTGCGAACAACGATCCTGCAAATGTTATATTGGTTCCATTTACTGGAGGGATGGATTCGTCATTATTGTTATATTTGATAGGTGCATTAAATAATCAGCAGTCAATACCGTATCATATTAGACCAATTTGCATTTATCTAATAGAAGCTGATGGTACACATAGTAATTTAGAAGATTACCAGGGCGTTATCGATATGTATGAATTGATTAAAAATAAAATCGGAGGCAACATTTCGTCATTGATGTTTGAACCTGGTAGATCAATACGACACGGCATCCTTTCATATAAAGACGACAATAACCCGAGACACACAAAAACTCATAAATTTTTAAATAGAATGTATGTTTACAGTGCAGAAAATGCAATCCCGAACGAAGATGATCCTCGATGGAAAAATGTTGGCTGGAGCCGAACGAAATCTACTATAGATTTCTGGAGACAGCCGTTTTTTAATCTTCAAAAATATCATATTGTCGATGCCATGTTGCAATTAGGGCTAACTGATATAATAGAACATACTAGAAAGTGCCAGCATAATCATCCAACACTAGATCATGTTTGTAAATACATGCTATGTAATGAAAGACGATGGGCTTTTACTAAATTACAAAGAGAAGAAATTGGTAATAAATACTTTATAAACAAAGGAACACAATAAATGGAACTCGATACTGTATTAGAATGGAAAGATCTAATTCCGTCTGCAGGAACTATAACTAAAACTCCGTCAACAAAATATATTGTTACCAACGGAGTAACTGGTGGTGGCACCGGTCCAACAGATTTGAAGCCACCGAAACCAGTACCAAAAGATGACGGTGGGTCGACATTTACACCTCCTGATGACGGCGGTGAGTACGCATAATAATGCATACTCTATAATATACTTGTATTAACAACATCAATAGGGCCAGTGGCCCTATTGTTACGAGTAATTGCACTATCAAAATACAACACAGTGTAGTTTTATTTCATTAAATACAAAATATAGAACATTAAAATGAACAATTACAACATTGAAACTTTGCAAGAACTCCCACTATTACAAGTAGTTAAACAATTCTTAAGCCCTGCCGAGTGCAAAGAAATTATAGAGTATAGTCAAGGTCGACTAGTTCCGAGTGAAGTTATAAGATACGAAGACGGACAACAAGTTGTAGATTATGCTATTCGATCTGCATCTACTACGTTTATTCCTACCGATAGCGAGTTAGGTCAACGAGTATTTGAAAAAGTTAGCAATTACTTAAATATCAGTAGTTCAAGATTCGAACGAATCGCAGTAACCCATTATTCGACAGGTCAAGAATTTAAACTGCATCCTGACTATTTTGCAACAGATAACAGTATCACAGGCCCTAATTCATCTGCAGAACGATGTAAATTTGGTGGTAATAGAATTTCTACTGTTATTGTGTATTTAAATACTGTAGAAGAAGGTGGCGAAACGCATTTTCCTTGGCTTGGAAAATTTATAAAACCCGAACAAGGCGATTTAGTATTTTTTAAATACGACTATGACGATCCAGAATTAAATGTTAGAACAAATCATGCTAGCGTGCCAGTAATTGCCGGTGAAAAGTACATATTTACAATATGGATAAGAGAAACTACCATAGATCAAGAGTGTCTTGCATATAAAAACTTTACTGCAGAATCTGAATATTTAGAAAATTTAAAATCTGGAGAGTACGAACTTGAGTGCGGCCCAGCATATGATCGGCAACTATTAAAAGTAAATTTGCCAGCAAATACTGACCCGTGCAATACAATTGTTGTACCGTATACCGGAGGAATGGACTCTTCATTAGTATTATATTTGTTAGGCGCCCTTAATAACCGACAAGTAATCCCGTATCACATTAAACCAATATGTATATTTGAGGGGGATATGGAAAACTGGAATCCACTAGAAGATCACAGTAATGTCGAAAACATGGTTGAATTAATTCAACGTAAAATTGGCGGGAATATTCGTCGCCCTAGTTTTATCCCGATGGAGCCAGGTACCAAGATGACTGATGCTATATTGGGATTTTATAGAAAAAATACCGCAGATCTTATACTAAATAAATCGTTTAGATTTTTTAACCCAACATTAATTTATAGCGGAGAAAATGCATTGCCTACTGAAGACGATCATCGATGGAAGGACGTGCCTTGGTCTAGAACACGATCGCATTCGCTAATTTGGATACAGCCGTTATTTAATTTAAAGAAATATCATATCCTTGATGCAATTATGCAATTGGGATTAGAAGATATATTAGAACATACTTCAAAATGCCGTCATAATCACTTAAGTCTTGACGAGATTTGTCATTATATATTATGCAACGAAAGAAGATGGGCATTTACTAAATTAGGGTTAAGTGAGTTAGGTAATAAATACTTTATAAACAAAGGAGAAATATAATGAAAGAATCTACCATTATCGAGGAAAAATCTAATGTGTGGAGAGCATTTCCGGCCCCAGCAGCAGGTGTTATTAAATTGACAACTGCTGAGAAAGGAAAAATTTTAGCCGGAGTTTCACCTTCCCAACCTGGTGGACCTTCAAGCCCCACAGGACCCGGTGCACCGGGCGATTTTTAACGCCAACTAAAATAATTTCTAACTGCATTGACCTCTAGTAATAACTGTTGTATAATATATTTTTATTAACAACTTTTAACTACTATGTCGATGCATATTGAAGGTCCTTGGTTGTCCACTGCAGGCAAATCAAAAACAAAGAAAAAATTTCGCAATGCTGCCGAAGCAAAGCAAGCTAGAGAATTAGAATCTAGTTGGGCAGAACTTCAAAAAAAGTGGGGCGTTGAAAATAAAGTCAATCGTACTAAATCAACTCCGCTGTCATATAAACTAACTACTCCAGTTGGTCGAACCAACACACATGATATTCCTTCGCGCGATACTGGCAGTGTACCTTGTGTTAAAGCTCCGCCTAAAGTATATACCGGAGATAAAATGATCGGTATTTCGCAGATGGCAAAATCAAATGCTGTTCCTGTATTTAATACTGATCATATCACAGAAATCGCAAGAATGCGTCGATAAAGTCTGTTTTATCATCATTTTTTAAAAAATAAGCTATATATTATACGTTTCGCAAAGAAACTAAGATAGTTGGTATAAAAAGATCGCATCAATTTATGCCCGCGAGTCTTGGCCAATGAGAAACCCGTTATTTCGGGAAGCCAGGCTTGCCAAAGGTACAGTGTAAATTCTTGCACTGTGGCTGATGGAGAAGACGTCACGAACTAAGGGTTCTATTTTTGAGCCTCGTGGAAGTTTACTCCCTTTAAGTAATGTGTCTAACCGCACACCAATCAAAAGGAGAACAAATGGTTAAATTATTATCACTGACATTCATTATCGGTGCAATTATTGTTGCATTGTCAGTATCAGCAAATACAATCCAGCAAGAAAAAGAACTTGCTAATGCATACGAAAATGCTAGAGAATTAACAGTATTGCTAGCAAAAAGTAAAAATATAGAAATTGACAGACAAGTGAAGCTCGATGTTGCAACGCAAAAAGAGCAACATTGTTTGGCTAAAAATATTTTCTACGAAGCAGGAAATGAGTCTGTAAATGGTAAAATTGCTGTTGCTCAAGTAACTGTTCAACGTTCAGAGCATCCTAAATATCCAGATAATATCTGCGACGTTGTATACCAAAAAACTGCGGAAATGTGTCAATTTTCGTGGTACTGCGACTTAGCTGTTCAGCAAACAAAGGCGACTATCGGACCAGCATGGGAAGAAAGTAAACGCATTGCTAAACGAGTTCTAGTCGACGGAGTAAGATTGCCAGAAATTAAAGGAGCACTATTTTATAAAGCAAACTATGCACCTAACGATAGATTTTGGAACAGCCTTACTCCAGTGGCAACATTAGGGGTACATGTTTTTTACAAAAGACGTTAAAATATAGTATGCGATTAACCAACTATCATTTATATACTAATTCTCATTTTTAACACACAGGATACCGGCTTCGTGCCGGTAAATACATATTATGCTATTAGCTTTCTTAACATTTATTTCAGGCATTGCAATTTCAGCAGTTGCCATTTATTACAGTGTACTCGGTCTTGCCGCAATTTTTGCTGCAGCCGTTGTTCCAATTATAGTCATGGGCTCTATCTTAGAAGTCAGTAAATTAGTAACCGCCTGGTGGCTTAAACGCAACTGGGGACGAGCACCATTTTTACTAAAAACATACATGCTCACGGCTGTGTTAGTCCTTATGCTTATTACTAGTATGGGCATTTTTGGCTTTCTAAGTAAAGCACACGGAGATCAAAGTGTACCAATCGGAGACATTGCTTCGCAAGTTGCAATGCTTGACGATGACATTAAAACACGAAAAGATAATATCGAAGTTGCACGTAAATCTCTAATTCAACTAGACAGCCAAGTTAACGAAGTACTAAGTCGAAGTACTGATCAAAATGGAGCTGAACGAGCTGGACAAATTCGTAAACGACAAACTATCGAAAGAGAAACCCTACAGAAAGAAATTTCAATTGCACAAGCAGAAATTGTAAAATTAAATCAACAACGTGCGCCAATTGCAGGTAAACTGCGAGCAGTTGAAGCAGAAGTTGGTCCTATTAAATACATTGCACAACTAATCTACGGCGACTCTCCTGATAAGAATGTTCTAGAAAAAGCAGTAGTATGGGTTATCATCATTATTGTGTTTGTATTTGACCCGCTAGCTGTATTACTATTGCTATCAAGTCAGTTGAGCTTTCAGTGGGCATTAATTGAGCGTGAAGAAAAGAAAAAACTTTTAAAAGCATCTCTAGTTAATAAAGACCCAACACCAGTAACTCCAGTAGTACCTGTACCTGTTGTATCACCGACTCCAGTTCCTACAGCACCCCAAGAAGTGGTTGCAACTCCTATTACGCAGGAACCAGAAGTTGTACCAACTCCTGCACCAGTCCAAGAACACATCGCAGTTGCTGATAATAACGTCATTGAGATGGTTAACGATGATAAATTATCAATCGATAAACCTAACGAATTGCCAGTTGTTGATACTGAAGAAGTTTCTAATACTGCTGATACCGAATCTGACGACGATGTTATTATCAATAGTGCAGCCGACGAAGCAAAAATTGCAATGGCTACATGGAAATCTGAAAACCCAGATGACAGCTTAAAACATCAACGTATCTTGTTTAAACAAGGCTTAATTGACAAACTTCCATGGGAAGAATCACTTAAGCCAGTAGCAGACGAAGAAAACGAAGCTGCTATCGAAGCTGCCAAATGGGCGCAAGAACAACTCGACTCGTCTAAAAAAAAAGTAAATAGTCCTAAAACTAAATCAATTTCGTACATACAAAATGCCGAACAGTCAAATGACACAATTTGGCAACGTGTTAAGAAATCTAAAGGTGAATAAATGGATCAAGTGTTACTCGTATCATCACCGGACGATGTAGCATTGGAAGGAGTTAGACTACTAATTGTAGGCCTAACTCCCGAACAAAGCAACATTGTATCTTCAGCATTAACATCGTTAGAAACTATACCGCGAGTTATCTTATATGTTTGGAATGAAGAGGAACCTATTGCGTGGTTAACTGACAAAATATATAAAAGTCAAACAACTATATTTAATGCCGACAGTGTAGATCAGACACTAGTCGGCTATCTTGCAGGTCGTCAATCGTCGTATTATTTCGGTACGCTAAAGTCGTTAAGCCAAATAAATAATTCTGTAATTTTCGATGTTGATACATGCCAGCAGGTACTAATCAACATATTCAACAAATACAAAGCATAATTATACAAAAAGAATATATTAGTATTGACATTGCCATTTTTCTACGCTATAATATAGCTTAACTTTAGAAAGATAAGAACAATGGCAAATACTCATATTATGATCGACTTGGAAACATTAGATGTTACCCCAACGGCAACAATTTTAACGATTGGTGCCGTTAAATTTGATCCGTTCGGCGACGAACTCAATGATCCTAAATGCGATAAATTTTATGTTCGCGTAGATGTTGACAGCTGCGATGCACTCGGATGCACTGTTTCTCAATCTACACTCGACTGGTGGGCTCAGCAGAGTGCTGCCGCACAAGAAGAAGCATTTGACCCAGAAAATCGAATTTCAATTCAAGATGCAATGGCACAACTATACAAGTTCTCGTGGGGTGCTAAACGAGTTTGGAGTCATGGTGCAGGGTTTGATATTCCAATTTGCGAAAATCTCTATAGGAAAATCGGTAAAGCAATTCCTTGGGCATTCTGGGATGTTCGAGACACTAGAACGTTATTCGATATCGGCATTAACCCTACTCGCCCTCCTGTGTTAAAACATCATGCATTAGAAGATGCATGGAATCAAGCAGTAGGTGTTCAAAATGTGTACCGTACACTACGAGGTTCAACTATGATGAACGGCTCGTACATTTCCCCATTAATCAGCGAAAAATAATTATCAAGTTTTTTCTCAACTTGATAAATAAATTTGTTAATACTTCTATAGGTTAACAAAGAGCATAGTGCTCAACAAAAATAGATCTTACTTTTAAGGAGATAAACATGTCAAAGATCATCGGTATTGATTTAGGTACTACCAATTCCTGCGTTGCTGTTATTGAAAACGGCGTTCCAAAAATTATCGAAAATAGCGAAGGTGCTCGTACTACACCAAGCATCGTTGCATACACAAATGACGAAATTCTAGTCGGTGCTAGTGCTAAGCGTCAAGCTGTAACAAATCCCAAAAATACAATTTATGCTGCTAAGCGATTGATCGGTCGCAAGTTTAAAGAAGATGCTGTACAAAAAGACATCGGATTAATGCCGTATGTAATTACGGAATCTTCAAATGGTGATGCTTGGATTAAAGCATCTGATCGAGAGTTAGCTCCCCCTCAAGTATCTGCAGAAGTTCTTCGCAAAATGAAAAAAACTGCTGAAGATTATTTAGGAGAAGAAGTAACTCAAGCAGTAATTACAGTACCGGCATATTTTAATGATAGCCAAAGACAAGCTACTAAAGATGCAGGTAAAATTGCAGGGTTAGAAGTACTGCGAATTATTAATGAACCAACAGCAGCAGCATTGGCTTATGGTGTTGATAAACAAGACAAAGCAGATCGTAAAATTGCAGTATACGACTTAGGTGGAGGTACCTTTGACGTTAGCATTATTGAAATTGCAAATGTCGACGGTGAGAAGCAAATCGAAGTACTTTCAACTAACGGTGATACATTTTTAGGCGGTGAAGACTTTGATCAACGCATTATGGATTTCTTAGTTGAAGAATTCAAGAAAGATAACGGCATTGACTTAACTAAAGACGGACTAGCGTTGCAACGATTAAAAGATTCTGCAGAAAAAGCAAAGATTGAATTATCAAGCTCTGCTCAAACAGAAGTTAATCTACCGTATATTACTGCTGATGCAAGCGGTCCTAAACATTTAGTAGTTAAATTAACTCGAAGCAAACTAGAAAGCTTAGTAGACGAACTTGTAAGTCGCAGTATTGCTCCTTGTAAAACTGCAATGAAAGATGCCGGAGTTACTGCTAATGATATCGACGAAGTTATCTTAGTAGGCGGCATGACTCGTATGCCTAAAGTTCAAGAAGCCGTTGAAAAATTATTTGGTAAAGCACCACGTAAAGATGTTAATCCAGACGAAGCAGTAGCTGCTGGTGCTGCAGTTCAAGGTGCTGTACTAGGTGGTGATCGTAAAGATGTGTTATTGTTAGACGTAACTCCGTTAAGTTTAGGTATCGAAACATTAGGTGGAGTAATGACTAAGCTAATTCAGAAAAACACAACTATTCCATCTAAAGCTAGCCAAACATTTAGTACTGCTGAAGACAATCAACCTGCTGTAACTATTAAAGCATTCCAAGGCGAGCGTGAGTTAGTTCAACATAATAAATTATTAGGTGAGTTTAATTTAGAAGGAATTGCTCCTGCTCGCCGAGGACAGCCGCAAATCGAAGTCACATTTGATATTGATGCAAACGGTATTATGCATATTTCTGCCAAAGATAAAACTACTGGTAAGGAAAATAAAATTACTATTAAGAGTAATAGCGGCTTAACTGATGCCGAGATTCAAACTATGATTCGCGAAGCTGAAGAAAATGCAGAAGCTGATAAGAAAGCTCGTTCATTAATTGATGCTCGTAATTCAGCAGAAGCACAACTGCACGAAGTTCGTAAAGATATTGCCGAGTATGGCAATCAATTATCAGTTAGCGAAAAAGCAGAATTAGACGAAGTGATTGCATCTGTTGAAGAAGTTGTTAAGGGCGACGATGCTGACAAAATCACCGAAGCTCTAAATAAAGTATATCCAGCAATGGCTGTATTATTAGAGAAAAAGCAAGCTGCTGAACAAGCAAATCAGACGACTGATAATGTAGTTGACGCAGAAGTTAAAGATTCTACTAGTTAATTAGTAAAATAGGGGCAACGCCCCTATTTACAATGCATGAATTTTATTGTATAATAACTATATGTTTGCAAATACTGTTAAGGTTTGCAAATCGAGCATAGTGCTCATTCTTACTTTAAGGAGAAAATTATGAATAATCAAATGTTAAAAGCAGATAAATTAGATGCAATCAATCGTATGCTAGTTGGTTTCGACTCTATGTTTACAAATTTAGAAAATCGATATAATATTACATCGCCAACTAATTACCCGCCTCATAATTTATTAAAACTCACTGATAATCTATACGAAATTCAACTTGCAGTTACTGGTTTTGAAAAAGACGAAATTCATGTTGAAGTTGATAACAATATATTAACTATCAAAGGGAATAGGGAACACAAAGATGAATGCGAATACATTCACAGAGGGTTATCTACTAAAGATTTCACAAGAGCATTTCCTCTTGCTGAATTTATAGAAGTTCGTAACGCAACTATTAAAAACGGTCTACTGATTATTAGTATCGTTAGGAATATACCCGAAGCTAAGAAGCCTCGTATTGTTGATATTATCGAAGTTAAATAACCCCCGGGGGAGAAATCCCCTTAAACTAAGGAAAGAAAAATATGTCTACTGACGTTAAGATTAGCAATAAAGTCGCTGTTGCTGTAAAACCACCAGGTATGTGGAAAGTAATTTTGTTAAATGACGATCATACTCCTATGGATTTCGTTATATCGCTGTTAACTGATATTTTTAAACACAGCGTATCATCGGCAACTGATGTAACTCTCGACATACATAATACAGGAAGCGGTATTGCTGGTGTTTATAGTCATGAAGTTGCAGAACAACGAGGCATTGACGCATCACATCTTGCAAAAGAACACAATTATCCATTACAAATAATGGTCGAAGAAGAATAACACACTAAAGCCATTAAAATTAATGGCTTTTTTATTAATATTAAATAATTATTATGAGCTTAAAAGAAATTACCAAAGATTTACATCACGAAGCAGAAACAACTCAATTTGCTAAACTCCTACTAAGTGGGAAGATTAGCAAAGAAGATTATGCAAACTACTTATATCAACTTTTGCTAGTATATCCGTTAATCGAAAATGGTAATAAATTGCTAGGAAACTTAACTAACTTAGCCGGAATTGAAAGATCGGCTGCGATTTTAGATGATTTTGTAGAAATTGCAGGAAACTCGTATACAGCTACATGGCTACCGACTACAATTTCATATCATAACTATTTGTTAGAATTAATAAACGATCCTAGCAGACGACATTTAATCAAAGCGCATATGTATTGTCGACATATGGGAGACTTGTATGGCGGTCAAATTATTAAAAAACAAGTTGCAAGTATTAGCTCTGGTAACTTTTACATATTTAAAAATGCAGAAGCATTGCGAGCTGCTATTCGATCAGAACTAACTGACGACTTAGGCGATGAAGCTAAAATTGCGTTTGAATGGGCAATTAAAATGATGAAAGAGTTGTATAATGAGTAATGTTTGGGATACGCTAATAGAAATTCGAGATATGTTTATTAGCGAGTTTAATAATACTGGTACCGAAGTGTATGAATCGGGTATGGAACAGTTTAATAAAGACAACTGGATTAATCGTACATGGGAGTCAACGTCTTACAGACGTGCGCATTTAGATGTAGTAGATGCTCGATCATCTAAAGGGTTATTAATGATGCATTGCTGTATCTTCCCACATACACATAATTCTGCTCCTATCTTTGGGTTTGATATTATTGCTGGCAAGAATAAAATTACTGGTTGCTTTTATGACTACAGTCCTACAACAGATAAAAATCATCCACTATGCGAATGGTTTGCATACGAAGCAAGCCAGTTAGAATGGATTAAATCTCGTAAGCTGCCAGATTGGGCAACTAGAATTTTTAGCAATAGCATCATTGCTGCAGGCAATGTTAGCAAAGAAGAAGAGTTAGAACAAATTCTTGCTATGGCAAAAGAAGGAATTTCTGTATACTTAACTAGTGTTGGCGATACTAATAATGTCATAGAGGATTGTACCAACGAACAAAATTACTACTGCGAAAATCAAAAACAAAATCCACATACTGCAAAAGTTATGATTAGTTTAGGACTTAGCGAAGTTGATGTACACTCTTTTGTACAAGACTGTTTATTTCCAGAGATTAAATAATGAAAATACAAATAGTATCAGATCTACACTTAGAATGGTCTCCAATTGAGCTGCTTAATGTTAATAATGCAGATGTGCTAGTGTTGTCCGGTGATATTATGGTTGCCGAGACTTTGCACGATAAGCCTGCTCCGGGTCCAGATAACTTAGATAAACTAGCACAATATAGTTACGTTGACTCCGCTGCTAGGAAATTTAGATCATTTTTAAAAAATTGTAGTTTAAATTTCCCGCATGTAGTGTATGTTGCTGGCAATCATGAGTTTTATAACGGTCGATGGGTTGCTAGTATTCAGCATTTGCGAGATGAGTGTTCGGCATTTTCCAACGTTCATTTTTTAGAGTGCAACTCGGTAGATATCGATGATGTAACATTTGTCGGCGGAACTCTGTGGACTGATATGAACAAACGAGATCCATTAACATTGCATTCAATTCGTGATATGATGAATGATTTTAGAAAAATTCGTCGAGACGACTTGGGGTTTACTCCTTTGAAACCAGCTGATGTAGTAACTCGACATGACGAAACTCTTAAATTTATCAATTCTGTAGTTAGTCAAGATTCAAATAAAAAATATGTTGTTGTTGGGCACCATGCTCCAAGTGAGTTAAGCATTCACGAATACTATAAAGATCAAACAGTGTTAAATGGCGGGTACTCATCGGATTTAAGTAATTTTATTTTAGATAGGCCTCAAATTAAATTATGGACACACGGTCATATGCATACACCGTTTGATTATACTATCGGTACTACTCGTGTAGTATGCAACCCTCGAGGATATGTATCAACATTAGATATTGAAAATCCCGAATTTAATCCCAATTTTATCGTAGAATTATAGAAAGAAATTGAATGAAAGCTATTGTAATAACCCACAATCAGTGGAGTGCAATATTAGAAAAATTACGCAGTACAAATAAACCGAGTACATTGCTAGTTAGATCAAAAATGAGAGATACGCTAGGATTTACTTCTAGAGAGCATTTTGCAGTTGATCGATCAACTCAGGAATATACCACAAAAGTGCATATAGACTTTTATAACGAACATGCAAGAACAATGTTTTTATTAAAATTTTCAGAGGAAATAAATCATGAATGTTGAACAATTTTTAAAAAGTCGAGCTAGAGCAACATATTCTAGAGAATTTGTAGCTGTTGATTTAGCAAAGTCAACAATAGACGAAATTAACGATTGGTGTTCTTCTAGGTCTTTTTCTGAGTTTAATATAGAAACTAGATCTAAATTCACTAGATACCAATTTAATAACGACAATGATGCATCCTTATTTGCATTAAGATGGAGCAATTATTTTAAACAACTATAGTAATTTGCTCAGTTACAATAAAAATAAAAATATGATTAATAATGTAATAATTTCAATGGCAGCAGGATATTCGGAGCCTTACGATCAATTACTGCTATTTTTAGAAAATTATCATAAAGTATTAATCACTAATTACGACGAATACCCTCAAAAACTAGTTTGGTGCTTAGAGCACGCACAAGGAAAATTTCGAGATCTTAATACAGGAGCAGGAGTGTGTTGGTGTTTCGAAAAAGAACATGATGCGTCGCTTTTTGCACTAATGTGGGGATAGCAAGACAATTAATCTATACTAATAAAACTAGCTGTTACAAGCGCATATAAGCGTCTGTAACAGTTTAAAACAGTGCAGTAGTATGTTGCGTACTAGTTCTAGTATTTCAAATATCCGCTTGTGTTTCTAGTACTATAGGTACATCGTCCGGCGGTGTAACAAATACATGAAATCCTTCATAGTGCTGACCCCAATTCATAAACCAAACTTTTAGTGCATATTCAGTGTTAGGTAGCCATTCTACACGTTCTCCGTCGATAATCTCTTGATCAGTTTGTATATAAGTAACTCCCGGATCCGGCCATGTTCTCGACGAAACTAAAGCTCCTTTTTGACGAAGTTCATACCCAAAACTTAAATTACTAAATGGTATAACATCGAGGTGTTTCTTAATACCTGCAAAAATATCAGCATAATGCGGACTTAAATTGTTTAGTTGAAAGTCAAAAGTTTCGGTTACTGCCGAATATAAAACATTAATTGTACTCATATTAAGAAATCCTATATCTAATTACTACAATTCCGGAACCGCCAGCACCGCCTGCTCCACTTTTTGCAGAGCCACTTTCACCTCCGCCCCCTGCGCCTCCATTACCTGTATTCGCACCGCCGGCTGCACCATTAGACACTCCCGCATATGCTCCACCAATACCACCAGTGGCATACGTTACATTCGCTCCAGTTCGATAGGTATTTGCCAATCCAACACCTGCAGTTCTAGAGTTGTTTGGCCCAGCTCCACCTCTACCACCGCCACCATTTCCATCACTAAAGGTAACTGTAGTGCTGCCACCTTTGTTACCTTGCCCTGCAGTTCCTGCTCCGCCAGCTGGTCTAGAAGTAGATCCGGTAGAACCCCCTGCTCCTCCGCCCGAACCGCCGCCGTTACCTGCACTCCTAGTAATAGCTCCTCCGCCACCGCCAACGGTAGATACTCCAAATACACTAGAAGATCCGCCATTTCCGCCATATGAAGAATATCCAACATCGTTAGAAGATCCCCCCACTCCGCCACCTCCTCTGACTACACTATATGCAGAAGCAGATGGAGTCATGGATCCTGCTATCATGCCACCTGCTCCGCCTCCGCCGCCTCCGCCGGAGTTGATAGCATTAAAGCCAGCACTAGTTTCGTAACCACCACCACCACCGCCCCCTCCGCCGGCTACAATCAAATAGTCGATAACTCCGGCGTTTCGACCCGTATCAGTTACAGTAAAAGTTCCGTTGGAAAGAAACGTATGTACTTTATATGTGTATGTACCGTCAAAATATGTAGTTTCAGTGCCGCCTGTAGCCTGAATAGGGTTTACTGTATTGTCAGCTGTTGTACCAATTACTGCTTGTACTGTACCCATATTAGTAAACTGCTCCTGAAACAAAACACATATTCGGATTTGCAAATATAATAGTAACTACTCCTCTAACTCGAACATATATAGTGCCACCGTTTCCTCTATTTACATTAGTTCCCGAAATATATGCTTCGGCCATATATAGAACTAAGTATGAAACTGCAACTCCGTAATTTATAAAGGTTATAACATCTCCAGCTTGATATGTATTACCTAAGATTCCGATCCACGTTCCGTCTAGTATAATTGTTTTACCAGCATCTGTTGCATCTAGATTACCTCCGCCTAACCCACTTTTAGATATAATTCTACGAACGTCGCCTTTAGAGTCCGATACTGATCCGCTAGAACTAGAAATATCACCCGTGGCACTAACAGTGCCAGTAACAGATATACTCGATGAAAATGTCTGTAGTGCTGTGAACGTATTTGCGGTATCTTTACGAAGTGCTGTTTCTTGTGTAGTCGCATCTGGAAATACAACTCCAGTGCTACTTAATGTAGTTGATGGCATAACTTTCCTCGGATTGTAATTTTCATTAATGTATGTTGATATATTATATGTATTGCATTTTAAATGCAATCATTGTATAATACGCATATAAGCTAACATATTTATATAACTTTTTTTAAAAATAATTAAATCAATACAACTGTAATACATCTACTGTTTATATACTGGATAAATATTGTAGTAAATTCGCCAAAAATACTACGGGCAATTGACAACAATCTGATAATTAGTACAATTAATCGATTTGAACTAGATAAACACTAATATGCCTATTACAATAAGTAACAATACAATAACAGGTGTCCAAGCAGGCGGCATGGACGGAGTCCCATTTGCCTCGGGTACTAAGCTATTGTTCCAGCAATCATCAGCACCTACTGGATGGACGAAAGATGTTACACATAACGATAAGTCTATGCGAGTTGTATCGGGCACTGTAGGATCAGGAGGTTCAGTAGCGTTCACTACCGCGTTTGCGTCTCAGGCTGTGAGCGGGTCAATTAGCAGTACAACTGCATCAAATCAAGATACTACCGCAGGCGGAACAGTCGGCAATACAACATTAACAACTGCACAAATGCCAAGTCATGATCATGTGTTATTTGTAACTCGTATGACTCAAGGAACTACAAGAACTGCTAATAACGAAGTCGGTGTAACTGCCGCCGGAGTATACGGTGGTCAAAACTGGTCCACAAACAGTAATGGCTCTAGTAATGCGCATAATCACAGCTTTACCGGAGCTGCCCATAATCACACACAAAATGCACACAACCACACATTTACAGGTACTGCTATCAATATGGCTGTACAATATGTAGATGTTATTATTGCTACAAAGGATTAATTATGAAGATCGAACCAAAAAATCAATGCCCTCTTAATAACTTTGAACCGTGCAAACAACTTGATTGTGCATGGTTCATGAAGATTCGGGGAACTAACCCAAACACTGGTCAAGATATAGACGATTGGGGTTGCTCAGTTGCATGGATGCCAATTTTATTAATAGAAAACTCTCAAATGAGTAGGCAGACAGGTGCAGCAGTTGAAAGTTTTAGAAACGAAATGGTTAAATCAAATGAAGTCAGTCAACAGATACTGATTTCGGCAGCGCAACAAGCATTAAATCAAAAGATATTAGGAGATTCTAAATGAGACTCACACTAATTCGCACAGACGGATTCATATCAATCGATGGTGTTGGATATAATGTTGATTTATCGACGATTGATCAGACTATACATGCATTACAATGGTATGAGGATCAAGGAGAAATAGAATACGCAGATTCAAGAGGTCGAATTGTAGAAAATGTTGAAATAACGTCTCTTGACGATTTTCAGTATGTTATTTCATTATGGCATCAAAAACGGTATCAAGATCTGCAAGATTCAACAGCAGATGAAACTAATAGTATATAATTAAGTAACTTAAGGCACAATACGCTAATCCTTTTAGACAGCCCCAGTGTGCCAGTTTTGTTCAGATACAGCAGTTTTCAATTCTTCGACATCGGCTGCTGATGTGATAGCAATTTCTAATCTATTTGATTCGTTGATAATTGCAAGTCGAGTAGCTGTAATTTGTGCTGGTACTTCTACATTTCTTTCGACTTTTCGAATTATGTACCAATCAGTACTAGATAATAAAATTCCACATGTAGATTTAACTTGATTAATCCACCATACTTTTAAATCTGCTAAGTCTTTGGGATTATCTTTACTCCAATAAAATCTTTCGTCGAAATATGTATCTTCGTCTGGTACTTCAATAATACCGATTTCTAATTTTTCTTTAGCAGTTGATAGTCTTAACCAATTTGCAGGATATTGAATTTCGTTATGTGTAAAAGCAGTATCAACTGCTAATGGTATTCCGTTTAATAAAAACATTGTGTTACCTTGCTAGTGAATTTTTAAATGGGGTTTCTGCAAATGCTAAGTAAATGTAAGGTAATCCCGATCCGTTAACTCCGACATCAGTAGTACGAAGTTTGAACCCGTTTGATACAAAATCAAATACATCGAGTGCAACATCAGCAGCTGAAAGATTTGGACGTTGTGCATTAAACATTACATTATAGCTATTTCTAGCAACATCATAAATGAGCCAGTTTCTAGCAGTTGCATCGGCTTGTCTAAAAAGAATAAATTTTGGTCTAAATCCAGTATAAACAAATGTACCATTAGCCAATCCGTTTCCAATATACAGTCCAGTTTTACTGTACCCTTCAACTTCGGAAAAACAGTATGCTATTCTATTAGTAAGTCCGTTCCACGAACTTCCTACTGTAAACACTGTTGATGTCGGTGCAGTATTGTTCCATGCTCCTACTGCTGTAACTGGTCCGGCCTGTGCATTAAGTAATATGTATTTTGTAGGACCAAGATAATTATGATACACCCACCAATTGCTAGTAGTCCCAGTCGATTTCAAAATTATCACAGTCGGAGTAACATTTAATCCATGACCAACTGTAATACTTCCGCTTGCAGTTGTAGTAAACTGAACAACACTACATCCAGCTGTTGGATTTGCTCTTACAGTCGAAGTTACAGATCCATTATTATTAGTTGCATTTGTTAAACTAGTTTTCCATTGCCATGCAACATATGTATTAGCAAATGATCCGATTCCATTTGCTCCAGAAATACTAAATCCGTTAGAATTTAACGAAGTAATATAAGACGTTGAGTCTTCAGCATTAGTAAGGTTTGTATACACATTTTTGCTAGCACCTCGAATACTGTCGTTAACAATAGTAGATGCATTTGCTTCTGATCTTGATTTCGCCCAAATTAATCCTGGCTGAAAATTTCCATCATTAACAAATGTTTGAGCAAGCCCGATACCTGAATATGTAGTAATACTCATATGCTGTTCAGGGTTTGTAATTAAAGGATCGGGCAAATTAAAAGAATTTAATCTCTTATATCCAGTTGGAATAGAATATGCAAACGGTTGTTGCCCAAAATTAATCGATATAGTATTATTTTGAACTGATATCGCCGGACTGTATAATCCTACTGGAAGACTAGTGAATGCAACCCCCTGTGATACACCATTTTTATAAAAAGTTAATGTTCGGTTATCTAAATCTAATGCGATTCCGACTGTATCCCCTACTAATATTGTCGCTCCATACGCAGTTGCAACAGAATTGTTATATTTTGTACCGGAACCAGCATATCCCCAACCACCAGTAGTATTCCCAACAAAGCCGTAATCCCAATCAATATGATTATTATGAATACCAATAAGCGGGTTTGCTCCATTTTTAGTTACTAATGTTGCTTCCCAATACCATTTACCCGATGTAACAGCAATTGTTGCTTTGCATCCTACGTTTGTCGATGCCGAAGTTGCAGTTAATGCAGAATCTTGAATAGTCAAACTTGCATTTGTTGCTATCGAATTTAAAGTTGCATAATTACTAGCTATCGGACTTGTTAAAGTAGGAACATCTAATACTGAATCATAACTTGCTCCAGCAGTTATGCTTATACTAGTTGTATTAAAATAGTTGTTGTTACCTGAAAAATCTTTCCCTAATCCTGTATTTGATCCCGAAGTTAGTGACGAGCTATCTGTAAATTTTAAATAAAATCCCGTAGTGCCGTGTGTTCCAGCATACTTCCTTGGAGACCACGAATTGGTTATCGGAGATATTTCTCCAAAATAACTTGCATCTCGTGCAAGTCCGCTAATAAAATTTACTTCGGCTAAATAACCATTAAAAAAAGTAGTTGCACCTCCAGAAGCAAGACTAGCATCTGCTCCTAAGTATGTAATAGTTGCAGAATTTGTATATGTAGAATAGTTAAGAGTTGGGTAAATTGCTGTAACAAATGATGTTACTTGTTGACCATTCACGTATATCTTTACACGATTTGATGTAGTTGCTTGGGTAGTATCAACTGCTACAACAATATGATACCACGATGCTGTATCTCGAAAAACTTGCGTAGTTGTTAAATTATAAACAAACGCTGTACTGCTATAGTCGTAAACAGCAAGATAATTAGCAACGGTAAATCTAATCGCAGCATGAGCATTGGTAGTAGTACCTTGCCATACTCCGAATAAATTGTGACCTGCGTCTAGCATCGATCTTTTAACCCATCCGCTCCATGTCCAGATTTGTCTATTGCCTGCAACTACTGGAGTTCTCGATAGTCGTGCAGATGCTGCAGCTCGAAATCTTAAAGACTTTTCTACAGGGTAATAAATTTGACCGGACGGTAAAACTGTTAACGTCATTAAGCAACTCCCATAGACCGACCTTGTTCGTATAAATTTGTACCGTCTGATCTAAATACAAAAAAATCTCTAGCATTTGCATCAATTGACAATGTTGGAGCAGTGGCATAAGCAAATTTAAAAACTGTGTCCCATGCTAGTGTGCGTAATCCAGATGCGTCTTGTTGTACTAACAAAGAATAAAATGCTCCTGTTTTTAAATTAGTCGGAGCACTCATTGTTCTGTTACCTCCCAATGTTACTGTGGCAACTTGTGCTGCAGTAGTGTCCCACGAAATTGTAGCACCGTCAGTTAATGTAGCTTCTAACGAATATGCCGTTTCAGTACATTGAAACCCAGTAATTGTTCCAGAGCCTAGCGTTACAGCAGTCATTTATATTTTCCTTGATTAATATGTATTTACAGTTAGTAAATCAATTACAAACTATTTACTTCGGGTTTTAATTTCTGAATAAAACTTGCTTGACGCTTAATATTGCCAGGCTGCCCAAGTCCGATATCGTCATGACTGAAAACTCCGTACAATTTAAATATTGTAGGATTCTTGCCTTCCATTGTATAAAATAATCTAATATCCGAATTCATATTTGCATATCGCATCTTAGGGAAAGCTTTACCAATTGGGCCGTCGCCGCCAAATGGTTTATCTTTGCTGCCAAATTGTTGCATTGGGTCTGCAGTTTTAGTCGCAATAAATTCAGCAATCTTCTCTTCGATATTAGTCATCATTGCTTTTCGACCTTCAACTGTGCGGTCAAACAGTTTGCTTTTTAAAAATTGAGCTCCGCCGGCTGCAGGAACAGCGGGTGCTTGCATATTATTTTTAGATTTGGATTTAGCTTCGACTAGTAACCATTTGCCAGTTTCGGCTTCTAATAGTTGACTAATCACATCTCTTTGAATGAATTCTTGTAATTTCATATAATAGTTCCGTAATACATTATTTAGTATTTTCATGTAGTAGCATTTAGCATAAGTTGGCGTTCTGAAACATTGCACTTCGTTGCAATTACATGTACAATAGTACATAGGCAAAAAATTTAGGCATACAATTTCTCATATAGGCATATTATACAGTTTAAGGTTGACGGGCCGTTTGTAATACCGTTGGTAAATCCGTTCTGATGTGTGACGGCAGCCAGATCTCACCGCTGTAGTGAGGCTTTTATGCACTACCTCAAGTTAAAGCTTGAGATGCCTTTAAAACATCTCCCCTCTGCGGAGCTCATGTTTGTGTAATCGTACAGGTTGAATGATAGTAATATCGTTGTAAGGGCTATTCTGGCCTTTACAGTTTCTATATATTGTATGCATCAATGACACGAAGATGCTTAAAAGACGCCGCAGGTTATGGTAAGGGTAGTGCCAAACAGTATGAAACTATAAAACACCTGCTGTCAGGACAAGCGAAGACAACTCAGATGAGACTCAAGCTTTGGCATCCCCAAAGGGGTGTCATATTCGCTCTACAATCTAGATGAAGTAAGACACTGCTTCGCAGCTTTAAATAATTAAAATAATTAATAGAAAGAAAAAAATGCTTCAAGCGAAGCGTAGAAGCTGTTGAGCGTAAGCTCAACAATGTATAATAAAAACGTTTATAATAATAGCTTAAATATATCACAATAAAGGAATCAAAAAATGACAGAAACAAATACTGCGTTGATATTATTAACAATGTTAGGAATAAAACACTTTGTAGTAGATTTTCCTCTACAAAATAAGTTTCAGTGGTCTAATAAGGGAACTTATGGACATGCTGGTGGAGTATTACATGCAGGGCTACATGGAGCAGGTACATATGTTTCAATGCTATTACTATTCGGGCTTAGTAGTATATTAATTGCTTTTGCAATGGGGATTATTGATATGTTAATTCATTATCATGTTGACTGGGCTAAAATGAATATCAATGCAAAGTACAACTGGGCTGCTAATACGCATGAGGAATTTTGGTGGTTATTAGGTCTTGACCAACTACTTCACTTTTTAACTTACATTGCAATTGTTGCATTTATATTTAACTAATACTAAATAAAACTATATTTTAGGAATAATATGAAAACACTACGCGATTATATAGATCTAGTCAACGAATCATTTAACAGTATGATGGATTTAGAAAGAAATGCTTCTTTAGAAAAACGAATAAATCAAATAGCAGACCGTGCCGGGATTTCGAATGTAAAAGCATTGTCGACTTGGTCTCCAGAAAGTCATTTTGTAACATTTAACTACGACGGTGCGTTAGAAGTACACATTTTAGGTCCTAATATGACTCCGTATTTTACAAAGAACAATCCTGCTCCTATGCGAGTATTTTCTACTGCTATTAATTTGATAAAACAACACGCTGAATCCGGCGGACTAGTTAGGATAGAATGCAGTCCAGAAAAAGAAGCTGTTGATTTTTATAAACTGTTTGCTAATCGAGCCGAAAAACTAGGATACGATGTTGAATTTATTCCTAAATATATGGGATCTTCGGGAGTTATGGTATCAGCATACGAAATTTCTAAGCCAACTAATAAAGAAAATCCCAACGATACTGAATAACTACAGGTGTACACTTGAAAAATCGCAAACCAGTTATATTGTACGAAGAGTTTAGCGCAGAAGATAAAGTTGATCTTGCATTGCTTGAAAATTCAGTACATTTTTTATTCGGTGAAATTACAGAAGAAAATGTACTGAATGCAATTAAATGGATAGTATATGAAAATTTATCTCCTAACAAAACTAAACATTTAACTCTTTATATTAACTCACCTGGCGGAGACTTGTATCATGCGTTTGCACTAATTGACGTTATAAAAGCAAGTAAACGACCAATACATACTATTGGTATTGGAACTATAATGAGTTCGGGATTTTTAATTTTTGTATCAGGATCGAAAGGACATCGCTATATAAGTACAAACACAGGAATAATGTGTCATCAATATAGTGATTCGCCTGTTGGTAAACATCACGATTTAAAAGCTTCGATGATAGAAGGCGAACATTGCGAACGCAGAATGTTCGATATATTAAAAACAGCTACTAATTTATCAATAAGTGAAATTAAAAATAAATTATTACCTGCAACAGATGTATACTTAACTGCAATTGAACTGATCGAGCTGGGAGCAGCCGATTATATTTTTACTTAAAGGATTTCATATGTCAGTTATTGATTTTAGTAATAAATTAAAAGAAAAACAAATGTTAGAAGAACACAAAGCTGCTCTACTAGCAATTGTAGAGTCGTTAAAAGCAGGTGTCGAAGACGGCACTATTAAAGAATTTGTAGGTGTAAGTATCGACGATGACGGTGAACTTAAACTGTATGTTGGTGCAATGGATTTACCAGGCGGTGTTGGACTATTTGAAATTGGTAAAACACTATTGATTCAAGATCAGCTGTAAAACAGTCAAAATAACCACATTATAGTGCATTATTTTAGTTGACACATAAATAAAACTATATTATAATAGTTATACTTTAATGCAATGTTGCATTGCTAATAAACAAATTTAACCAAATTTGCAATTAGTACTTGACAACATTGCTAAATAAAAGTATACTTAATACATGTTGTTACATTACAAAGTTAATAACATGAAAGAGAAAAATAAAAGATTATAAATGAACAGTACGGTTAATTATCAAATTATTAATAATGCAAGCGAACAGACGAGCTCGATGCTCTCTTATTGGCCGGCGATTAATACGAATGATAATATGCCGGAGAGTAATCATTATAAAATAGGTTTATTAGCGGAGAAGAACAGTTAACTATTTAACAGTTCATATAGAAACTAATAAACCCTAGGATTAAAACCCCGGGGTTTTTCTTTACTTGCAGTGTTAATAGGGAACGTAGCCCTTGCTAAACACTATAATACATAGCAAACGGGCGGAACTAAGGATGGAACACTTTATGTAGTGTGAAAAATCTAGTCATAATAAAACAAATTAGTTAAAACATCGTTTGTTTTATTATACACATTTGAATAAAGTGTGTTTGGAACGGCTGAGCATTGGTGAGCTCAAGAGACTGTAAATCTCCCGCACAACCGTAAGACTGTATAGGTTCAATTCCTATTCGTTCCACCAATTGTATTTTGCCCTATTAGTTAAATGGTATAACACCTGTTTTGTAATCAGGTATTGGCAGTTCGATTCTGTCATGGGGCACCAAGTTTAAGAATGCATACAGCAAAAATTAAAATTTCACTATTGGCTGTGAAAAGCAAACTGCATTCTGTTTTATTTGTCTCGTTCATCTAGCGGTAAGGATATTTGACTTTCTATCAGATTACACCGGTTCGAATCCGGTACGAGACTCCAGTTTAAGGATGCGTTCAGCAACTCTTAAAATTCAACTTTTAATTGAAAAATAAGCATCCTGTTT